ATGGAATTGGTATTAGGGTTTCTTATTGGTTGCCTTATTATGATTGTATGGCTCGCGTATGATATGGCTCGTTGGGGTGAATTAGTGGAAATTGAGATTAGTTCAGAAGAATTAGAGGCCGATTTATCCAACCGGTTACACCTGTATAGGAGCGATGAGTGATGCCGAGTGGCCTGTGGTTGTACCGGGCCATCATGAAATCGCTGGAAAAGTTGTATTTATTCGCTGAGGCTAGGGTCAAGTATCCTGACGACCACACGATTTTAGGCGTGGAGATTGATGAGGACCTGCAAGATATGAGCCGGAAGGAGTTGTGCGCTTACATAGAAGCCAATACACCCGGCGAAGGGTCGTTTTGGGCGCTGGACAGCACTACGAAGATTCGTTTTGGGTGTCAGATGATGCGGGCTGGTCTTCATCCCCGTCTTGAAGAGGGGGCTTAGTTCGTAGCCATGACAACAGTTCGGCGCATAACGCCCACATTGAAAGAATACCAAGAGTGAGAATAATAGAGACGAGGAACAACCCGCAAACAGCGAGAGCGATTTCCACCCCACTAATCACAGCATCCTACCCGCCATAACGTCAGCCGCACTGACCTTGTACGCTCCGCCGGGTACTCCTTTCTTTTCTATTTTAGGTTGTTCAGGTTCAGGCGTGTTCTCTACGGGCGGCGGGGCTGCCACAGGTTCAGGTGTCTCTCCTGCAAGAGCGGCTCCTGCCCCTTCTATCGCTGACACTACCTGTTGTAGCGCGGCGCGCAGTCGGGCGTTCTCTTCCTCAAGCCGAGCGACTTCGTCCGCTATGCTCATTCTTTCCGCCTGCCCATAATGTCGTCAATACGGAGAATTGCAATTGTGACTTCAAGGGCTGACGATATGACTTGCTCAACAAGAGCGAGGGGTTCTACGACCCCTTTGCTCACCATATTCTCTATACCGCGAGTTGCCCCGTTGATATACAGGCCACGCTGAAGGTCGGTCAGGCTACGCAGTTCCATGACAACGTCAAGAGCGTCCATGCCAGCGTTAGTAGCAATTGTTGCAGGGATTACTTCTAACCCGTCAGCGAACGCCTCAATAGCCATTCGCTCGCGAGCAGACAGGCCTACAGTCTCCTGTGCCCTTCTCCTTACAAGACGAGCGAGATGCGAATACGCAGCACCGCCACCGGGCACTGCTCGGCTGTCGTTGTAGTACAGGCAAGTGACACCCACGGCGTCATCAAACGCTCGCTCAAACTCGTCAATGGTTTGGCGGGTAGCACCGCGGATTAGCAAGGTTACAGCCTCACCTTCACCGTCAACTGTTACATAGCGCAGGTCACCAATCGCTCTCTCTTCTATGACAGCAGATTCAGGCGTGTCTATGACATCAGTAATCCGGTGATGAATCGGTGAACCGGTCAGTCGGCTCAACGCTTCCATATCGCTGACTTGCAGCGAAGTGATTAGCGGGATACCCTGCTGTTGCAGGTAATGGCTGACAGCCTCGTGGACTCGGTCGCGAACGAATACCGCGCCACCCTCAGCAGCACCGGCTACGAGAGCGGCGGCTTCTGATAGAATCTGATGCTCCTGCTGTTGGAGTGCATGCATCTGCTGGACGTCGTTCACCTGCATTTGGACTTGCGAGTAATCAAAACCGTCAAGCCCGCCGTTAAGTAGCAACACAGGCCCCTCAATTCTGCGGGGGCCGTCTTCGCTTACGAACGACTTGTTTAGAATAATACCCGGGTGGACGCTACTGTCTGTCAGCGCTCCGCCCGTTTGGGTGACTACACGGATTCGGTCAAGGTTGCCGCCGGCCTTTTCAGCCGCTTCAACACACAGGCCAGCCGCACGGTCAAGGTCAGACTCAGCCGCTTTGCCTCGCAACGCAGTCTTCGCTATGTCCTCAATACTAACATCGGTCAACCAATGGTCATCGCCCAAATCGGACAACACCAATTGACCCGCTTCCTGATACGCCCGTATCACGTCTGACGGGTGGACACCACGAGTCAGCAAAACCTCGCTGACCGCAAGCAGTTGGCCTGCGAGAACCACTACACTCGTAGTACCGTCCTTACAGGTAGCCTCTTGCGTCTTGGCGACTTCTGCCATCATCTGCGCTCCCGGATGCTCTATGTCCATCTCGCGGAGAATGCTCACTCCGTCATTGGTCACAAGCGTACCTAGTCCTTCGTTCACCAACATTTTGTCAAACCCCGCAGGGCCGAGCGTAGTCCGAATCGCATCTGCAATCCCTATCGCCGCTCGTATGTTGCTCATCTGTGCTTCACGCCCCTTTGGGGCCTCTCGTCTTTCTGTCATTTTATTCACTCCTGTTTAACACACGGAAGAACGAAGAAAAAGGCTACCATTCTACTTGCACCTCAACTACCATTCCTGTTTCACGCGACCGAGCCTTGACGACTCCGTCTTTGCGTCCGTGAGCGTACAGGTCGTACGCCAACCGTGCGTCAGCGATACAGTATTTAGCGACTTCGTTGAATCTACCCTCACGCCATGCTTCAGGCGCGTCTACAGAACTCATGAGAGTTTTGCCGCCACCGAGAGTATGTTTGCACAACTCGTCAAGCGGGGCACTATGCTTAGCGGCGGAACGGAACAGGCGACTCGTGTCTTTCAGATACCTGTCTTGGTTCCCTAAAATTACGCCCGCCTCATGACAGTCAAGAGCGTCGCGCAGTATAGGCAGGTCAAATCCGGCGAGGTTGTGACCGACAATCGCACCGCCGGCGTCCATATGCTTACGGAGATGTTCACCGAGGTCGCGAGGATGAAGCGGGTGACAGACGGCATCGTCCAATTCCAACTCTTGCTTAGAAAACACATGGGCACAGTCATCATCCCATGTGGCGACAACGGTCGGCTCAAACAGGTGAGTCTTGTCCCATCCACCCACTTCCCACGAATAGTTCGCGGTCTCAATATCAAGAGCGAGGATTGGTTGCATTATAAGCGCGGAAGCGGCCGCACTGCTTCAATCTTCTGACTACTGCTCCCCGACCCATTTCACGTATTGGATTTTACCGCTCTTCGTTTCCTTGAACCAATCACTGCTTACTTTATATCGGTTATAGGTACTTGATTGTGTAATCTCCTCACGCTTCATGTATTGTTTGAACAGTTTGGTCTTAGACACCCAACCATCACCATACTTGTCACCGAGGTCAACCTTGGCGCAGGCTTCGTATGCGTTCTTCCATGACGCTATTGTAGCCAATTTCTTCTTGCGTGCTTGCCCCATTTCCACATCGGTTTCCAGCCATGAGATGAGGTTTGAATACAGGTCGTAAATAATTTCAAGCGACATTTCCAAATGCTCACCGCGGACTTCCCAAACGCCTTCGGTTAGAGCGAGATGGGTAGCAAACAGTATCAAATGGTTCTCAATGTTTGGCATGAACGAAGCCACCAACTCTTTCATGTTCTGCGGCAAACCGACTAGCAGCCCGTAGAACTCGTCCACGCAGTCCTGTAGCGTAGCGTCCCACTCACGGTCCGTGCTGAACATTTCGTAGCGAACTAACTCCGCCACATCAAACTGCTCGTAGCGAGTCATTTGGTCCCATTCTTCGCGGGTGACTTCTGCCAATTCAAGCATCCTTGACATACACCTGTCTTTCACTTCTAAGAAGTGGGCGGCCAAGTCTTCGGTGCTTATAGCGCCGCCCATGACGTTCTTGAACGCGCCCGACATTCTACGGAGACTGACTTCTTTTCGGTCGTCATCGTCCCAATGAACTACGAATAGTAACACTCGCTGAAACAACCCCTTAGTTAACACGATGTCCTTGACACCTTGCGGCGGGTAAGTTGTAATCCATAGCGACGCGGACGACTGTGTTTCCACAGTCCCTTTAGCCATAGGTTTTGTGAGTATGTTACTCTTACTCCCAATAGGATTCATCGCTTGTTGCAGGTACAAAATCGTCTCGTTTGAGTGAGCCTTCTTGTCGCCTTGTAGCAACACGCTACCCTCATCAAAGTTCAGCGCCTTCTTACCACCGAGTGCTCCTTCCTTGGTTATGACGAGAGTATCGTTACCGTCCTTCTCTTCGTAAACAGTTCCGATGAGTCCGGCGTCTGTGGTGCTCGCGTAACCGACAGTTTCCACGCCGGAGGCTTCAAGCACCTCACTGATGAACTCCCATGCTATCGTTTTCCCGGTACGCGTCGGTTGAATCCAAAACACGTGTATACGCGGGTCAAGCATGGATGCCCATATCGGCACCCTGATACTGTCAACCACGACTTGTCCGTTCACATAGAAGAAAGATAAGAGTGCAGGTAAGTCGTTATTGAATGACGTTAGCCCGAATCTCTCTACATAATCTTCTATTATTCCATACTTCTTTACTGCTCTATATTTTTTCCAGTCTTTCATGTGTTTCCACTCCCTTTGCTCGCCGGTAGGCGAGACTTTGATTGGACGGTTACAGGACTCTCACTCGTGAGAACCTCAACCACCCGATTGCGTAGCACTTTCCCCATCCGGGGAACACCGCGCAGACATTCGCCGCACGCAGCCTCCTCAATGCTACCGCAAGAGGCTAATATATTTTCAGCCATTTCTTGGCCGATGCCCGGTATCGTCAGGATTGCGTCAAGTCGCACATCATTCGTGCTGACCCGGCGCACTGCCTTCGCTCCATGGCGTGATGCCGGCTTGTTGCATTTTTGGTGCAACGCCGACAGGAAATAAGCGGCTTCGCTCAAGTTGGCTGACCGGTTTATGATACAACCGAAGTCGGCTACGACCCTCGCAAGCCCACCATTGAGTTCTTTCAGGACACGCCCGTACGAGGCTTTGCCGCCGCGCTGTTGGACCTCCCTCACATAGCCGGCAATCTCGCCCCAAACCACTAACCCGAACAGGTTGTAGTTGGCGTCCATGTTGTCAAGTTGACGCCACAGGTGACCGCTCCGCATAGAGTCAATGAAGTCTCCAATCGTCTTGGCTTCAATACATACCTCTCCGCAGATGTAATCGCCAACCACCAACTTCTGCCTTGCGACAGGGATGGTAGGCTTGTAACTCGCGCACCTTCGCTCAATCGCTTCAGGTAGCGCCCCACGTTCGTTGCTATCAATGAGTAGGGGGTTCATTCGCTCACCCTCTCAAACCCAAACTCGTTCATGGTCTCATCGCTGAACCCCATTTCTAGAAGCGTTGCGAGCAGTTCTTGCTCGGCTTTCTCGGCCTCACGCTCTTCAATCCTCTTCCTCACTTCAGGGCTTCGCATGTGCTCATTACGCCTCTTCCTTATTTCGGGGCGTTGCCTATACTTACGCTGGTACCCACGCCTTCGCTCCTTGACCTCGGGGAGTAGCCTGTATTTACGCTGATACTTACGCACCCGCTCTTTAACTTCGGGTCTCTTGTAGTACTCACGCATGTATTGTTCCTTATGTTCAGACTTACAGTCACCGACACAGTACTTACGATGATGATGAGAGCCTTCGGGCAAAGGCTCGTTACACCACTTGCACAAGCGAGTCATTCAAACGCCCCCGTGCCGTCCCACAACTGACATTTGCCGATGCAGAACCCTTTGTCGTACAGCGTGCTACAATGTTGAGAGTAGCCTCGCTTGACTATGTTGTTCACTTGGTACTTCGTAACACCGTAATCAAAGTCAGCCCATTGAAGCGACTCAATATACGCTACGATTCGCTCAACGTGCTCGTCAAGTTGCGGCCCGTATATCTGCTCAACAGGTAGGAATCTGCGCAGGCGTGCTGCGAGGTATGCTACTAGCGAGAACCGCGCGTCGTGCGGCGGGTTACTACCGACTTGGCAGGCCGCCTGTTCAAGGCACGGTAAGATTTTGATGTTGCCCATCTTGACGGTCTCAAACTTCATCGGTCGGGCGAACGTGCTGAAATTGCGCTCGTGCACCTGCTCAATCGGCAAGTCAACACCGAGCGAACCGTACGCGAAATGAGTGTTGCGGGGCGACTGTGCTCTATGACACACCTCGTCCCACGACCACGACAACAATTCCTCGCTCTTGAGTGGAATGCTCCATCGGCCTACGTGTTGCTTAGCGTTGTACGAATTAGGAATCCGAATTAGCCTCGCCATATCAAACGGCACGGTAGGGTCAACGCACTTGAGGCCGAGATTTTCTCGCCAGCCGTTCAGCACGATTTTGCCTGCCGCTTTGATGCGGGACACTTCGCCGCCGGTAGCAGGCCGGTGCGTCTTGCTCAGGGTCACCCAAACGTGGAACCCGTTGCCGCTGAACCAAACTGAGTGGTGAACGTCCTTCTCCATCAAGAGTTGGTGCAATCGGCGTACTTCGTCTATGACGGTATCACCCTCAACGTCGTACACCTGACCGTTGCTCCGCGCCTTGCAGTCGAAATCCAACACGAAGTTGTTGATGATGGCTGTGTTATACTCCGCCCTGTTACCGGCAGGCTTGACCGCTCGGAATCCGTAAACGCTCATGTAGGCGCATGACGCATGATTCAGGCGAGACCAATACTTTTCAAACTCTTGAGGAGTATGAATCACTTTGCGGAACAGGCCAACCTCACGCGGGAAGTCAAAGCGTAGCGGTGACTCGGTTTTCACCTGACCCACCTCGTTACTCTCTTAGCACCGCACATCGGGCAGAACTTCCACTTACTCGCTATGCGAATGCCGCAGTGTTTTTCCGTTCCGTTCTCACGTTCGCCTCTCTTATTCCCCATCAGACTCACCTTCCGGTATCGCTTGTTCAGGCGTATAGTCGTTCCAGCCTTCCACCCAATCCTTCAACTTCCCCCACAGTTTAGCCACCTCGCCCGGGTCGTGCAGATAGACAGGGTCAATCGTAAACGTGATGTTGAACCCGTCATGGTCGGTATCAAACCGGTCGCGCTTGTTACGAGCGAAGCCGAATCGGACGTTGACTATGGCGTCGTGGATTTGGTCTTGGAGCACTACTTGAACGAATGTGCAGAATTGCCTGCTCATAGTGTTCATTCGCTCACCGCCTCCCATGAAGCAGTCCTAACATACTCCAATGCAACTCCACAATGCCTACAAACAAACGGTGGGAAATAACCATAGTTAGCCTTTGACTTCGGTTCATGTTTGCAATCACTCACGATACCACCTCGGTAGCGTACGGACTGTACTTCGGGCAATACTGCATGAAGTCGCACCACCCGCATTTGAAGTCGTCCTTAGTAGGCTCAAAGTTCTCGTTCAGGTAAGCCTCAAGCAGTTGGGTCAACCTGCGGTGCATGGCAGTCTCAGCCCGCTTCTGCGCTTTCTCGTAATGCCAATGGTCAGCCTTCGGGAACCTCCAACCCCAATGAGTGATTTTCTTACCACGGATATTGTCGGGCAAATCATCAGGGTTAGCAATCTCAAGTAGGAACTTGTAGTAAGCCATCTCGCGACGCATCTGCGCTCGCTTGCGCGGGTGCCACTTCCCTGTCTTCAGTTCCATTAGAGCGAGGCCGCCGTCACCGTCATCAAATATCCTGTCAATGATTCCGACAAAGTGAACCTTCACCTTACCAAACCCTTCAACCTCGTATTCGTGAGGAGCGTCAACGCGCAACTCGTTACCGACCGGCTCAAACTCCTCGTCTCCGATATGAAGCAGGCGGTTCATCTCATGACGAATCAACCATTCCCTGTTAAGGTTGTACGGTGCAGTATAGAACGGCCGCTCGCTGTCCCTGACATCGCGCCACATATTCTCTTCCATTTCGTCCCCCGTAGGAAACAGCGGAGCGAGAGCGTCGTACGCTGTCTTGGTGTTACCCTTGAGCATGGCAGCCTTAGCCACTTGCACGTTGTCGTTCTCCTGTTCACAGTGAACATAGAACTGCTCAAGCGCGTTGTGAACGTCGTTCCCAACGGTCATGGCCTCAGTCGCCTGTGTTTCCACCGGCAGCGTCTTGTCTAACCATAGTTGTTGCAGACACCAATCAACCGAACCGAGCGTTGATTTGCTCACGCGGATAATAGCCTTGTCACCGGGTTTCCATTTGTAACTACTACTCATTGGTAATCCCTCACTAACTGATGACGCCCGTATTCTTGGATGCAGTTAAACCCGCAGAAGTGTAGCACTTGGCCTGCCATGTTCTCTCTGCTCTTCATATCCTCTTTCACGTCTAATTCACCACACGCTACACATATAGCAGTGGCATCATCCATGCAACCTTCGCAGACATACTCTCCCTTGCTGCCTACCTTCTCGCACTCGGTGCTCCTAGTTCCGCACCACGTGCACTCCGGCCCGTGGCATGTACAGGCGTATGGTTCGTACCCGCAATCAGAACATCGGGAGAACTCGTCAAACTCCCCGACACTCATGCGAAATACACCCCGTCATTGTCAACATTCTCTTCTACCTGAGCGTGAGCGTCAAACATCTGCCTGTCGTGCATCTCTTTCATCATGTGAAGATGCTCCTCTTCAATTATGAAGAAGTCAGGCATTTCCTTTACCACTATCTTGATTACTTTGTTCGGGATGAATACCACATGGGTATCATCCACTTCAATCACTATGCAGTCAGAAAACGGGCCGCCTACCGGCACGAGTGACCCACGCTGGGTTAGCACATCTTCACCTTGCAGGTAGTGTACTGTCACTTCACACCTCATTCGTCCACCTCCCGGTTCAGTAGCCCGGTCACGACATCAACCTGCCAATCTTCTACCTGTGTCTGTGACGCAGGTACCATCATGTGCGGGTCAAAGTGAGTCAGTTTAGTAGCGACCGTGTTGTCCATGGTCAGCACCTTGTGAGACTTCTCTCTTACGTTCACCTCTTTTGGTTCGCTCTTTCTCAAGCGCCCAATCCAGTTCTTTACTTTGTCTATTTTTCTTTCTTTATCCATTTTGTTCACCAATACCTTTTGGGAATAGGGGCACCCGAAGCGGCATCTAAATCCCACCCGAGCGTATCGTATGACGACTTCAATTTCGCCGTCACCATTTTCTTGATTATTGTCGCTTGGTCAATGACGAACCCGCTAAGGTCGCCCTCGTCCTTGAACGCAACAATATCCGTGTCAGGCTTGTCAGCAGGAACCCTGCTCACGTGTACCCACGACACGCTGTCACCTGCACCATATGGTTCGTCACCGTTGCAGATGTGTTTGTTGTAATAATCAGCAGCCCGGCTCGCGCCGGACAGCGTTTTGTATTTGTCTAAATCCATACCGAGCCGCGTGGTCGTGCAGACCTCGCTCGCCTGTATCTCCCCGTCCTTGATTTCACGGACTATCGCCCGCATATCCTTGGTCACTGCGTTCTCGTCTGCACCATCGCAAATCAAATTGAATGCGGTCTCTTGCACTCGCTTGCTAAGTTTAGACGAAGTGCTCGCTTTCATAGCGAAGCCGGCCACTTTCATTTTACCAGCCTCGTTCTTACCGACATAGCGATTCTTCTTGACGAGTAACCAATACGGCATCCACTCTTCAAGTTCCACGAATAGTTTGTCGTTGCCCGTCTCCGCTTGCACGGATTGGGTCAACTCTTCGGCTAAAGCGTCAGCCTCCTCACGAGGCACTTTGAGGAACGCGCTATCAGTGTGGCCGTACAAAGTAGGGTAACCCTTACGCTCAGCATGACGGCTGAGAATATGGATGGCGCGGCGTCCTTCGCTCGTAATGGTGGTGGCAATATCAGCGTCCGCCCAACCGTAGCCTGCGTGAGCGGTCATGCCGTACAGTGACGCCATAACTCGCTTGACTGCTTTCTCGGTGGTCTGCCACGCTAACTGTTCTTCAGGCGAACGTGTGTCGTCACGGGCCTTAGCCTTGCATTCGTCACGATAGTCAAACAGATATTCAATGACTTCGGGTAGCAACCCCTTTTTCGTTTGGTCCCAATACGTACCGTTCTCCATCATTTTGACGCCTACGCCCGGCCCGCTTCGCTTGGTCTCAAACGATAGATTGTTGCCGAGAATCAGACTCGGGTACAACCCTTTGTAGTCGTAAATGCCCACGCCTTCGTGTCGCCCTCTAACAAAAGAGAGGCCGACTTCGGCACCTTGAAGGTCATCACGCTCGCTCTTCATCCTGCTCGGAGCCTTGAGTGATGTACGCCTCATAAGAAGGCCACGACCGAAGTTGGTCACGTTGGCCGTACTCTCAAATGTCACACCGCATAAGCGGACCATCTCCACGAAGAAGTCGGTCACGTTCTGCGACAGGTCAATGTCACGCAGGAGTACTGCGTCAAGCAGACAGTAGTCTACGTAGTCTGACCAATACTCGTACCATCCGTTGTGCACGTCCATATCTTCAATCTCTTCAGTCAGTTTACTACCGAGGTCAAGCATTTCGGCAATATCGTTCAACTTGCGCGAAGCAAGTTGACCCTTACCGCTATCCTTCCATACCCGTTCAAAGCCTGTACCGCTCGTTGCCGGCGCACTTGTGTCAAAACACCACCGACCTACTATCGGCTGAGCCGTGTAGTTGGTGGCACCGTTTCTGCGTTGGTAGTGTCCGCCTTCCGGTTTGCGGAACTTGCCTACCGGTGAGAGGACGTTCGGGTCCTTCATCCGTTTCCACAACTGAGGGAAATCAAAGAACATTCCGCCGTGCGCTACGAGCATATCGGGGTCACGTTCCAAGAAGAACTCAACGAACGAATCGTGCATGGAGTCTTCACTATCAGTTAAGCGTAACTCATACTCCACGCCTCTCACTTCGCAAGCGATAGTCTGCACTTTCGTTTTGTCTACGGTGAACGGGCAGTTGGTTCGCTCGTCCGCCCACGCGAACACGACAGGCGTGTCAAGGTCGGAGTCCACTACCGCTATGATAGTGGAGAAGTTGTCGTCGCCTGTGTCACACTCAATATCAAACCACCACTTACGGGGTGACCAGCGAGGTAACTCAGTGTAGTTATCAATGATGAACTTATCAGGGAACCGAATATCGGCCTCGTAAGTCTTACCGAAGAACCCGCGCATGTTATACATATCCTTCGGGGTATAACACTCCACCTTCATCAGCGGTCTGCCGTCCAAACCTGTCGCTCGTACATCGCGCATCACGGTAGTACCCGGATACTGTTTCACCATTTTGTCAATCTTCCAATCAGGCGTACGCTCGGCGTCCACCCAAAAGAAGGACTTGAAGTCGTCGCGCGTTTGAGAAATTACGTCACCGTTAGCGTCACGATACCGAGTGTATATGCTCGGGTTGTCGCTACCACGCTGAAAGAATTGGTCGCAAATCATTCCTCTTCACCTCGCGGTAACGCTTCCCACAGTAAACACCGATGAGTAGAAGATACACCGAGTGACTTGAACATCTTAGGTCGCCCGACCATCAATTGACTTAGTATCATGGCGCTACGATGGAACCTTTTGAAATTGGGGTAAAGGTCATAGATTTTGCAGGACAATTCGTTGGCGCTCATAGGCCCGTGCTGAAACAACACTTCGTGCATCCTTCTAATGAGTTTTTGATTGGTCCGCTTTCCTATTTTCTTAGTAGGCATAGCCTCACTCCCCCTGCGGTACTACGACCAACAAGCATTCCTTCTCAGCATGACTGAACACCATGACGCTGTCTTCGCCTGTATACACATAACAAGGTCCGGCCGGTAGCGCGTTCAGCAGAACAGGCAGCCATCCACCAAAGGTGTTTGACACTCCGCCCTCGGGTACCACACCGGTCTCCGCCTCTATGGTTACGCTCATCTGCGCATCACTCTTGTCGCCTGCTGAGAACGTGATACCATCCTCAGCGAACGTTGTAGTGAACACTTTGTCTTTACCGACCACGCTAACCATCCGTGATACAGGCAGGAGAGAATTGGTATCCGTGATTTTGCCGTGACAGTTCAACCTTTCACCAGCCCACTCACTCCACTCGTTCTCAATACTAGCGCTAACGAGTTTAGCGATGACCGACAACCGTTCAGAACTGCGTACGCCGTCCACTGCCGGTATCGTTACTTCGGTGCTACCGTTGCTCAAGTGGAGCGGGCGACCGGGTCTCTGCCACATTGTGATAGTATTACCATCACACGCTCGTAGAAACGCTACCACCTTAGAGATGTCGGGTATGATGAACTCACCCGCCTCATCAACAGTAGCACTAATTCGTTGAGTGAAGAAATGAGTTGGCATGGCTACGCCACCGTTGAGGCTGAACTCGTGAGCGCTCAGTTTCAGGTCAATCACGTTGTGCCCGAACGATTGCACGAACTTGCGCAGGTCGTCCTTATCTACAGTCACGCGAGTCATTCTTCCTCACCTCTTGCATGATGTCGCTCTTTGTTGCACGATGAATGAATCACTGCTCCGTTCTCTATAACGGTTTTACCGCCTTCCGACCACGGTTTTATGTGGTCTATCTCCACTGAATCAACGGACATAATTTCGTTTTTACAGTAGTGACAGAATATGCCACCTTCCTCTTCCAACGCCTTACCGATAATCACAACTCGCTGAGTGGGTGTAAAAATCCTACGCTCATCACGGGTAGGCTCGTCTTCTGTCAATAATTCCAATAACGGGTGAAAGAAGTTGTCCCAACAGTGCAAGTTGCGTTTTGATATAGCCTTACCTGAAAGGGCACGGTTTTCCAAATAATCGTAACGGTGTTCGTTAACAAAAGCATAGAAGCCTTCTCTAATAGCGCCAGCGTTAGACTCAATTGTTTGAGAACTGTATTCAGTTTTAGCCCTACGGATGCAATAGAACAGTATGTAAAAGTTAATACTGTACAGTTTAGTATTGGACGGGATTACATAATCTATTTTCATAGAAGGAGTGTCACCGAAAACAGATTTGAGCAACCTCAAGGTTGATTGTAGTTTCGCTCTCAATACATTACCGGGCGTGGGATTATTCCCTCGTAGAACTCTCTCCATATAGCACTCCAAACACTTACCTTGGGAACCTGACGGTAGAGCGTTGCCATAATCAATAGACATCAGTGCCTTGAATGCCAACCCTGTCGCTTTACAACGACTGTTTCTCTTAGCCGCTACCGAAGATAACCATGGCTCACTCTCGCTATATTCAGCGAGCAACTGATAAGCGTCCTCACGACAGTAACGAGATTTCATTAGTTCTTCGTGTTTCATATCAATACGATTAGTATTCATGATTGTATAAATATCCTCAGCAGGGTAATCGTCAGTCTCCCTGACTTCGTCTACACCTATCTTGTAATTTTCTATGCGCCATTGATACTCTTCGGGTAAATCCTTGAACTTCTTTTTACTGAATATATCATAATCTAATTTCATTAGCGCTTCGCCCTTGATAGAGAACGAGCCGTCAATTTTCATGAAGTCTAAGACTGTAGTCACACGTTGCTGCCCGTCAAGAATCTCATCAGGCTGACCGCTCGGCGTTTTGAGTATAGTGATAGGTGGGATTGGGAAGTTCATCAACACCGATTCTATAAGCCGGGTCCTGAAGTCAGGTTTAGAGCGTTGGACTGCCTCGCGTTGATACGCCTCATTGATAATGAGTTGTCCGCGCTCCATAGCCGATTTGATACTACTGATATTCATGTTAGTACGAGTTGACAGAACTTCATCGGGTAAGGCAGGGTATTCAATACCTTCACTCATTCACCCACCTCCGAGCAACCGGGGCATTGGTTAGAATCCAAATGCGACCATGCGGTCTCTTCCCGGTCTTGCATATCCATACGGAAGTATTCGTTCACACGACAGTTCACGTTGTAGCAAGTAAGTCTATCACTCATTCTTCCTCACTCCCAATTTCAGGTACAGGTAAGCGGTCGCTGTAGTGGTCTATCACTTCAGCGTTCACAGTATTGACTACCGCAATATACACTCCCGGTATCGCTAACAGTTCCTCGGTAGTGAAATCTTCTACGATGAACTTCACTATTCGGCGTTCTATCGCAGGCGTGACCCACGAGTAATCGTTTACACTTTGAGTAGTATACTCCCAATTGCATCCTTGAACGGTGCAGTGCTTGTACAGCGTGTTGCTCATAGAGCGAGTGACAATCGTATCAACGCCACCGCACACGGGGCATTCGTGGTTCACAGTTCATCACCACTCAGTTCAGGTAGACCGTGGAATACACCCGGTGCGTCAGGGCGCGTAACTCCGATGAGTCGGCGTTGCCCTTGCAGATTGAAATTGGTCTTGCTCTTTTCAAACGTAGCCTGATAATTGACTACGCCTGTCTTGCTACCGTCATCGTCGCGCTCTTCGTCGCGCTCAAAGTGAATGATTTGGTTGACCTTGTTGACTAGATTCTTCTCGCAAGCAGGTTTGCTGTTGAGGGTCTCTTTGTTGTTTTCGTACACTACCTGCTCGTGAGTTTCAAGGTACACCTTAACACCCAGCGTCATGAGCGCTGTACAAATTGCAGACAGTTGGTGGTACCGAGTGTATCGGATATTCCAATTCCAGCGGTTGCCTACGAGTTGGTGAGCGTTCACTGTAGCGGAGATTCCGTCAGATGCTGAACCCAAGTCAATGATTTTCATACAGTTAGTTGCGACCTCATTCCATTGGTCAAGCCCGGTCACTACAAACCACTTCAAGCGGTCACCTTTGTAGTCGGACGACTGTTGCTTATGCGCCCACTCAATGGCAGCGCGACCAATATCCATGACCCGGTCATGGGTGGCAGGGTAGTCAAAGGTGGTTCGGCCTTCGCCGCTCATCACCCATGGTGAGAGCACGCGGATATGTGGTAACTTGTCTCGGTGGTGAGCCGAGCGGCAAGCCGCTGACCCGCCGTCAAAGTCCACTGCGAGAATACACCCGTTGTTCTTGAGGTCTGCTTCGGTTAGAGCGTCCATGACGCAACCGGTCTTCATCGTACCTTCATCTCCCCAAGCGAGGATGAAGGTGTGGTTGTGGTCGCTGTTCCCAGCGGCTTCCTTAATCTCACCCCAAATGCCTGTACGCGCTTCGGGAGTCATGGTAGTAACTTCCGGCAGGTCGGCCTGTTCAGGCACGACTATTTCAGGTGGTTCTTCTTCAACTACGTTAGCGGCTTTCTTCATGCTTGCGAATCCACTCACTTCAACCCGCCTCCGTATTGGTTAAGGGAGGTGTCACCACCCTCGCCCGCAGGTATTACGAGGCGAGGAACGGCGTACACTCCAAGTGCGTTGATTTTTGGGATTTCGTCTGTGGTCCCGTCATCGTTGTTGATTGTGCGCATGCCAAGTCTGCCGAAGATGAACACGGTAGACTTGTCAGCGTAAGGTAACCATCGGTCACCATCACGGTACTCAAAAGCGTGGTTGCTCTGAACAAGGTGACCGTGTAATAAGCACGATACTTCCCGGCGCAGTCCGTCAGGGAACGCTCGCTGTAGAGCGAACGATGAGATTCGCATTGGGTATCTCTTACCTGTTGGGTCTGTCCCGTAGGTGTCGTCCCAACCTTCACGGTTAACGTCAGTGACTTTGCCCTTCACGATGACAAGCGGTCCGATTGCGTTAGCGATACCGGGTACCATTTTGCTGTCACTGTGGAATACCTCTTCAAGTTCAGGTAGGGGCGTGTACAACTCGTGCCCTGTCCATAATTTCTCAGGTGCGAGGAACGCTCGCTCAGCCTCGTCCACGAAATCATCAGTGTATTGGATGGTTGTCATGAACTTGTTAGCAGCAGTCACGAACGGAATGTCTGTCTGTTGGTTCTCGCGTGGCGGCATCACCTTGCACTTGACAGGGTGACCAATCGCTACGGCGAATGACGGTGGTTCAGTCGGGTCGCTGACACGGATTGCCCATAGTTTGACACTGTCCTCAAACGCGTCTTGTGTGTTCCCAAGGAAATAGTACGTTCGTGCCCACATTGTAGGACGAATCGGTTTGCCGTAGGACGACCACTCAGCGTTTGTCTGCAACACTGCAAGGTTCAAGTCACCATCACGTACGAGCCACCATGGGTCATCGCCGTCAGCACTGTCTTCAGTCTGCACTATGCCCTTGTTCGTTTCCATCATCCAACGCCCGTTATCCACGTACCCGCGTCCAACGATTCCGTTAGCGATTGCCGCGTTCAAGTTCTGCCGAGCAGCATTGACTGCCGCCTCTCTGTCACCTTCTCGCCTGTCGGTCACCTTCTTATCAACACCAACGAAATAACCTACAAAGGTCACCGTCTTCTGCCTGCTCCCGCCTGTTCTTCTTTCAACAACAAAAGATTCCGCGCTGTCCACGAGGAAATCTTCGTCTTCGTCTCTCGGATTATCAATGCCAAGTTTCTCTCGCAGGTATACCGTGAACAACTCTTGCGCTTCTTCAAGCGTCTTCCCGTTGTTCTCGCTCCACCATGAGAGCCTCTCATTCACTTCATCCGGCCATATTGTTACATTTTCTGTATCCATTTTTTTCATACTCCTTTTTTATCGGTTTCTAGTTCCCGCTGCACGGGGGATTGTAGGGACGCCACGAAGTAGTCTATGAACTCTTCTGCCCCTAACGGCCATGTGGTCGCCTTCATTACAAAGTCCCCCCATACAACGGAATAAGATGTGAACTGCCCGGCATCCATACCGAGTGTCCTAACGAACTGATGAAGCCGGCGCAGCATCTCCAAGTTGGAGAGGTGCCCCTCGGCCAAACGCTTCAGTTCAACGCGTAGTGATTCGTAGTCACCCGCCGCTATTGATAACGCGGGATTGGATAAGTCACGGGACAGGCCAACGAGCCTCTCGTGCAGTGCTTCGGGTTCTTTAGCAGTAGATTGTAAAAGGTCAACGCACTGACGCAAGTCACCGCCTGTGGCTGAATGGAGTAGGTCGTAAGACTCAGACCACCCTAGGGGCATGTGCGCCCCTTGCGCCATAAGACGACCCATGAGGTCGGCCACTTCTGCTACTGTGTAAGGTGTGAAGTCGTAGGTTACGCAGCGAGATTGGATGGCAGGGATGATGGCATGCTTATTGTTAGCCGTGAGAATGAACATGCTCTTGTCGCTATACTTCTCCATCGTGCGGCGTAGCGCTTCCTGCGCAGGCTTAGTCAACCCGTCAGCCTCGTCGAGTAGTATCACCTTGCGGGGGCAACCCAACGGATTGATTCGCGCCATCTGCTTAATGTTGTCACGGATGAAATCAATACCTCTCTCGTCTGAGCCGTTAGTCTCGTGGAAGTTAGCGACAAGGGATTCGCCGAGCATCTCGTTAGCAATTACTCCGGCTGTCGTAGTCTTACCTGTACCGGGTGGTCCAGCAAAAAGCAGCGCGGCAGGCCAATTGTTTGTTGTCCCCCATGACGCTATGTCAGCGGTCAATTTGTCTAACCCGATAAGTTGTGTCAATTTTGTCGGCCTGTATCTTTCTCTCCAAACAGTCTCATTTTGAGTCATAAACTGACATTTGCCACAGTTGCTTTATAAAGAGGCCGACCATATTTGTTACCATTTGATAGATTTTTTGAAGAATTATTATCTTTCCAATGTTTCCACTATTATTCCTATAACAATAATAACAATTCTAATTCTAAGAATAATACAAGAAACGTCGGAATGATTGGAACAACTCCTCATGCTTCAAACCCCGTAGGGGTTTGACTACCATCTTTGTTATTTTTTCCATGCCTTTTTTATCCTTAACAAAATCAGAGACAGGAGCAAGGAGGTGCAGGATTTTTCTGATACCTGCGGCGTCACCAACAAACCTGTTTTCTATTCCTTTGGTTTTGAGCCACGCCTGTAATTCAGGTTCAGGCCGGATAGATACTACCACGTGACGCAGGGGTCTGTAACCGAGAGGTCTCTCGGGAGCGAATCTGATAACGCAGGTGAATCGTGCTTCGCGTGCAAGCCATGCAAGATAGAAGTCATCGCTACGCATCTGATAATGCGAAGAGGTCACCCTTTTGAATAGTGTCGCTTAATCCGAGCGAACCGTCAAGGCGCAAAGGTGAGCACCCGTCTATGCTTTCGCCGTCATACCCGAAAGCGATGCACACGATGATAACGCCAAGTGCTTCGATGTCAACCCATCGTGAGGTAAGGTGTCCGCGTAGTCGCGGAACACGGAGAATCTGAGGGTCGCAGGGGACGCATGCCACCTGCTCGTAGTCGTACCCATCGGCTGCCGATAGGCACAGTTCGCCCATGCCGTCAACCACGCGAACGCGTGTGAGTAGCAACGGGACTTCAAAGAGGGACGAAGGTGCTATACAGCCTCCTTCGCCGTTGGAATCAAAATAAGGAGCGCCAGCATCTGATAGGCGCAAGGTGGTGTTACGCTCAAGGTTGCGTAACAGGCTCAATAATTGGTCGGAATCACGCAGCGAGCGAGCCAATTTCAGCCGCTCGGAACACGGGCGTTTCCAATTCTGAGGATGCTCGGACGAGTGTAGTAAGTCCGCTAACACGAGTTTGTCACCGCGCTGCTCCACTTCAGCCACCACTTCTTCACAGTCAGGCAACCCTTCAAGTGGAGGGTGCGGTGCCCATCTCTCACCTGAACGGCGGAACACCCAAACACCGTCAGGGGATTTATGCACGAAGGCGCGAGTCGTGGATATTGCCTCGTAAAGAGTATGCTCGTAAGGCGGTTGCCAATTAACCCATCGGGTATATACGGCGGGCGAGAATGGGACTCCAGCCACGATTTCGTGGGAGCGGGGTAGCGAGCCGTCAAGAGCCGATTTAACGACAGCGCCTATCCCATGCGTTTTGCACGCTTGCCCCAACCGCTCGGCAGCGTAGCCACTACACTTGGCTATCGCTCTCAGAAAATTGCGTTTGCGTACAGGGGGGTATTCCCCCAACACTCTAGCCCAAAGGAGCATCGCTTCTTCCCTGCTAACTCTCTCAAAAATCTGACTGATGACTGTGCCCCGCCTGTCTCTTTTCTGTAAATCGTATAACAGGAGGGTCGCCTGTGGTACAGACAGGCGCAAGGGTCGCTTCGGCTTGATGGGCGACTCGCTCGCAAGCAGTGGAACTATGCTCCGAGCGCGCCGGATTTCGCTGTCAAGTAGCACGTCCCACTCTTCACCGTGAATGCCAACATACGTCCCGACCGTCACCATCAGCGTATCCACGCTCATTACTTTGTGACCGTAAAAGAACTCGGCAATCTCCGCCACGTCACCGGGCGGGTGGTTACGAGAGAACCGCTGAACGTGAGCATACAGAACTCGTTTGCTCTTGTCGGCATCGCGCCGGAGGAGAGTAGCAAGCCGCGCCGCTTTTTCTAACGAAGTCAGTCACGTTCACCCCTGTAAGGATTCAGCAAGATGCTCAGGTGTACAATCATACATGAAACATACAAGGTCACGGTTGTCGGGTAACCAAGACAGGCGTGCGCGTAAGCCGAGGTCAAACGTTTGAGCAGTGGCCCGTTTGATAGCCGAGTGGCTAATCGGTAACTCGCGCACTCGCGCTACGACATACAGGCAATCAATGAACAGGTTGTGCAGTAACCGCCCGACCCCCTTTTTCCGTAGCGCTAACGCTAATGACATAGCGTCACTTGTGTCATGCTTCGGTACCGATAACAGGTCGGCCACGAACCGCAGTCTGAGTTTGAGAGACTCTTCACCCTGCGCGTACAGCAGGCGGGTCTTGAGTTTAGCCTCAGCCTTTCCGCTCAAGTTTAACACGTCCTAAACATTGGTGGCACAAACCTCGTAGTGGGTGAACTACCCGCTCTCGTCTGCATCTGACGCATGGCATCAGTCATCACTCTCTAAATGGTCACTGAGTCGTAGCGCGGCTTCGCGCTGCACGGCGTCTTCAAGCAGGTTGCCTAATTCAGTATGCAACTCCTTAGCATCGTCAAGGTTCAGTCTCCAACCGTTACGAGTCGGGCCGGGATTTTCGTGCGTCACGCTACGCCATTCCCTAATATCAACCCGCAACTCGCCGCGATATATCATAAAGGTCAGCCGGTGCTCGTACCCCTGTCCTCGCTTCCCTTTACCCGGCCATACCCCGTACACTTGTTCACTCATCGTCAACCACCTGCTCTTCCGCAGGTTGGCTGTCTTTTAAAACCCATTGGGCGGTCGTGGTTTTATGTCGTTGTTGCTTCTCGTCCCAATAGATAGGAGAAATGTTAGCGAAGCGCGTGTCGCAAGATATACGGTTAGCCAAGGTTTGGGTACCGGGTAGGTTACGATAAGCACTCATCAGGTGCCTGTCCTTCGTCTGTTTGATATGCTCGCGGTGTTCTTCCCACCAATCGCACCACTCGTTTATCAATTCCTTAGTGGTCATGGGTTCGTTCTCTTCCAAGAAGTCTACGAACTTATCAAGTATGACAGTGAACCGGTGTTTCTTCACGCTCAGTTTATGCCTCATTTGAACACTTCCACGTGGTCGCAGTTGTCGCAAACGAGTTTGCCTGTGCTACGCTTTAGGGACGCTATGCGCCCTACCGTTTTGTAATCCTTGAGGCGCAGAGCGCCTGTCTTACAATGCGGACACTTCATTTTCATTCAATCACCTCGTTGAACATGGGTAGCACCCTGTGACATTCACTAAGAATATCGCTCAAGACAGGGCTTACCTCTTCGTGGTTGTCAGGTATCATGGATTCAATGTCCTCAATGACACGGCGCAACCGCTTGACTTCTGCTAAGAGAAGTGGTGCGTCTGCTATGAGTTGTGCATCAGCATTATTGTTAGCCGATTGCATGAACATAGCCGAACCATCAGCCATTCGCCAAGCATGAGCAGGTGTATGTCCTTCGTATTTGTCTGTGTCAATCATTTTTCTTCACCCTCTCAATCAATTTTGCATCACAAGTAGGACAATGCCATGCGTGAGAATCAATGTTCCATCTCTCATCACACTTAGGACAATACCCATCCTCATACCAATCCATGTGTCCTTCATATTTGTCTGTGTCAATCATTCTTTCTCACTCTCCGTCAAAGCACTAATGAGTAATTCTTCTGCATCAATTTCATTAGGTCCAAGAATTGTTACCACCTTACTCATCACTTCACGCAACCGCTTGACTTCTGCGAGCAGGTCGGGAATCCACTCGCTTGCTCTACTAATATCATCGTTGTATAATTCTTCTAACATATCTAAATCAATCATTCAATCATCTCCTATCCATTCATTTACTGTTCTCCAATCATCGTCAGTGAATCCACCATCACGCATGAAGCGAAAGTAATCCACCATCAATTTGTTTTGCTCACGCAACCGCTTGACTTCTGCGAGCAGGTCTTTGTATTCATCTCGGTAGTATCGTAGTATGTCGTAGTTGCCTTCGGATATATCTACGCCAACTTCAATCTCTTTCAATACATAATCAAACTCAATCTGTCCTTCGTATTTGTCTGTATCAATCATTCTATCACCTTCCTCAAATCTTCAATGAAGCCACCCATGTATGATTCGTCAGCCGCCTCCATGTTGATAGCAATATCAGCAATCGCTTCACGCAACCGCTTGACTTCTGCGAGGAGAAGTGGTGCGTCTGCTATGAGTTGTTCGTCTGCTATGAGTTGTTCGTCCGCATCTCTAGGGTATCTCTCAGTAGCCCAATTCGCATACTTACTCCAAGTTTCTTCATCTTCGCTATGCCCTTCGTATTTGTCTGTATTCATGCTTCCTCACACTCCGTACAATCGCAACCAAAACAAAAAGCGTAGCCGCAGTTACACCAAGTAAAATTACCGCTATCATCAACGCTATTACACCCCTCGCACTCTTCGGCGGAAGAGTCGGGTGTGTCGTTAATGAAAACGATACCATTCTTGACATACACTTCAGGCTCTTGCTTAAAGAGCATACCTAAGTCGCGCTCTCTAATTTCCTCAACCGTCTTGTCTAACACAGACATAGGCATAGCGCAGAAGATACCCGCGTCCACGCCGAACTCGTTGCCGTATGCTGTATCAAGACCTTCAAATCTCCAAACGCCGTCACCACCGTTAGACATAATCTCTATCGTCTGACCGCACCATTCAATCTCACCATCCTTCCAATCGTTTTTCTTGAGTTTAGTCCAAAACGCTACCCAATCATCAACCACATAACAAGGGTCACCGAAATACCACATCAGGCGTCACCTCGCTTCCATGAATCAATCAACACGAAAGGAGCACTCTCGCTCGCTACGCGCGTGACAGGGTGACAACCTTCAGGGTATGGAACCTTTATGGGGTTCAGGAATCCTTGCTTGTACACAGGTGTAGTTCGCTCCGCTGTCTTAACCCAATGTTCGTTCATCCCATCCACCATCTCTTTCAGGTTTGCCCGAACCTCCGCAGGGTCGCGCTCAGGTGACAGAGTAATGTCGGTCAACCCTTGCTCTAAGTCAACCTTAAGGTCTAACACTTCCATCTGAGCATCCTCAATCGTACGAAAATCCCCGTCCGGTACTCTGTTGAGCGCAGGGTAAACTTCCTGCTGAATGATGTCCAGCAACTCTTGTATCGTGCGCCGCGCCCTGTCCAAGAACGAAGCGTGAACAGTATTATCATCGGCTCGCCCTCGCACGTAAGGCGTCACACAGTCTTCGCATGACCCGCACGGGTATTCCGCTGTCCTCTCGTCACAATTTTTACACTTCACGCGCTCACCCCCAAACGACCTGTCATCATCCACTCACGATGGTTAGCGTCAATGTAAGGGAACGCGTCTTGGATAAGTTCTCCTTGATTGTATCTGAACAAATCCGGCCCGAACAACTCAACGCTTACCGACAAGCCTGTCTCCTCGCACTCACCTTTGAAAGTGTATATGTGTACACCGTCAGGGTACGTCTCTTCGTATCTGCATTTCAGAAAGTGTGTCATTTAATACTCCTCCCTTGGAGCGAGCATGTATTGCCATCGCACGAGGTCGTCTTTACCTGTGACCATCAACGGTTTATCGTCTTCCCACTCTATCAGTAAATCAATAGCAGCATTCTTGGTCGTCGGTATTGCTTTGCACAACCCTAGCAGGTACTGACCACTATACTGAGCACGAGCAGGGTCGCCTGCATATGTATCCGACAGGTTATACTCACGCGTTATGCTACCTGATTTGCATATCAATTTCACGCGTCCACCTTCAGTTGTACGGATTACGTAATCGTCACCCACGCTCTTCATGCGCTTGCATGCTTTATCAAACTGAATACTGCCAATCGTAGTGAAAGTAGTCAGGTCAAGTTCAGGTGTCTTCGGTGTAACCGGCTCTTCGTCATACGCTTTGAGAGTGGTCATACAGTTATCGTTGACCACCAACAGTTCACTGAACTCGTGTTGCGGTACGAGAGTGATGTGCTTCTCGTCTTTGTCAATACAATTTACCAAATCTTTCACGTCAACGCCTACTACTCCTATGACTTCATCAGTAGTATCGGTACCGTGGAAACTTACCTCCGCCATCGCAACGAATGAATTGTCAACCGCTCTAGTGAAGATTCCTGATTCAGTGAAATACAACCACACTTCTTCGCTACATACTGCAACGAAGTCAAGGTAGCGGCGAAGAGCAGCGCTCTCCAACCGATACCAATACTCGTTCGCCCCTGTATCAAACCCAACTTCAAGCGAACCGTGGCTCACCTGAGTCTGCTGTCCTATGGTGAACCCGTAGTCTTTAGGTACAGGTATGGGAATATCATCACTCATTCCAACACCGTCCCATCGTCCGCTCCTCTGCGAGTCTCGTGCTTCATGTTCATAGCGAGGTCAGTAGTACTTTGCTTCACGTTGTCCCATACCTTTTGGCGGAACCTGTGGAAGTTCTCTTCATCCATGCCCGGCGGAACGGGCGGCTCGGCCGCCACGAACTCGCCTGTCTCAGCGTTCCATGCTCGCTCGTCAGTGTCCCAGCACGGGCAAACCTCAGTCCATATCTTACCCCTGTGCATACTGTTACCAAGGTCACTGCTCTTCCAAACCCAACCGAAAGCGGAAGGGCACTCGTCACCACCGCACGGGCAATCGCCTGTCGGTTCATTTTCTTTAATTTCTCCATTCATTTCTTTTCACTCCCTTGTGTGAAAGGTGAGGGGGCCGAAGCCCCGCTCACGCAATCATCAATGACTCCTCAACGGTTGGTACGTCGCATAGTGCTGTGCTTCGGCCGCCGATAGCGACTTCAATAACGTCAGGGTTCTGCCTTACGAACTCAGCCACGAGTGGCAAATCCGCTTGGCTCAACTTCTCTTGACCTGTGTGCTCAAGGTACGCGCTGTATACACTCTCTCCTAGTCCGGTGAACATGTTGTTCACTGATGTCAACTTCTTGGTCATGCCGTCAATGGACAACGTGTTGCCCGCCATCTTGCTCTTACCGTCCGCTGAAACCCATTCAGGTTTGTGTGTAATCGCTCCGGTGAAACATTGTAGGGCGTGGTACGCTGTACCGTTCTGCTGCTTGTCAACCTTGACGAAAGGAAGGTCACGTCCGCTGCCTCCTGTGTTCGGGTTAACGTAACCGCTACCAATGACGCGCCACATGTGGGCACCCTGTAACGAGAACTTGCCTGTCTTTTCGTCCTCAACCTTCACTCGTGGAAGGGTGAGCGCGTTGATTTTGCTACCGACTACAGTTAGTTTGTTGAACAGTTGAGCGTCAATCGGTATGTATGATAACAACTCTTGGTTGACGAGCCACTCCTGCAACTCAACGGTGGCGTTGACGATGGTCTCACCGAACGCGTCCCAATCAATGTTGTCCATGACTCCGTTCTTGTGTCGTAGGCGAACAATGGTGTCCACGCCGCCCATGACTGCAAGGTTATTGCAGTAAACCCTGAGTGCTTGTCCTTGCACGGACAATGCACCACTGCCGTCTACGCTGTTGTGGATAGCGAACCCGTATTTGTACAGGCCGTCTAACTTGTCTAGGTTGTCACTGAAAGTGCTTGTGTCAAGCCACTTGTGCCCCTTCTCCTTCAACCGTTGTGCTGCTAATTGGCGCGACTGAGTCGCTTGGCTCACGTCAATATCGCACCGGCCCTTCGCTCCTTGGTTGTATGAAGTCACGTGTGTCTTGAGACCCTTTTGGTCTCCGTATTTCATAATAGGGTCAAATACGTCTGTGTGTGGTAGCAAGTGATACGAGTCACTGACAGTCCCAAGATGGGCACCCGCAGGTTGATTTTCGTTAGCGAGCGTGGGGTTCATGATGTGATAAGCGGCCGGTTCACCGTTCGCTTTGTTAACCCTCATTGGTACCGGTGCAGACTCAGCGTCTGCTTGCGTCATCACGTACGCAGGTACTTTAGTGGGCACGAAGCGCCAAGGTACAGCGTGTCTGTCCCTGTCTCCCTTGAGCAGCGCGCTACCCCATGCAGTGTTAGTGTCACCAGCAGTCTCAGGTGAAGCCTGTGCGAACTGTGGCACGCTGTCATCGTAGTCATCACTGTCAATATCAACAGTCTCCTGAACTGCGCCTGTGTTCTGCCCAACGAATCCTGTGGCGATAGCCTCTTCGTCTATGATTAGTTCAGCGACAGGCTCATCGTCCACGTCTTCAACGAGGTTAGGTATAGGTATAGGCACGGGTAGTGCCTCCGCTACAGCCTCGCTTACGTTGCTCAGTGTCTCAGCGTTCTGTTCTTTCTGCATTTTGATAAGGTGACGCAGGTTTGCTTCTTCCACTCCCTGCTCAACCGCGTCTACAAACTCTACATCGTTACTCTTCACAGGAGCCATAGGCGTATACTCACCCACGAACACCTGTGCAGGGTCAAACGTATTGTCATCTATCTGCGTTTCACTCAACACATATGCCGTTCGTTCTCCGTCCGCACAAATTATACGAGAGGCCACTGCTCCTTGCGGAATCCATACCCGCATCTCACCGTTCGCCGCTTCGTACGCTATGCGCACAGCCGTTTCATTACTACCTTCGGGTCTCCCGAAGATTACCATTCTGTTATTACTCATTTTTATCAGTCCCGCCGTTCCCGGCTAACCTCTGATAGTGATGGTTGCTTTATAAAGAAGCCGACCGTTTGGTCAGCCCAAAATCTCAGGTTTTGAGCCAAAATGAGAGTTATTCCTCTTCTGATTCAAGCCTATCAGAAATCAAACAAAAAGTGCCTTGAAGGTGGGGTGGCAATAAGTCACCATCTAAATCGCGACTACCTAATGCGGTTCCCGTGTCACCTTCGCCAGCATCCACGAGCGCGATTAACGCTTCGCGTGATAGGGTATGATAAACATGGGTAGCCGTAGTGTATGTGTGAAACAAATCATCGCCCGCTATCAGGGCGTAGTCAAGCGGATTCATGCGAATATCCTCAGCGCAATCCACGCATCTAAGATGCACGAGCCAGCGTTCCGCCTCCGTCTCATCGCCTGTATTAGGGTTGACCGCTAACTGCAAACCGTGTGAAACCCATCGCGCTTTCTCAAGCCCGCAATCAACAAGGCGTGTGTCGCAGTCTTCGCTTGGACAGGCCCAATCTTGGGCCTCTCGCTGAGCGTGTAGCATCTGTTCCATCGGGTCGTCAGGTGTGATAGCCGCTCCGCTATCGTCACAAGACCAACCGAGTTCACTCAACACTGTGAGTAATCGTGCGTGCGCTTCACCGGCACGCTCAGTTCGGGTGAGAAGAGACAACTCTTTCACTCCCGTCCGTTTGTATTGCATCTCGCCCGTTGACCATACTTCGTCAACACCGAGAGCGTTTAATTGTTTTAGAGTCCAATCTAAATCAGACTGTTCAGGACTCCATGCTACGCTCATGCGTATTCCTCCGCCATTTCATTTGATACAAGTTTACGTCTTGACCATACGAAATTGTCGCACACGCAACATGGGTAAATCTGATGCGCCACGCCTTCAAGCATCGGCGCGCTATTAGATACAGGCGCGGCGCATTCGGGACACTCGTCTATTGATTCAGCCGCTATGCTAACGAACCTAATCTCCTCTTCACGCCACTCCGTCCCATTCGGCGTGTCAAAATGCTGACCTATCAGCGATATTCTGCGACCGTTAGCGGTCGTCCATCGTCCATCATGTTCAATACTACAAGGGTAAATTGTTTCCTTCGTCATGTTCCTGCGTCTCCGGCGCAGGGTGTCTCTTCCCCGCAATCCGTAGCAAGCGAAGGGCGATGTTCATTTCAGCCTTGCGGAACCTGCGCTGTTGCGCATCAGTCCATTGTGCGTAGCCTGAGTATGGTGGTTTGTGGAGAATATCGCCACCGATACACTCAATGGCGAGAGAGGCGAGAACCCTCGCCTCCGCTTCAGGAAGCGTGCGAGGGAACTCGGTATCGTCATACAAAATATGGTCAGGGAGCATTGAGAATATAGTGCTAAGGTTTATCTCGTCACCCCCTTTCGTGGTAACCGGAGCGCGAGGCGCACTCCCAATGGTCTTTCCAACCTCCCTTTTCATGGTGTCTTTCTTTGCCTCGTGCTCCACCTCAAACTCACCTGTGTCAGCGTTCCACTTCACGCTACCACCTCCAAGAATGCAGCCTTGAGTATATGTAAACCAAGTTCACCTTCAACACAGTTGCGTAGAATCTGCCGCTTGTTAGGTATTTTGAATGACGATAGGTCGTAACCCATAGCCTCTTCCATCTCGCTTATCTTGTTGCGCTTACCGATGAGCGTAGGCTTACTTTTGATAGCGGGTATGTCAAAGTTGGACCAAACATAGTGCCGGCCCACCTTCTGCGCGGGTATCAGCGGCTCGTAGTATGGGCGAACGTTCTCCACTACCCATTGGCCTTCGTAGTGATGCTTGAGGAAAATGATAAGCCCGTAGAGCGAAGTCATATCGGGTATTACAGGGTCAAACCCCTTACCTTTCACACCAACATAGTATCTGTATTGGCTATGCGTGGGGCATGGTGGGCTTGCCCAAATGAAATCAAAATCCTTGTAGTGTTCAAGGACATACTCAACCGCGTCACCTATTACCATCTCATCGTTAGGGAAATGCGCTTGATAGACTGCGGCGATGTCGGGGTCGTACTCAACGGCTGTGACTTCGTAGTCGTCACCCCAAAGACGGCGGTTACCACCGATGCCCGCGTACAGGTTCAGCACTTTTTGTTTGACAAACTCACCTGTGTTAGGATTCCACTTCACGCTACCACCCCCGTCAAGGATGCAAGGAGACTCTTCACGATGTCACCCTGCGCTCTCTCCTCAGCGTCACCGTCAAGCACCCGCTTAATCACTTCGGCTTTAGCCGCTACCACCTTGTCAAAATGCTCGTCAATACAATTAACCGCAGACAGGATGACTTGGTGACACACGCTACTCTCCTGCGACATACGCCTGACCCTGTGGGCCGCCTGTTGCTCCCATGCGGGAACCCACTCGCGTTCAACGAACAGAGTTGTATCAGCATTCGTTAGTGTAATACCCTCCTTCGCTGCAAGCGTTGAGCACACAAGGAAGTCAAGGTCACCCGCTTGGAACAGGTCAACATATTGCTGGCGCGTTTCGGATGCAGTCTCGCCTGTAATCGTAGCAGTGCGTCCCTTGAGTCCGTCATGGATTCCGAGAATCACGTCGCGATGGTGAGCGAAAACCACGAGAGGTTTGCCCGTCTGCTCGTGATAGTTAGTAGCCCAATCAACAGCGTGTTGAACCTTCATGCGTCCGCATAGGTGGCGCAGTGCGGTCAGCATCTCAAGAGCATAACCCTGCGGGAGCGAACCGAGTGCGGACAGCCTATCGTATTCATCCATCCACCTGTCAAGTTCTGAGTCGTGGAGTTTCCTGTCCTTATCACTAAGGTCAACCATTACAATTTGCTGAACAAGGTCAGGCATCGTTTCGGCTATCCCCGCATCGTCATAAGTGCGGCGCAACATTACATCGCGTAGCAAATGATTGAGCGGTAAGGTCACGCCGTCTTCGCACTTGTCTATGTTAGTAGCACCACTCGTCACCCAACCGAAGTCGCCCTTGTATGCTCCTGAATACTTCTTCACGAAGTCAAACCAATTGGCGAACGTTCCGGGCATGAGCATACGCAACACGTTGTAGAACTCGGCAGGCCTGTTGAGGATAGGTGTGCCTGACAAACAGATGAGTCCGCTAACCGTAGGCCAATTGGCGAGGGTGAGTGCTGACTTAGTACGAGCAGTGTCCTTGTTCTTGAGATAATGACTCTCGTCAAACACAATACAATCGTAGTCGTTCGCCTGTAACTCGCTCAACTTAGTGGTCAGCAACTCGTAGTTAATGACAGTGAAAGCGGTCTGCTGAACCTCGTCCTTGCCGTTGCGAATCACGCTACGCGTGTGCCACTGATACCACTTCTCGCATTCAGCGAGCCAAGTATATTTGACGTTCGCCGGACATACAATCAGTGTGCGCTTGAACTGCGCAGCATCAATACACATCAGCGCCTGAAGCGTCTTGCCCAACCCCATTGTGTCAGCGATGAGTAGCCTGTGTTGCCCCCCTGCCGTGAACATGGCCGGAGCGACAAGTTGGTGCGGGAACGGTTTGCCCTGCGGAGCGACCATCGCAAGGACAGCGCTCTCGTCCTCAAGTTTCACTGCTTGCGATAGGCTCACCCGTTCACTCGCAGCGTCAACGTGCGTAGTCACCTGTTCAAGCGACCGAATAGCATCGGCGAGTTCAGCGTAGTGAGGTTCAATAGCCGTAGCGATTTGGTGTGCCGCGTGTAGCGGTATGCTCCAAACCTTAGTCTGCATATTGAACTTGGCGTTGCCGAGCGACTTGACCGCCCCGTTCACCTCTTTCCAATTCGGACGGAACGGGTAGTCAAGAATGATGGTGTCCGGTGCGCTGAACGATGCGAGAGGCGGAGCCTCAACCACAGGCAAAGCGCTGACCAACGGAGCGAAGTTGTAGAACGGAGCGAGAGCCGCCACCGCTGTCTGTAAATCGGCGGGCGTGTCACGCACACCCCAACCCTTACGCACACCATCCCACTTGCACGCGGGGAAAGGTAGCGCAGTCTTGAGGGCATTCTTCGCAGCATCGTTGTAAGGAAAGATGAATGAGACACGGCTGTATGTGTTGCCGTTCCACTCTTCGCTGTAACGCTCAACTGCTACGCTCATTCTTCCTCGCCTCCATGTAGTCTCTCATGTATCTCATCTATCCGTTCAATAAGCATCCACTCATGTTCGTTATGAACATCAAGTGAATCAATGAAAGTATCAAAGGTCGCTTCGCGCTTACGCAACCGTTCAACCTCCGCTTCTAACTTCTCGTTGTCTCCGTTAAGGTTGCTTAGTTCAGTGTATAGGTCACCCTCTACCTCTTTCAACTCCTCATTCTTCTTTAGCAGTTGCTTAGCCCATACCAATCGGCGCTTTGCTATGTCTTCTATTGTTAGCATTACTTCGTGTCTACTCATTGTGCATCACCTCCTTCGGTATCGGTATCGGTATCGGTATCGGTATCGGTATCGGTATATCAACCGACTGAATAACCACGCTCTTCTGTCTGCCGAGCGCCGCTTCAATCGTGGGTAAGGGTGAACGAGGGAACAGGCGCAGGTGTTCAGGCGTGTCTGCTCTACCCTCTTCGGTGGGTTCAGGAGCGAGAGCAAACCACTGAGGCTCAGGCGCACTCAGCATATTACCTCCCGTCCAATCGTAATGACTTACCAAACTCTTAGGCACACCACCACGACCGACAAGACCCGCCAAGCCTTTCACGTCAGTTGTGTTAGGCGTGTAAACAAGATAGATGACAGCGTTCTCGCCGCGTAGTGCGCGACCTAGCGTCTGAATCCGTGACCGGACACCGTTCGTGCCGCTAAGCATGATGGCTACATCGGTCTCCGGTGCGTTCATCCCTTCGTTCAGCGCTCGGCACGACAACAAAAGGTTCGTGTCGCCTCGCTTCCATCGGTCAAACTGCGCTTCGTTGTCGTCCATCTGATAATGATACATCGCAGGGTCATACTCGTCCTTGTAGTGAGAGAACAACGCGTTCAAATCACTGACGCTTTCGTGGAACAGCAACACCTTATCGTTGGCGTGCTTCGCAAGCAAAGTGTCAAGAAAATCCTTGCGCCCTCTACTGTTGTTCACTAAACGTTTGCGCTTGTTGCACAACGCTTTGAAAATCGGCACGAGGTTGCTACTGTCGTGCGGCAACGCAAAGAAGTTAGCACCCGCTCCGAACTCCGCCCCGAGTTGGTCGTGGATGACGGCAATCTTCTTAGTCAGCGTGTAGTATTCACCCGACTCAAACCCGTTCAGCGGAACAGCGACAGCATTCAGCGTGAACGCAGGGATGATTCCCTCGCTCAACGCTTCGCGATAGTCTAACTTGAAACAAATCGGGCCGGTGAGCGTGGTCACGTCTCGGCCATCACTACGCTCAGGTGTGGCTGACAGACCAAGCACCGCATCGTGCGCTATCACGCTGGGTATCACGGCGTTCTTCTCGCTACCGATTCGGTGACACTCGTCAACGATTAGCAGTCGTGCGCCGTTCCCGTCAGTCCATGCTCTCATGCTGTTGACGATTCCGATTACAACTCTCGCTCCTGCGACAGACGGGCGACCGTAGCCCCCGCCCCAACACACAGGCGACTCACCGTATTCCTCAAACTCGTCACGCCATTGAAACAACAACCGCTTGCTCGGCACGACTACGACAACCTGTTCGCCGCCGTTATCCAACCAATCAAACGCCGCCATGAATCCGAGCAAGGTCTTGCCCCCACCCGTAGTCACGCTGACCGTGCCGCCCTGCTTCCTGTTCTCAATCACGCGACCCTCGCTCATATCCCAACGACTTGACCGAAGGTAGTCCGCTCTCTTCCAATTCTCAAACGCTTGCGCTTGCCATTTGTATATTCTAAACATATTTATTCCCCCTTGAGGTTGGACTCATCTTGCTGTGGTTGCTTTATAAAGTAGCCGACCGCTTCGCTCCTTGAAACACCAACCAAGACGTATTTACCATCGCTCAACAAAATACTCGCAGCGTTCGGTCTAATACTACCGTCCTTTTCGCGAAAATCCTTGATGCTCAACACGTGACTGCTACCAATCGTGATAGTATCATCAGTGTTCATTAATGGTAACGTGACCATCATTCTGTCAACCCCCTTACTCTCGCAATCATGTTCAAGTAATCACCAGCACTATGTCTTGGTGCGTTATCTGTGGTTGCCTGTCTGACTATCTCGTCTATCTGCTCAACTTGCGCTTTCACGTCACTCAACTCCGATGCTAACTGCCGGATAGTAGCGCGCAGGAAATCGGTCAAGCGCTCGCCGCTGTCCGTTTGGTCGGTAATGTTGTAATACGATACGAGCGTATATTCATCGCTCCAATTGAAATCACAGTGCAAACACTTTCGTTCATGGAAATACATACCAGCGTCATACGAATAATCAACCGCTTCAATCTCCTTACTCTTACAGCGTGGGCAATAGTCACCATCGTTCGCTACATAAGCGAGCGAACTGTCACAATTGTCGCTCATTCGTTCACCTCGTCACTGAAACAGTCTTCGCATAGTCTGTTATCACCATCGTCAAGTAACATAGCAGACTCGCCCCACTCAGGCTTCAACTCCCACTCTTGGTCACCGATGCGCACACTTCTGCTGACCGGCACGGCTCCGTTACAGAAATCGCACCGCTCAAGTTCAATCTCCACCGTGTCCTTCAACTCTTGCCCCTCAATGATACTGTCACCACTTATGGGCGAAAATATCCAATGCGGCGGCGGCGGCCAAAAACCGAGCGACTCCGCAGCGCTCATCGCACCGCACAGGAAATCAACTTCGCTCTCCACCGCCCCGACATCGTATCGTCCTTTCAGCCCTGCTTCAACACCAGCGACCAATTCATCGCTCATGCCCCCCTTGTATTTTTTATCGCTCACTGTGAATCACGCTCCCACGAACAGTTGTGGCGTATGTTTTGGTAATACGTCATACATTCCTGCAACACTCGCCAATTCTCAGGACTTGGGTTCTTGTAAAACGCATCGGCGGCCACCTTGTAGCGCGCCTTCTCCATCCCTAAAACACCACGATATTCTATTTCCGTGTCGTATCTACGAACATGACCACGCGCATTACACGCCGCCTTATCCGCTCTCATACTCTCCATCAGCGCTTTATGGCGCTCGTCATCCGTTCTCTTATCACTCTCTTTATTCATTTCATTTCACCTTCTAATATCCTTTAAGGCCGGAAAAGGCACAGTCATCATTAGCCCCACGCCATAGGTGAAAATCACCAAGACGCGAGGCTAACGCTGTCAGGATAGAAGCCAATGACGATACGCTTACGCGACCACCACCACTCCATCCAATCCGAACACGCTCGCAAGCGCGTCCCTCAAATCTCCGTCACCCTCGTCAAGCGTGAACGCGCAGCCGCAACGACCGCAAGCGAACACATCAACGAGCGCTCCATCTATCATCTTCTGTCCGTGCAGTTGCACTAAGTCGTAGTCGTTGTTAGTACTCGTGCGAGTCCTGCCCGTCCCGTCCTGCGGACACTCTACGAATATGTTGATACCGTAGCCGCCACCCTTAGCGGAATTATACATCGCTATCTCCTTGTGCGGAGCGTCACGAAGCATACCCTTCGGTAGCGTAGCCATCTGTGTCGTGAACATATTGTTAGTCACAGGCAAAGCAGGGTGCCGGAACAACGGGTTGAAATCGTCATCAGGATTCATAGCCGATATGAGTGACCGCCAATCACGCGCGTACGCCTTACCGTCAGTCAAAAACTCCACGCATTCATCGTAGGTGTAATACCTCCAATCATCGCAAGTGCCTAACTTGACTTGCACGCCGTTCTTCAACTCAATGTATTCGCCCATGCTCACACACTCTCCCGCTTGTCGGCATACATGCCACCACGCTCGGCCACGTCCTCAGCGCACCACGCTTTGAAATCGTCAGCCGTGTCAAACAACTCCCAATCAATGTGATAGAAGAAACGGACGCCATCGTGTTCAACCGTATGATACTTGACAGCGACCGGCTTCACATAGAACAGATTTTCATACGCCTGTGGCCCAATCAAATGCTCGCCCCCGATTCTTCATCACCTATCGTTTCATTGTATATTGCATCAAGTTGCTCATCTGTTAATTGATTATAAGGAACCCAACCATCACCTGACAAGACAGCCCACAAGAACTCTGTATCGTTAAACGTCATTGACTGTTCAATTGATTCAATATCATTACGAATCAACACATTCATTTTCTCTTCTCTACTCATAACTGTCATTCGCTCGCCTCCATACGGGCAGCGTCAATGGTGTCGGCGGTCAGAAGTATCTGTTCAGCGATAGTATCAGCGTCAAGCGCTGACACTAAGTCGCACTTGTGCTCCTCAATGTAAGTAAGCCAATGCTTACTAAGCAGGTCGCTGTCAGGCACGAAGCCCTCGTTCTGAATCATCTCAGGCCCGAGATACAAGTTCGCCGCATCGCACACGCTCTCGTACGATTCGCGATGGTGAGTCATCTTAGTCAAAGTTCCACCACCTTAGCAGCACCGCAGTCCGTGCATGTGAAATAAGACACGTTGTCTTTAGTCCTCTCGTGTTCCCATTCGTGACCATCACCTTCCATCGTATGACCCAAAGTCGTCACCGCTCTCTCGCCGCTCAATACCTTACTCACGCTGGCAGCGTTCATAGTCAACGACACATACGACTGACCATCAGCCACAGTATAAGTGCTGCAATCTTCAAACGCACTCACGTTCACTGATAGTTTCAACGCTCTACCTTCGTTAATTTTTCGCACGTAACCGACAAGTATTGTCGCCGGCACACATTCTCCCACGCCATCAGCGCTTCGCTCAATCTCTATTGCTTTATCATTTTCACTCATTCAATATCACCTTCCCGCTCATTGGGGGAATCTGTTTCGCGTAAGCCACAGCCTAAGCAGTAGTTACCGTCTAAGTCTGTCGCATAATCCAAGTGCTCGCACTCGTAGTAACCGTCCTTGTATCGCTCCCACACATTAGCGGGAACCCAATAGGCACACGGACTGTAAGTGTCCACATCTAACTCAAGCACAGCCCGAGGGTGTTCCATTATCCGCTGGCTCTCAGGCCATTGTATCAGCACTCGCTCGTCTATGACAACAGCGCCGCAGGGTAGCGTGTAAGGAAATACTGACTCACTCACGCGACCACCTCATCTGATAATTCTATTATTTTATGCACACGATGAACAACATACGATACCCAACGCCCACGAACATATCGTTTAGGTTGTTGAGTTGTGTATAGGCTTCCTGTGTATTCATCTACCCAATGAGCCGGAACCCATCGCCAAGCACACGAAACCATCATTACTTCTGCATAAGGTTTGGGTGGCCCGTCTTTCTTTGTGGTCACACGACCACCTCCTCTTTGAGTATGGAATCTGTGTAGTCGTCAAGCCAATAGGACGGCCCGCTCGTGATGTTTGAGAGAGAGGTGACGCTGAACGCACCACCGATGTCATCAAGCAGGGACATCAGCGCAATCACGCATTCTATAGTTGAAGCGTGCTCGCTTATACCCGTGCAAGCACTCATGCCCTTCGGCCTGTGGTAGTTGCCATCGTCAAACCAATCGTTACCGTTACCGTCAAGAACGAACACGTCTAAACGCCGAAGCGCAGCGTCCTGTTCTTCGGTCACACTATGAGTGCTACTAAGATACTCGTCACAGTAAACGAATTGCGCGCCGAGCGTCACCTTGTGTTCTACTCCATCATAATCGGTCATCACGGCTGCCCGTGTGACTAACGGTGTGTTAATGTATTCAACTGTGTAAGTAGTCACTTACTCCACCTCCAAGTCATCAGCCAGCGCTTCGGTTGCCTGTTCTATAGATTCGTAAGGGCCGAGCCAATCCGTGCAGTCAAGGTAGCCCGCCTCGTCTAACCGTGCGCACCACCCAAGACTCATCTTCATCTTGCTCACCATCTCTAAGTCGCTCCCCTCTCGCCCAAAGCGTTCTCGTAAAGGAGAAAGCGACAAAGGTTTGTCATCTAACGCGAATACCGTGACCTCACCGCTCTTGTATTCAACGGTCAGCCACCATCCATGTTTCGTTTCGTATCCGTTCTCAATGTCTTGCGAGTCAGTCATTACTTACTCACCCCCAAGTCGTCAGCGTTAATGTCACCGATAGAATCGGTGGGCTTACCTGTATTGTTAGCAATAGATACATGGAAGAAGCGCTCAACATTAGGAATGCCAAGCGCGTCTGTCAATGTGTCAAGGTATGTCTGCATCTCCTCTTGGTTGAATACCTTAAGGAAGTATGTGCGCTTTTCATACGAACTAAGCAATTCTCCGTGCTCATCATGAGTTGCTATAACACGAGTAGCAAGGTGTGTGTTGCTACCCAACACCAACATTGGTGGGTCGGGATGGTTAGCGACAACCTCTTTGACATACGCTTTCATGTCTTTGTTGGACATGGTCTCTTGATATGTCTGCTCGTGCGTCTTCTTAACAGCCTTGAGTTGCTTCGGTAGTAGTAGCGTGCAGTGCAGGCTCTCAATACCAATGCAACCGTGTGTGTCCTGTGGTCGTGGGTTAACCTCAACAGGTATGCTGATTGAACCAGCGTAGCGTAACTGACTCATACGCTCCACTCCTCGTACACCCATTCGTCAGTCTCAATGCGAAGTATCAGTCTGCTCATTCAACCAACTCCATGTGACCGTTGATTACTACCTCGCCGTTGCTAATGCGTACGCGACCGTTGGTGATGCGAACAACACTGTTCACCCCAATCTCAGTCTGAGCACCGTGTAGCACTAGACCGCACACGCCCGTAGCGTCACGACCGCAAGCGGCCGCCACCTTACTGCTGACTCCTTCAATCAATACGTGACGCACAGGGTATGTCCGAAGGACTAACAAGTCCAACGACTCAAACCAATCAACGCCACGCGCCCAACGCACAGACAGTTGTGATACTGTCGGGCGCTTCGCTATGAAACGGCCGCTACTGTCTCGCATCACTTTACTGAAGTGTGCGCTTTCCCCATCGCCGTCAGGCGAATCGCTCAATACATTCTCATTCTCTATCATCCTTTGTTACCTCTAAGGCCAACCTTTCATTTTGGTCAGCAATCGCAGTTTTGTGGTGGTTGCTTTATAAAGAAGCCGGCCGCTCCTTGTTCCAATGTTTCCAATGTTTCCACTATTATTCTTGTAATTGGAATGATTATTGTTTCTCGTTTTATTCCTATATATTGTATAATATATAATAAAGAGATATACAATAAACAAGAAACATAAACACAAGTGCGCGCTTTTATCTTTCCAATTCTAATAATAACGTTGGAAACATTGGAAACATTGGAAACGTTTTCGGCGCAGTGTCACGGTCTATAGATAATGCGAGGAGCGGGACGAACGAATCGCCATGCACGCTCAACCACTACGGGGTCGTAATGATACTGTGATACACTAACGGGCGCGCGAGGTTACACCCTGCAAGGATTGATGGAAACAAGGAGCCGAGAGAGAAGGGGGAACGTTGGCGGGTGGGTTTGTCGTCATGCGCACGTGCCACCAATTTGAAAATTACAACCAACCATACGGTTAGGCTACGCTGCGAGAGTAGTGCGCTACGCTTCGTATCAAGGCGAAGCAATTGAATGATTGAATCGTGCGTCAAGCGATAGCGATAAGGACGCATGATGATTGAATGGGATAAGGGCTTCGCCGTATAAGATACGAAGCAACAAGGCGCACGAATCGGCACGCGTAGCGTAGCCTAACCTCAAACGCTGATAATGGGACGTGCCAAAAAGAACAAGGAGGATTGAACAGCACGTCCGTTGAATAGGATAGCGTAGGCACACACGCCCACGCAATAAAAAAAATGGCCCCCATGAAGCCGCCCGGAGGCGACCCCATGAAGGCCGTGTTCGCATTACTTTGTGTTAGTTGCTCGTTATCAAGCGCACTCAGTTTCGGTTGAATGCTGTAAACGCTGATGCGTCAAACATTTGTTTACGAGTTGAACCTGTGTTCTCAGTTGCTCCGTAAATGGCTCCAACTGTTAATACATGGTCACGGATGAAGGCGGTTACTGCTCCAACTCCGCTCGCTGTGGTGCTGACTAAGTTCCTATGCAGTTCGGTTAAGAACGGCATATTGTCTTCGTTCATCGCTACTAAGTGTTCTTTCACGGACGCTCGCACAGATTTTCCTTCGTCACCTTGAGGGAATCTTAGCACGTTAGTTAGAAGCGAGTTAGTCGCTCCGTTCATAGCCGCACTCCAAGTTTTGTATGCTTTGGTATCGTTTTTCATGCGAGCAAACCATTCTCCTTTATGTGTTTCAATTTCGACCGTCTCAATTGGTGTTAAATCGTTTACCCCTTGAGTCGTTGGTGCCGGTTGTGGTGTCGGTTGTGGTGCCGGTTGTGGTGTCGGCATAGGTGCCGCTCCCGCCGGTGTCGGTATTACATCAGCGAATAGGTCGCCCCAAAACGCACAATTCCTGAAGGTGCTCGCTACCTTTTCAGCGTTAAAGCCGTTCGTCTGTGTGTCAGTTTGCCCGACCCATACTCTCAAGGCCTTGCACACGCTCGTTATGCTGTGCTCGCTCGCTCCCGTTGCTGCTTCTATGTGCGTCCATGACGCGCCCGTTTTAGCGGGCGCTACACCGTTCAAGGTAATGGTTTTACCATTCGCCTCGCTTATGCTGACGCACTGTCTGACGACCGGCTCATACGCCTGTCGTATCTGTCCTAACTGTTCTTCATTCATGCTCATATTATCTTTTTCTCCTTTCACCCGCTCCGGCTTTCGTTTGTTTCACCGTTGGGGCTGACTCCTGTTTGCTGTGGTTGCTTTATAACCAACCCGACCAAAATCTCGCTTTTTGGACTGAATTAAATGATTACTTAGAGCCAAAAATGAACCGCTCTATTCCATTCACATCGGCGCGCGGGACAAGTAAAACGGTTGAAGAACCAACCATATGGTGAGGGAACGAGAGCGCTCGTTAGAGCGCTCGTAGTATACGAACCCGTGCACAAAGCGCCTGCGCAGTGCGTGCGTAGTGCGTGCGCTACACGGGTGTATGAGCGAGCACGTTGGCCTTACCGTGAGCGTATGAGCGCGCCTGTATGCAGGGCTGAGAGCGTGCCTGAGCGTGGCCGAGCGCGCTTGCCATTTACCGCGCTCCGCCACAGGGCATTTACCACGCTCCCCCCTTAGCCGGAGGAGCGCTCTACGAGCGCTCATTTACCGTTCTTAGCATCACGCGAACGAAATCTAATTTTTCGTGCGGAGTAGTGTTATTTTATGTAAAAAAAATATAACACACGATTTACCTTCACTGTTGGTGCTTTCTGCGAGCCACGGCTATTCTGCCCGGCCATTGGCCCGAAGTAAGAGTCTGTCGCCGCAACATTGAGTCGCGCGCTCTCGCACCCATCATTTCACGATACGCCTGTTCCTTTTCTTTGAGGGTTGCCCCTGCTCTCCCCGCTCGCTGAACCACCGCATATAACGAGCGGAGGTGGTCGGGTAGTTCGGCCATCACTCGCTCTTTGGCTTCAGTATATCTATCTGTGTTCCAATCAAAGCCACTACCCATCCCAGCGGCTTCTCTCTCTTTCTTTTGTTTTCGTCTGAATGAGTCTGTGACTTGACTCATGACTTGTTGGAGCATGTTTTTCGTAGCAAGATAGCCGGACTCGGGGAATTGTGCTGTATAGGCCGCATGTTCAGTAGCGGCGGTAGCCTTTGGGGTTGTGCTGTATTCACCGACAATACCTTTCTCCCTCAAAAAATCATTGACCTCATCAGCAGTGACTGCGTGACCGTATTCGTGAGCCGCGACTCGGCCGAACATATTACCGGGGGCCTCCGCGAATATCTTTTCTGTGTTTTCTTCGTGTTGCCTATCCGCTTCCTCTTTTTCTTCGTGAGTCATGCTGGGTTCCCACGGAATTGCTTGGAGCCTTTTACGATTGATTTGGTCTGCGTAATTCCATATCCCCCGCTCACCGACATTGACTACATCAAAGTTCCCATCATAGAATGACCGGCTTGGTTTATGACCGTCATAGAGCCACTCGGGTTCACCTTCAACGAGGGAGTCGGTAGGATTGTCTGACTTTCTTACTCCGACCGATTTCTGCATCTTGTCGGCGGCCATCTGCATAATCGCTTGGTAGTTCTGAGCGTCTTCGGGCATATCGTACAAGTGAGGATGTAAGTAGTCGGGGTCTTGTCTTTGCAGTATCTCTTCAGCGAAGCCTTCGTGGTAGAGGGGACGGCCGTAGCCACAAGCGGTGCAGTGTTCACGGGGGTTCCAATCCGTTGTTCCCGGTTCTGGTCCCCATTCGTTCCCCGAGCATATCCTGCATGGGCCTGTATGGGGCTGCGTTGTATTGTGGATATGGTCGCGCATTTCGCTCAAGGCTGCTTGCACGGTAGGGCTGGGATGAGTTTCAGTGGTACCCGCGAGCATGTTCACGAGGTCATCATGAGTCTTTTTCTGCGCTTCCCGTACCTGTCTCGCCTGTTCCGCTATTCTATTTTTCTCTTCTAGCCGTGCCTGCTGTGCTGGCCCCAACGCTTCAACCAAGGCATCAAAGACCCACAGTGGCGGTCTTTTCCAATTGATGTTAGGGTTTTTGCTCCGTATCGCATCCATAGCCGCCCGCATCTCGTCTTCGGGTACATCGTCCAAGTCATATCGGTCTTTCTTTGGTAGGTTCTGTAGCACCTCTTGGAAGTCGGCATAGTTGTCGGAGTTCTCTGATTTTCTTACTCCGACCGATTTGAGCGTGCCGCGTCCTTTGAAGTGGCGAGCACGGTTGGCGTGAGGGTCTTCTGCTACGAGGGTGTGCTGTTTGGTGTGCGACATATCCTTGCCGCCTTTGCCATAGACGCCGCGCTTACGGCGTTCTCTGATTAACTCCTCACGGTACTTGATACGGTCCGGCTTCTTTTGGTATTCCGCTTGGTACGCTCGTTTGTGTCGTAGGGCGTTCGGTGACGTGGCGTGCTTGGATACGAGAACGCCCGCGCTGCCGTGGCCTGCTGTGAATGTATCACCGGAGAACTGCTGTCCGGCACAGGCGTCCCACTCTTGGAGTATTTTGGGCGGTATTTCATCTAAGGTTGGGGCGATATCTGTGCCCCAGTTGTTATCGTTCCATACTTCAATGGACGCCCTCAGTTCCTCGCAATTCTGGTTAGCATCTTCCATAAACCACGAATAACCGATACTCGGAACAGTGTCACTATATTGGGTCAAATACTCAATCCATGCGGTTCTCGCTTCTTCACAGCACTGGTCATTCTCTTCCATAGACACGCCTGTCCCTACATCAAGCGAATCATCTGTCTCCGGTGGCGCTTCCTCAACCTGCCGAGTCTCAAAAGATGGCTCTTGTCCATATTGTTTGACGAGAACCCACTCGTTCGCTTCATCATCATAGCGGTATTGCGGTCCTACGGGTTCGGGTTTTGATTGCAGGATGGTGTTCAATTCATTGAACTCGTCTTCGTCCAACTCTCCTCCTTCTGCTAATTCTCGCTCAATTTGTTTCAGGCGTTCGCGCGCTTGCCCCTTCTCTTCTTCGGAGTGCGGCGCTTCGCTCATCACCTGAGCGGGCGGTGCTGCTAGAGACTGAAAGACAAGCGAACGTGGGTCTATGTTTTCGCCTTGTATCGCTCGCATACCTGTCTCTTCGGTTTCTCCGGTGTCTACAGGCCCGTGTGCCATTTCTCCTTGAGGTTCGTTGCCTCTGACTCCTACGAGATAGCCACCCGGTCCGCCTTGTGTCATACCGCGCCCCCATCTTCTTGCATCGGTTTTGGCTTTTTCGTCTGCCCCGACCCCCGTCCACATTCGCCTGTCTTTGTCAGGCTTACCACTCATTATTCGGACTACGTCAGGTTTGCTACCGGAATGCCATTGTTGCACCGGCTTGACACCTGTCCAGCCTCCTGTTTCGTCTAACGATTCATCGTGCATAGGTAGGGTGTGCTGGCTTGGAGGATGATTGCGCTTTCTGTTGAAGATTCCCTTCGTCAGGCGTATCATAGTGGGCGGAGGGGGGTCGCAACCTTGATGGTTACGGAGGGTGTCGGGCGGTTGATGGCCGACCCGCTGCGCTCCGCTTGGTTGACCCTTAAGGGTGTGGAAGAGGACGTGGCGCGCTCAAAATGGTTGCAGGGTTTGATTGATGAGAAGCGTGATGAAATCGTACAGGAGCGACCTGCGAGAAGGGCTGCTGAGCGGTTGCATGCTCACGATAGAGAGGAGGCCGAGCGAGAGAAAGCCAAGCGTCTAGAACAGGCGTCTGAGTGGGCTACCGAGGATTATGGAGACGAGTTAGACTATATTCGTCAGATGCGGCAGGAGTATCCTGACGAGTACGATGATTGGGTTCACGAGCAGTACGGCCGTGACCCGCTGGCTGAGGAGGATGCTGAGGAAAACCCGTTCGCTGAGGACAAGCCGGGCAGTGATTTAGAACATTTGCGTCAAATCAAGGAACAGCACCCCGAGGACTACGAGAATTGGGTTCGTATTGAGCACGGTGGCGTAGACCCGTTGAGTGAAGAATCGTTCGGTGGTTATGCTGGTGACGACAGTGAACCGCTAAGTTTGCTTGGAGGAGGTGCAAGTTCCGGTCGTAGATTGGACCCTGTCACAGGTGAATATGTTGACGAAGACGAAGACGAAGACGGAATCAAACCGCTAGAAGCAGGAGCGAGCGTCAGTGATGCTTTGAACCATCCTCGTACCAAACTCTCTCAAGGATTCGTTACCGAAGAGCGGTGGAATCCTGAAACAGGTGAATACGAGGAAGTACAAGTCCCTAAAGGTACTGCTGCCTCTGGTAGGGTTGCCGCTACGCGTAGCGCTCCGAAGGCTCAAGGGAAGGGGGCGAAACGGTACAAGGCCAAGGATTGGGGCGAAGCGGCGTTGTCCGCTCAGCATGGTTTTGCTGAACTGTTGTCTATTATTGACGGTGGTCGTGAAGTAATGCCGAGCGGTAAGACTCAGCCATTCGTCGCTGGCGAGGCGGGTCAGGCTCATACAGCATTCGCTCCGCCCGCTTTCCCCGCCCCACCGGGCATGGTGAAGGTTGGGATGCCGAGCGGCCAAGTGACCAAACCTCCTTTTGTCCGAATCATACCTTCAACTACTTTTGATGAAGTTGACCCTCGTCAGTTAAATTGGCCGCCCGATGCCGAGGAGGGTGATGCCTAATGTACGTGATTGTGAAAAACGAGGAGGAGAGTTTGGACGAACAGAAATTAGAGTCCCTAAACGATTTGGTAGGCGTAAAGGACGTCCCGATGATAACTGACCCGCTTGAGGCTCACGAGATTGCTCAGCGCGGTAGCATGCCTTTGATGCCGGAGGGGACCAAGGGTTGCCCGGAGTGCCAAAACGCTCGGGTTCGTGATTATGTCAAACACCCGCCGCATTTTACTCGGTCGCGTGTTCACGTGAACCACAATCCTAGCAAAGAGTCTAATCCTCAACACAGGCGACTACCGGACGGCAGGATGACCAAAGACGACTTGTTTGGTGTTGACGTCCCGCACCCTGACGATGAGGAGCACAATTCTGAAGGTGGGTGGTTCCATGTAGGCTCATTCGGTAATACTTGGGGTGATGACGGTAAAACTACGCATAGCGCTCCGGGCATGACAGAAGCACAGGTGAGGCGTTATCTTGAGTATTTGTTTGAGGACGCTCCCGGTAAAGGGGCATTCTACGATACTGATTTGAACAAAGAGTTGGGTATCGGTCACCCGAGCACCGGACTTATGGCCCATGACGGGTCTCACCCTCCGCTGACTTGGTTTCATCCGAGAGAGGACAGTTCTTGGGGCGCTAAGTGGAGTCCGCAACATCAGAACGTGACGAAGACTGTTAAAGACGTTAAAGGTAAGACAAAACGCGTGGGGGTTGTTCCTCTGCTTGACCCTGAAGGTAATCAGATTATTGACCCTGAGACGGGCAAACCTATGATGGGGAAGGGTAGGGCCGAGCGGCAAAAAGTGGGCAAAGGTGCACGAAAAGGCGGACTTGGTACTGAAACGTTCCCCGATTTAGGTCGCGCTCTTCGGTTCTATAAGAATCACGTTCTTAATCATAAGCAGGACGCGGTGCAACGCGAGCAGGACTACGCTCTATATCACCCTGAATTACATACAGCGCTCTCTAACGGGTTGCGTGTAGGTCAAACACCTTGCACATTGTGTCTCGGTCATGGTACAACCACGGGTAATAATTTGTTGTCGTATCTTGGTGGTGATGCTAAAATGCAGCGTTATGGTTCGGTTAATTCTCATGCTGACATCGCTGATGGTCAAATGCTAGGTGCTACCGGTAGCGTGGACGAGGCTCATGAGAACCACGAAGGGGAGCGCTCTACAATCAACCACGAATTGATGGAACATTCCGGTCCGTTCGGTCAAGCGGGTTGGTCTACACCTGAAGACCCGCTGAGCGACCTTATGGATAACCCTCATGCTGAATATCTATGTTTGCGGTGTGCAGGTACAGGCGTGTGTTCTACCTGTGGTGGCGACAAGACTATTGATACTATCAAACCTAACCAAGACGCCGAAGAATACGCTCAGACTCAGCGTCAGGCTTCCAAGTATAAGCACGCTCATTCTCTAGCGCGACACGGTCAGCCGTTCGGAGCGGTCAGCGGTCAGCCGTGGTTGCGACCCGGCAAGGTACCGGTAATCGGTGGTGGTGGGGCGATGCAAGACACTCCGTCGTTCCTTCAAACCGAACCCGGTGAAGGGCAGTTTGGCCTGCGCGAGCAATTCGTAAAACCACCGCAGCCTCAACGACAGACAGTGGGTGTCCGTCACGGCCACCCGAAGCAGTATAAACCCGAATTAGGCTCCGGTACAGGATTCGCTCCGGCTACTCATCCGGGTACGATGGCTGCTTCGTTGCCACTAAAACCCGAAACTCCGTACGGTCCTGCTGACAAAATGTCGTTCGCTCAACTTATAGGGAGCGGTCTATATCCTGAAGGAGCGACCGGTGTCGGTAATGAAGATGTTACCCATCCTACCGACCCGCTCGGTACTATGAATTGGGTAAAGGTTGTTGACCCGGAGACAGGTGAAGAGACTTCTCGGTTGGAGACGAGCGGTGGTGTGTTGAACTTACCCGGTGGGTTAGAACATTGGGCAGGCCGCGGCGCTCCTACGTTTGATACCGCGGCTACTCATGGTGTTCCGAGCGCTCAAACTCCAATCCCTCTACCTGTTCAGTCCGAGGTACCCGTGCCTAGTCAGATTCCGCCCCCTCAACCTGTTGAACAAGAACCCGAGATTGATTACTACCACCAATACGAGTCTAATGACAAGCGAGGGTTCACCCTTGATGAGAACTTCAAGACTCCTTTTGAGCAAAGTGATATGCATGCTTCTAAGTGGGAAGGTACCGATATACCAACTCATTATCAGTACCCGAAGAAGGATTTAATCGGTTGGGATTCTGCTACCGGGTTGGACCCTGAGCAGGTGCATGCGGGCTGGGAAGAGTCTTTGGGCAGGCTTGATAGGGGCGCTGAATATCTTGGGATGGACAAAGACCAAGTCAACGAAGAGAAGACTAAGATTTGGCAGGAAATGATGAGCCATTATAGGTCGGCAGAGCGCGCTGAACAGAAGTTTGTCCGTTCGCAGATTTACAGACGCCCGAACGATGTTTGGTCTGACCCCGGTGAGAGATTTATGGATGCTGCTTTGAAAGGTCATCAAGATTTGGCCGAACTGTATGAGAAAAGTGGAAGTGAAGACATACTAACTTCCCCGATAGCCGAACGCGCTCTATATCGTACAATCAAGAGCATTCATCCTGATTGGGAACCGAGCGAAGACGTTGAAACTCTTACGCCTCGCGAAGAGTTAGTCGGTAAAGGGGAACCGATAGATGTAGCATGGTCTATACTGAAATCTTATGCGACAGACAGGCATAGGGGTAGACGGGCCGGGGGCGTACGACAAATTGCGTCCTTGTCGTCTCTCAACTACCCGCCCTCGGTCCACCTTTGAGCGGTATCCCCTAAAGGGGATAAGAGTTCTAATGATATTGGGTTAATCGGAACGACGCTCTTATGAACCAAAGCGGTAGTCGCTATTTGAGAGGCGAGATGATGCAGACGCTGGGCGCAGGGCCGAATAGAGGTAATGAAGACGAATTGAAGGTAATGGGTTTAATTGCCTTTGTGAGTATGTTGGTAGGAGCGGCGATAGCCGTGTTTGATGCGCGATTATGGCTCCGAATGGAAGATTCTGTGTACACTAACGCACTGACTTATACAATGGGAGCGTTCACTTTACAGGGTATCTCTTATTTCATTTACAAAATGTTAATGCAGGATTCCATGGACAGCAGGGCTACGTTTGCTCGGCAACAGAAGGAGAGGGATAGGCGAGTTATGCAGATGCAGCAAATGTTCTCCGGTAGGCAATTGGAACAAGAATTACGGTTACAGGAATTACAACTTGAGGCTCAACTGAAGATGCTTGAGCATAATCCTGAAGCGGTGATGGCTAAAGTGGCTGAACCGCCGCGCGAGGATTTCGCACCGTCCGCTCCGGCTCACGAAGCCAAGTCCGACCAACCGTTAGACCTCGGTGCGGGTAAGGTAGCAGAATCTAAAACGAAAGGTAAGAAGTGATGGAGAATGGGTTGGCTGTTCAAGACCCCGAGCGACGACGCCGTTGAGAAGACGATGAGGGCTTGGCATACTCAAAACCTTGTAGACCGTGAATATCAACGGTTTTTCGGTTGGTTAAAGGTCTTAATCGCGGTTTTCATCACTACGTTTGTTATTTCAGCGTTTGAGTTTTATTACGGTTCAAGCATTTGGGAAGCATCAGTTACCCGTATTGGGGATTGGGCTGGCGAACAACTTTCGCGGTTGTGATGCCCGTTGACGATGAGTCTAGGTGGGTCTGCGCTAATTGGTGCGGCGGTTTGGGGTCAGCAGTTATGGAATTATTGGAAACCACGCAGAATCGGCATTTATGGACCTACGTTGGTGGGTAAAACCACTTTTGACCGCTACATGACTACACCGGGTGAAATGGAAGAGATACCCGAGAAGATGCGTACCGCTCATCCGAAGCGGTTATTGAAAGGAGGGTATACTCTCCCTCGCCCGACCCGGAAACGAATCCGGTGGAAGGGGGAGAGGCGTGTCATTCATAGCGCCGATATTGGTGGACAGCAACGGTTTTGGAACCTTTGGATTGAGGATATGGTGGACAGACAATGCGAAATCGTAGTATTCATGCTTGATGAGCGAGCACTGAACGGTGGCGGCGGGGCTGTAGACTGTATTGGTGGGTTTAAGTTCCTTGTTGACGCTATCATCAATCAGCGGTGGAACTACCGCCGGATAGCGACTCGGATTAAAGGGAAACGATACAAGCCTACCTTAGTGGTAGTAGTCGCTAACAAGGCTGACAAATGGTGGGACGAACAGGCGAACATACTTTGGAAGCAGCAGCGATTGCGCGAACACAGAATCTTTGATTCATTGAGACCCGGTATGGTAGAATTGCAGAAAGCGGGTGTACCTTGTAGAGTCTCAATGATGGCTACCCGCATCGGGTGGAACGTGGAAAGCACTTTAATTGAGATGCTAACGTGGTAAAATAGAGAGGCGAGCGAGAAATGATGAATCCTTTAGCGTGGGGAGCGCAGCAGACCCCTTTGGCGATGAACACACAGACTGAATTAGTGAGGCTTGCGGCGAACACTCCGAACGTGTCGCTCGCGGAACTTCAAGGGTTAGCGCAGGCCCAAGGGGTGATGCAAGCGGCGGCAGACAATCAACCGCATATTGAAATCCCACGCGTTAACTTCTATCCTTCAAGGCACGCTAACCCACGCAAGGCGCGTCGTCAGGACATTAAACAGGCGTATCGCCTCTTAACTCCTACAAAGCGTAGTGCTTTTTCGCCACGCCGTTTGATTGGTGGTAAATACAGGTACAACAAAAACACGTCACAATGTTGCGTTGACGGTTGTGATGTTGACTATCTGCTCAAGGCCATGGGTAATGTGTTCAGTGAGATTCGCGATGAGGATACCGGCCGGACTCTTTGGGATATGTATTTCATTGACCCCGTGTCGGGCGAGAATCAGGCATTCCTCGCTCGTGAAAAAGTGACCGGTGGTCGTACGATGCGCGCTACTTATTGTCCTGAACATCTACATCTCTATCATCTTCTGACTAAATGGGAAAGAGAAGAAGAGAACGAAATTGAGGCGAATAGTGGCACTCTCAAGGCTAAAGTGAAGAAGGGGGTTAGTATGGTAGCCGTACCGATGACAGCGGTAAAACCCAAAGATAATACTCCCACCACTCTTCAGAAATACGAACCGTTCTTCAAAATGATAAAGGCTGATAAAATCCCTATCATTCATATGCAGAATAGCGAAACAGGGGTCAACGATGTCACTATGGTCGTGTTTGATATGCGGCAGTTCGCTGAAGGTAAGAGCGGTCTCCCTGTCTTACAGCAACAGGTTCAAGGAGGAGAGGTCGCTCCCGTAGGAGCGGGGTTGCAGCAATTGTTAGCAGAAAAACAAGCGAATCTGCCCGAGGTGGAATAGATGGTTTGGCCGTTTAGTAACAATAATACTCAATCTGCTCCTCAACCAACAGGCACTCTTAATCTTGGACTCGCTAACGGAGCACAGTCTATGGGCGCTACCCCCGCTTGGGGTATGCCTCCCCAACAACAGAATCCGTTTATGGCGGGTTTAGGCGTACCGCAACAGCCGGTCGCTCCGCCTTCTGAATTAGAGATTTTTGCTATGCTTCAACAGACGAGTACTCCGATTGACGCGTGGTTAATGACTGACGGGTTCAAGCAAGTTGTAGGTGTAGTCAGTAGTGTTGTAGCGCTCAACCTTGTAGAGTTTTTCAGAAACGCTAAGTTTGTGGATGATGGGGATAAGGGGCTTAAGATTGATATTACTTCTCTCCCCGCTCAGTTCCAAACTATGAGTTCCGAAAATGTAACGAGTGAACTTGTGACACTACAGCAAGCCGCTAACATGGCTGTACAGAACAGTGGGATGCAGCAACAGCAAATACTTCAGATGACGCAACAGTCTATGATGGGTGGAGCATTGACTGCTGCTATGCAGAATGACGGATTCATGGAACAAGCGGGTGGTGCTGTTGGCGGACTCGCTCGTGGAATGTTCGGCGCGGCTACAGGAATGAGGTGAAATTATGGACGTAAAACCTAACGGAATGAACCCAATGAGTATCAGTAATATGAGTATAGCCATGAGCGATATGACGAATCTTGGTAGCAGGGTCGTGATAGACCTAATCATGGTTCAGGTTATCGCTATGGCTCTTGGGGCGTTTTTGCTTATCGTCTTTGAGGGTTACAATATGACTTCTAGCCAACTTGCGTGGACGATGGGCGGGTTGTTTACTGCTTTCAGTCTGACCGGTGTGGTTTATCGCAGACTCAGCACTTGACCACCGGTTTAACGGGCAGTCTGCCGACCGAAGTGTAACTTTTGTTTTCATGAAACAACCGCATTGCGAGCACCTGCTTCCGTTAAAATGTTCGCAGGACATACACTCCTGTAACCTCTTTTTCGACGTTTCAGTATCAACTCTATTGTTTAGTACCAAATCACGAGCGGCTTTCATCAAACTCTCAGCCGTATCGCGATTTACTGGTATTCCCGCAACTTGCGGGGCGCGCCCCAATCTCCGCATTATGAGACCGGACAAGGCGCAACCTCTTTGATTTAGCGGTGTGTCCGCTATACATGGCGGAGCGGATTACGCGAGCCTCATGCAAGTTGTGTCAGTGCGAAACGCGTGACGATTTGGAAGAGGAATTAAGGAACGGAATCGTGACTCCCAAGGAATTAGACAAGAGGATGGAATGGCGTGAAAACACGTCTGACCGGCATTTTCGTAACCATATGGGGGAATATCATCTTGCATCCAATTCAGAATGTATAGTCTGTACCTATTTCAATCGTTACCAAGTTGAAGAGGATTATTACAACGGTGATGTGTCTTCTGCTGAAATTGCAGAAATGTGTGGTTGTTCTGAAACTACCGTGTACAACCATTTGAAGCATCATCTGAAACCGTTAGTTCAAGCGTCTGCCGCTCCGGTTATCGCTCTAAAAGCGGGGAGTGAGATGGAAGCGCTACGTGAAAACGTTGAGAAATTGAACGGCGAACTTGGTTACCTGTTTGAGAACCCTGATAGGAACGACCCTCAGTTTTACGGTAATCTTCAACGGATGCACAAAGAAGTACGAGAGACCGTCAAGGATATTCTCAAAATCCAAGAGCGTGCTATGGGAGGACAGGCTGCGGAGGCTGGCATTAACGCACAGACTGTGAACCTCATTAAAGTTGAACTGTCTAAGGAATCGCCTGATGTTTGGCGTAAGATTCGTTCAAAATTAGTGGAAGGTGACGAAGTTTGAAAGCAATCAGTATCTCCACGCTCACCTGTGATGATATTGGACATAGCGGCATTCTGCGTGACCGTGGGGCTATGAACGATGTGGAACTTGGGTTATTTCTTGGTCTGATACGAGATGTGATAGACCGATGGTACGAGGCGATTGGGGAGTATGGGCCACCTGTATACGCTCGGTATCATGAACACCGATTGCTATTAGACGGTATTATAGAACTATTTGATAGAATCCAAACAGTTGATGAGCCGCAAGAGGCGTTCAGGTACAGGCGTGAATTAAGACAGTCTCTCAGTCAGTTCAAAACATTGTGCGACGAACTTGCTATGCCGTTTAGTTCTCCTCACTACGTCCGTGAGTTCTATATGAATCTCCATCGTCGGCTTGTCGGGACGTACGAGCGAATCGTGGAAGGTGATGACGAATGCCAATGACTTCAGGTGGCTCGGGCGGAACGAGTGGATTGCGGTATAACCCGCGAGAGACTGCTGGTGATGAGTTAGGTTATGGTGTATCGCATACCGCTTACAATCCTCGTGATTCTGACGAAAAGCAGAACGATTTGGACGACAAGCGTGACAAAAGGGAAAAACGTGACCGAGCGAAAGCGGGTATCCAGCACTTGAAAGTCAAAGTTAAGAACGTAAAACGCGAACTAAACGAAGCGCAGAAGGAGACAGGTGAACTGTCCGACCTTACAGGACCGGCAGGTTCGCGCGGTGGCGACTTAGACAATGCAGTCGGTACCATGACCGGCACCGGTTCAGCGATGGGTGGTGGTGTCGGAGCGGTTCCGCCCGAACTTCCCGGTACTGGTAATTTCGGTCAAGGTGGAGCGTTCGTTAGAGCGTTTGATGTTCTTAAACGCGAAGACACTGAAACTCTTGAATCAACTCGGTCTAAACTGCGAGGCGGGAAGGCGAAACGACACAAGAAGCATGGGTTTGTAGAAAGTCATAGAAGACAGCGTGGCGGTAAACGGCTAAACGTTTCGTTCCGTGACCCGAAGAAGCGAGCCGGGTCTCATGTTAGGCATAGAGTTCACTATAACCCGCGACACGGGGCAATCAGGCCACGAGTGACCGGGCCACTGTTCAGGGGTGTAGGAGGACGGCGAGCGCATATCGCTATGCCTGACCCACGTCAGCGTGAAGCGCGACTTACTCAACGGTATATGAGTCAGGAAATGCCGCAGGCTTTACCGTACACCGCTCCAATGCGACCAATGACTCCGACAGCCACGCCTCAGCGGTACGGGCGTCCTCGTAGTAAGCGGGGCGACGACCGCCCATCTGCTTTGCTGGGTCCTAAGCAGATTAAGCAGCCTCGTACCGCTTCTACACCCATGGGTGCCGGGTTCGGGACAGGTGGTACTTCGCCTCTCGCTCTTAGTGAAGACGTAATGGAACTTGACGGACTTCTTCTGAAGTTCTTTGCAGGAAAAGCCAAGATTCGTCAGGCCGATGTTGCTGAGTTCAAACAGTTATTACGCGATGCCAAGAGATTGCTCAGTCAGTTGAAGAAAGGGTATGACGTTGGCTGTGGTGACGACGCTGAAGGTCCGTCACCGCGCGGTCACAACAAACAGACTTCCGACCCGAAGGGTGCAACCGAATCTGACCCGGAAGACGATGCCACTACTTGGGGGGCGCACTCATACGGAATCGTAGCAAGGAGAGGACAACCTTGAGAGTTTTAGTGAGAGGCACAAACGTTTCGCTCATTAAAGGGCAAGGAGTGGTCGCTCAGTTCCCCGATACAGGCCAGTCTTTCATTCTCGCTCGCGAGCATGCAGCGAAACCCGGTGCTAACTACAACCCGTTCTTCCATGACCCTCGCACGGGTGATGTTCGTACTGATATTGAACATAAGTGGCCGATGGAGGCGCTACGCGACGAAATCGCTCGTGATGTCATGGGAAAACACAACTTAAGTAGCCATGATGCATTGAAAATGGCAGAAGACGTGATAAACGGCGGACATAATCAGTTTAATGATGAACATCACGACAAAAATCATCATCTTAACCCGGTATTTGATAAAAACGGTAACCTGCATCCTGATTACGCTCATGTTACAGTTACGCCTGAATATCAAGGGCATGATGTTGATACTCACGACCGGCGTACCAAAACTGAAGACGGACGACAAGTGAACTTCTTTGCGAGAGCGAAAGAGCACGAAGAGTTCGGGCAACACGCGGAAAGCGGTACAAACTTCGCTTACAGGCAAATGCAGGCGCAGGCGCAAGAGTTGTTGGGTTACGTTCCTTCAGTTCTCAAGAAACCGCATATTGAACCCGGTACAATGACCAATAATCACGTGTATAGACATCAAAGTACAGGACCGGGGCCGGGTGAACACGTTACGCGACCGGTCCAGCGAATGCACAACCAAACGCGAGGGTTACCAGCAGCCGACCCGTTCAATATCTTGTTTGGTGAAGGAGATTCGCCTAAACTACCGCCTGCCTTTTGGGAGAAAGCGGGTAGCGGTGTTCCTAAAAAGCAGAAAGAGAGATTGAGTGAAGAATATGGTATCCAAGACCCCGAATTATTGGACAATATGGCAGGGTCCGCTGTCGGGCAACTGCTAATCGGGCAGGGACGAGGCAGACTAGAATCTTTGATAGGTGATTTATCTCGCAGATTAGATATTGGTGGCAAAAACGCTGAAACTTATAACACAATCCACTCACACGTTCAGACTAATCCTGAATGGAAAGGACGCGGAGCGAAAAAGGGGCGAGAACTCGCTGCTTTACTGTTCACCGCTAACCAAATAGGAGACGACCTGTCTGATTTCGGGTCGTGGGACAATGTCAACGAGGGGGTAGTAGAGAATTGGGCTAAAATAGCACCTGTTGTCGCTGAAGAGCGTGGTGGTGGTCAACCTTTCGATTGGGGAGCGGCTATGCCTGACGAAGTTCACCATTCCGCTCAGCAACCGATAGAACCGGGTGAAGACGAGCATGCTATGGAATTGCACTCTCTTGCAGGTCTCGCTCCGCGCGAACTTGAAGCGCTTTCTCGTGAACCGCCTGCTGATAGGATACCAATACCGGTCCCTCAACAGGCTGCGCCCGAACCTGTCGCCCCACCTGCGCCTGAACAACAGTTTGCTTATACTCCCCAACCTGTACCTCAAATGATTTATCGGTCTGACGACCCTGCTTCTCGTATTCTTAAAGCGATGGAGGAGATTCAGTTGGCTGACGCACGAAAGAGTATAGAGGTAAGCAAACACTTACCCAACTACGATAGTCTCAGTGTCAATAATACCAACGACGTTTCGCTCATGGCGAGTAAACTCGGTCTTACTAATACAGACGTTTTAGGGTTGTATTCAGCCACAGGTGACTGGCATCGCGTAGCGAAAGTGTTTCAAGTAACACCCTCTGTGGTCGGAGCGGTAAAGGTGGTGTTCTCGTGAACAGTTACGAATTATTGAAGAGTGAGTTTGACGTTTTGATGATATATGAGGACGAAGCGGAAGCGGTTGCTACCGTTATGCTGAAAGCGAACTTTTCGCGCGAAGTTGAACAGTGGGTTTGGTGTGGCGACTCTCTTCTGAAGAACCAAATGGCTCAAACTCCTTCGCCAGCGCAAGCGCAAATGTATGGTAACCCACAACTCGGGCTTCAAGGCATAGACCCTCAGCAGTTGCAACAAATGCGCGTTACTTCAAAACCCGGCAGATTTTTCGGACTTGGTAAACCTCAATACGAAATGTCAGGTGGTGCTTACGGGCACTCAATGCAAGGGACTCAACCGCAATTAGCCCGACAGATGCAAGGTATGGCCCCCGGCTCGTCTCCTGTTCAGGCGTACGAGCAGCAGTTTGGTGCTTTACAGCAAGGCGGACCGGGTAGACTCAAGCAAGCGTTAGGAGCGATGGGCCAAGGAGCGAGAGCGATGGGCCGAGGAGCGAAAGCGGGTTGGCAAGTGGCAGGTAAGAAATTAGACGCCGGAGCCGCTCAGGTGAAAGACGCGTGGCATGGCGACGAAGATGCAGGTCGTGTCGGCGTAAAAGATTGGGGTCGCAAGGCATGGGGAGGGGTCAAGGATGCTGCGGCATCAGCAGTAAATGCTGCTCAGCAGTTTGAAACTCCTGAACAGACCGCGGAACGCGGGTACCAAGCGACACGGAACTTGCCCGGTGAGCGGGTACCGCTTCCGACAACTCTTGAACAAGGCATGACTCCATCCAATGTAGGGCAACCGCGGAACGTGGGTCAAGGGGATTATACTCAGGGACAATCTGACGGGAACAACCTTGGTAATGTTCAACTCAATTTACCCGGACTAGAACCTGAAATCAATGTGAGTCCGCACCAAGGTTCCGGCTCTCAACAGACTTCTTTGTACGATAATCACCCTACGCAGGCTCAAGATACTGAGATACCTATACCAATACCTACGCCGGGCGGGGCGCAAGAGACGACTACAGGAGACGCCTCTCAGACTCATGGGTGGACACCTGAACAATGGGGTAAGTTAAGCGGTGGAGTAAAACGCGCTTGGGAAGGCTCTCATGCGAACGACCCTGAACTTGCGGATATAATCCGAGAACGAATGGTAGCAGGGGAGGCTTACGACCCCGAGAAGGCTGGAATGAAAGGTTGGAAAGGCGGGCGATGGGTTGGTGCTCAACGCGCTTTGGGTATAGACCCGACCGCTGTTCAGACTTCTTTTGACGCGATAGACCACGCTTGGGATTACTTGCTGAAAGGTGAGTAAATGTGCAGTTTGACGACCCAATCCTTGAGATAGATTGGGAGATGTCAAAAAAGGATTTTACGTTCTTTTTTCAAGATATTCTCGGGTGGCAACTCGCTCGCCATCACGCTCATTGGGTTGAACAACTCAACAAAGAGGACCGGTATTGTGTGAAAGCGTCGCGTGACCATGGTAAGTCTGTACTGTTTTTGTGTTACCTACTATGGAAGGTGACCTTTGAAGAACGGACTGATGCAATTATTTTCTCTCACTCGCTGGACCAAACTATCCGCCACATGCGATTCATAGACGAAATGATAATGATGACACCGATTCTGCGACACCTGCGCTCAAAAGACGCGTGGGCTAAAACTTATTTTGGGTTCACTAACGGGTCGCGCATTACCGCTAAGTCGGTCGGCGGAGCGGTTCGTGGTGCTCACCCTAACATCATTCTTTGTGACGATATTCTATGGGGTACTACTGAAAGCGAACTGAAAAAGGTAGCGACTTGGTACTACGAAGTCATGATTCCCACGCTGCATCACAGCGGGAAATTGATGATAGTAGGAACACCGTTTACTCCGACTGACCTTTACACCGAACTTGAAAGCAAAGAAGGGTACATCGTGGAAACTTGGCCGGCAATCAACGAGAAAGGCGAACCGTTATGGCCTGAACGATGGGATTTAGATGCGCTAGACGAAAGACGAAAGGATATGACAGCAGTATCGTTCGCTCGGGAATATCTGTGTGAACCGATTGATGATTCTTCAAGCCTGTTCCCTACTACTATTCTTCAACCTTGCAGAGATAACAGCCTGTGTATAATCCCGCGTAGACCGGAAGAGGATGATGAAGCGCAGTATTTCATCGGCTGGGACCCGGCGATTTCGTCTGACCGGAGCGCTGATTATACAGTGATGGTAGTTCTACGCAAACCCCCTGATTCGCCTAACCTTGAGATTGTTCATTATGTTCGGCGCAAGGCTATGGATTTCAGGACTCAGATTATGGAGATTCAGCGATTGAATGCTAAGTTCCGGCCGGAAGTGATAGAACTTGAGGCTAACCATTTTCAGCGAGTTTTCGCTACTGAACTTCGGGCGAATACCGACCTACCAATCAAGACTTTCATTTCGTCCAAAACTAAGAGGCAGTCCTTACTAATGGGCTTGGTTCTACGATTTGAGCGCGAACAGGTAAGAATGCCGTACGCTGAAGAACAGAGCCGAGAAATGACGCGAATCTTGGAAAACGAACTGATAATGTTTGGGATGAGTAGAGGCGGAAGGTTAGAGAGCATAGGCCGACACGACGATTTCGTAATAGCGCTCGCGCTCGCTAATTGGGCCACGACTGAGTTCAGAGAACGAGTTATAGATTTGGACGAGATTATGGCGGGGCTGATTGACTAATGTGGGGTAGTACATTGATTGGGGACGAGTATGACGCACCGGTGGCTGGATTAGATGAGGACACCGCTTTGGTGGTGAAACATCTTGCTCAGCACCCGCTCTTCGCTAAAGCGGGAGAAAGAGTGACGCCCGGAGCGATAGGCGATGGGCCGAGCGCTACTTCCGAAGGAGAAGGCACTCTCGCCCCGAAAACTAACGAGGGGCTGGCTAACCCTGAAGAGGAAGAGAAGCGTAGACAGAAACTTATGCAAACTGCGGGAGCGCTTGGGATGCAAGCCGCTCAGCAAGACCAAATCCAATTATCGTTCCCTGATTCAGGCGCAGGATGGTTTGATACCTATTTTGGTAAAGGAGCAGAGAAAATCGTTAAGGATTTGAGACGAGCGCGCCGTGTCCATAAAGAGTTCAAAACTGATATTGACGACGCTATTGATGCGATTCGGCTGATGAAGCGAATGGAAGTAGAAGATACTCTCAAAGCAATACCGTGGGCGGAAGGCCACATCGGGGCGATTCGTGAACTCGGGTTATCAGACCGCAATCTCACTGCTCTAAGGAAACACGCCCAAGGGAGAGAGGTCGGACTACGGCGCGCTTGTGTGTCGTGGGAGAAGGCTGATGGAGTCATTAAGCGACTTAGTGACCATGAAGGGGTTTGGGGTGAAACTGAGCAACAGGAATGGGTCAAAGCGACTCAACTCAAAAAGGATGCTAAAAAACAATGGCGTAATACCTTGCACCAAATTGACACCCTGAACAAACACGAAGTTGTGTGGTTAACTAATGCCGCTAACAGTTTGGCAGATAAGGGAGTGATGAGCACTCGGTCTATCACTGAGGATATTGTAGAGAAGGGTGACAATTTTGGAATTACTACAGCCAAGATTGGAGCGCTACTCAAAACTTATGGTGATGAATACGGTATCGGTAAAGTCACAAGAGATAAGTGGGGAGTGGAAGACAGTAAAGGAGTTATTATCGTTAAAGACGTTTGGGCCTATGCTGCCGGTTTCCTTGATGCTGACGGGTATATCACTATCACAAAACGCGGAGAACCTCGTGCTGGGATTATAGCAACAGGCGCGCGCGGTAAAACCCACTGTGAAAACTTGTACAAAGCGTTAGGATGCGGTGTATTACAACTTGATTTGAAGGTTCACAAGAATAGTCGTAGGTCACAACATCGTCTTCAGTTTTATTCCAAAGACGATTTGCGGAAGTTATTGACCGGAATACGCCCTCATCTTGAACTCAAAAAGCGACAGGCAGACGCAGTGCTTGAACTTGTGGAACTTGGTCGTGAGTCAATCGCTAAAGCGAGAAAGACTGAATTACAGCGTGTCGTGAAATGGGAAAATTGGAAAGACACAAAGAGTGACGACCTACTCGCAGAATGGGGCGTAGACGTGGAGACGGTGGAAAAATGGTTGGTGCGAGACCCTGAAGTCATATCTCTTGGCGTTGAAGCCGAGCGACTTTTGGGGGTGCTTGAATGAGCAAACCGAAGGGAGTGGCTGTTATGCGAATCTCAATCAAACCGAAAGGCAAGTCTGATTCACCGGTGGATGATGACCCCGGCGACGAGTATGATGGACCGCAAGGTCACGAAGAAGGGATGAAGCAAGCCATGAAACTTATTCAACAGTTAATGGGCGGAGGCGAAGAAGATGCCTGAAGGTGCTGAGGAGAAATCACGAATCGGGCGGTTCCTCTCTGCTCTTGGAAAACCGTTCAGGCGAAGCAGTACTCCTCAGCCTATGATGCCGCTATGGAAAAGCGGAATCCAAGAACCGGTGCTCGTTCAGGGTGTTACTATTCCCGCTCTGTACGCTACTGTGCAAGAATCTATTATCCTCCGTACTACAATCAATACGCTCGCTCAGGAGATTTTTCGGCGCGGATATTATTGGGAGAAAGAGTTTCACCGAAAATGTACAGAATGCGAAGAAGAATATCAACATGACGTGCTTGAATGTGAGTTATGTGGTAGTGAAACTCAAGAGCCTGACGTTGACCAACTTCTGTACCCAAAGTGGTTATTCAAACAGCGTAACGAGCAAGACCAATCTTTCATTGACGTTATGAGAGAGGTTGAATGGGATTTGGATATTGTAGATGATGCCTTCCTCGTGCTTGAGAAAGAGTATTTTATTGACGAAAAATCAGGTGACGTTGAGTTTTATCGGGTGAAAAGTTTAGCGCGCTCCGACCCTACCTTCATGAGACTTGTCGCTGACAAGAGAGGTTCGCGTGGCGGGCGCTGGCTCATCTGTTTGAGAGCGGGATGCCGTGACAAAACCTACCCTCATACTGAAGAATACGAGTTTTGCGAGAAATGCAATCTACCTCTCCAAGATGTTCATTTCGTTAACAGCGCGGGCGCAGGTAAGACCCAATACTATATTGAAGGCGAGGTTATTCATATCTCTAAATACAATCCGTCCAAACTCTACGGACGCTCACCCGTTGCTACAATGTGGCGTCAGGCGATGACCCTTACCGCTATGGATAACTACATGTATCTCGCTTACTCAAAACGCCGAATCCCGCGCGGTATTCTTGCTATTACTACTGATAATATCCAATCTACCGCATCGTTTTGGAAAGGTGCCGAAGAAAAAATGGAGCGTGACCCTCACTATATTCCTAAAGTTGGTGTTGAGTCTGCGACAGGTCGCGGTAAAGTTGAGTTCGTGCGGTTTATGGATTCTCTAGATGAGATGCAGTATGCCCAAGTCCGCGATGAAATTAGAACACGAATCGCAGCCTTCTACGGTGTATCTAATATCTTCATGATGGATACGGGTAAAGGAGGTGGTTTGAACAACGAAGGTATGCAGATTCTTGTCACTAATCGCGCAGTAGAGTTCGGTCAGAAGATATACACGCGTGACTTGTTCCCACGTATAATGAATGAAATGGGTGTGACTGATTGGAAAGTTACGTTATACCCGAATGAGGAAGAGGACGATGTGACACGACTACGTCGTGATGAAATGGAAGTCAATGTCGCTCAGAGGATGATGCAACTCGGGTTCCAGCCTATACTCAAAGAAGATGCGGCGCGGGATATACGGTTCATATACAAGAAGCCTGAAGAACAGGCGGGAGCGGCTCCACCGGGTGCCCCTACTCCGGGTGGCGCTCCCCCAATGATGGGTGGCGGAATGCCACCGCCGATGCCTATGGGTGGAATGCCACCGGGCGGAATGCCTATGGGCGCTCGGCCACCGGGCGGAATGCCACCGGGCGGAATGCCACCGGGTAGGGCACCTATGGGTGGCGGAATGCCACCGGGCGGAATGCCTATTAGAATGGGTCAACCTATGGCCGGACTTGGCGAAGGTCAAGGACTACGAGATAGAGGACCCGCTCCTGTTGAAGAGAAGCAAGGACTTACAGGTCACCCCACTGGTGGTAAAACCAAACAACGGGGTAGTGAAAAGTCGGCAGTTGAGCGCGCTTTAGACGCGGTGGCCGAAGCACACGCAGGGGTGAATGGTAAGCAGAAAGAGAGCGGGTTCAAGCGATAGGTTGAATATGAAGACGTGTGTGGGGGATAGCAGATGGTGTCAGCAGAGATAGCAAAAATGGACCCAATGGTGCGAAAATTGGAATCGGATTTAGCCGGTTTCAAAAGCGCATTAGAACAAGAAGATTTGGTAGCAGCGCAACAATTATTGCGCAGTATCAATAGAACGAGTGACTATTTGTCGGAAGACGTTACGGAGATTTATAAATCCGAAGAACGCTCTAACGCTTCAGTCGGGCCGAATGATATGTTCGCCGGTGGTGTCCCTGTTCGTCAGTTTAACGAAACTGAACAGGTTATCAACGTGGCGAAACGCGACCAAGTCCTAAAAGGTACAATTCTGCCTGCGCGTGTTGGCGGAATTATGAAACCTCAATCTTCTGTTGGCAAGAGGCTTTGATATGAGAAGAGTGTCTGCGGGTGAAGGGTCTGCAATCCCTAATACTACTTTTACAGGTCAGCCTTTGAAAGTCAAGTCCGAGTCGTTTCAGATTCTAAAACAAGAAGAACACCCTTCTGAGGTCCAAGACCTGCATAAGGGATTGAGTATAGCGACTACCGCCGCTGAGGAACTCGGGCTTGATGATATGGCTGCTGAAATTGTACAAATGCAATCAGAAGTTGAAGAGCAGTTTCCGGGTTCGGAAGACGCTTATTACGGAAGAGGTAGCGAATCTGAATCCCCTCCTATGCCTACTGATGACGAGGAGGTGTTGAACCTTGAGTGAAAGTGATACTGTAATGAAATTAATGAGTGCTCTTATTACTAAGATGGAGAGTATGGATAATCAAATGACCGAGATGCAGCATGTTATGAGGCATCCCGATTCACTACTCAAGCGTGCTGGTTTTATTCGTATGAAATCGCCGTCCGTAAGCGATGTATGGGGCGACCCACTTCGTGGTGACCGTTCAAGTGTAATTGCTAAAGCGGGGGATGGTGAAGAGGTTGATGCTACAGAAATGCCGAAATCTAATGAAGAATGGTACGAAATGGATTGGTCCGATATTCACGCGTTGGCTGAAACAGCCGGCGCTCCGGCCGATAGAGGTGATTTTGTCACTACTCGGCGCTCAGTTGAGGTGAACGAATGAAACCGATTAAAGTGAATGCAGGCGAATGGAGCGAATATGAGGACCTTCTTGCTAAGGCTAAGGAGATGGAAGAGAAATTAGAGAAGGCTAACACCGAGACTGATAATAGCGAATTACGCGATGTCCGTGGTGTAGAAGAAGTTAGACCTGCCCACTATTGGACTAATCAGCAATTACCCGACCATCCTGAAACCGTTAACCGGTGCACTCCTGAAGCGGAGAGTTACCGGTTCCGTGAAGCGAACCCTCACTCTGACGACGGGGCATGGTCGGCACATATGACTGATGGCGGCGGGGACCGACCTGCCGGTATTACTAACGAAAAAACCCTATTTGGTAAAGCGGATATGTGCGCTTGCGGCGACTGTCCCGCTAAAGACTGCACTTGCTCTTCAGGTTGTGACGAGTGTAAATGTAATAGGGTAAAGAAATCTCAATTACTTGGCGCGTGGAAAGAGGACGACCCGTTTGTCTTACAAAATATCGCTGAACAGGCTGAATCTCTCACTCGTCGTCTATGAACGGGGGTGAGGGCATAAAGGAAGATGCAAGAGCATTTTGGAAACGCTCTCGTTTTGAGTTTGTCAAATCCTTGTATCATGACTGTAATGAGGACGACGCTTCTGAATTACTACTCGCAGCACTTGATGGTGATAGGCGAGGTACACCTGTAACTAAATCCGATTTAGTGCTTCTTGACCGCGCAGTAGCCATAATCAAAGAAGCAGGTGGGAGAGATAGAGCGTACCCGACAGAAGAAAGTGGGTATCAGCATCAACCCGGTGACGAGCCGAGTACTGTTCGCAGACAAGGCTGGGCACCACCAATTCCATCAGCATCACTCAAACCTCATGTAGGACGCAAGGGGTATGAAAAAGTGCTAGAGGTAGGGAGCACGAGTGACATCAATCGTGTTCTTGATTTAATGTCGTCAGGGCGACCTGAGACTCAGGCGGTTGAACATACTTCTGATAATGTCAGGCCGGATAAACACCCGGTGGAAGGACTTGGTCTGTTCGCTCAACGACACGCTGTTCTACCTTCAAGTCAAATGCAGGGAATCCTCAGACACCTGTACCGTGACGGCGGGGCGCAAGAGTTTGACGAAGGGCTTGACTCTCATGAAAATAAACATTCTAATCATCCTCACCATAGAGACACAGTGTTCGGGCGTCATACCGGTAATATCGGACTTGGTGCGCTACATCAACGCGAATCAGAACGTCTCGCTAATAGTTACGAGAAAGAGTTTGGAAAACCGATGGACGACCCGGAAGCGATGGTACATGCCGCGAAAACTCTTGAGTGGGAAGGGTACGATTTTAGACAGTTTCTAGATGAGGATGGTAATTTTCCTCAGTCCAACCAAGAATTATTAGATTTAGTACGGGATAAGGGATTAAAGCGTGACCCGGAGAAACAACTCGGGGTCATGGGTTGGCTCGGGGCGACTGAAATGATGTCACCTTCAATGCGCCGTAATACTATGAAATGGATAGCGGACGGACGCCCTTCTGAAGCGAAAGAGTATTTTGGTACGGAAGCGCGCGATATGGTTCCGTTCTTAAACAGGCAGATTGCCGTTCGCCTGTCTCGCTTAGTCAACAAGGCGAGAGCGGGTCCGACTTCTCATGGTAATATCGTGAACGCTCCCGAGCATAGTGGTAAAGTAGTTCAGGATATTGATAGCGCTGATTCAGGCCAAGCAATTCTAGACGCCTTGACTAATCTTCAAGTGCATAGCGGGACAGGTGAGTTCTCGCATCACGGAGCGGAAGAGGCAGGGACTCACTCTGCGTATGAAGAGATTTTGCGCCGCTCCGCCCACGAAGGTATGGATATTGGGTCGTTATTGATACCACATTTCGACGAAGAAGGTAATAGAGTAGATTATATCAACGAAGGGGACAAAGAGAAAGATTCGCATAGCCAGCAGAAGTATTTGTCGCCCGGTCATATCAATAATTATGTGGACAATGGGTGGCTTGATAATAGCGTTCGTCACAAAATGTTCTCAGAAGGAGTGGTTGGGCAGTACGAGAACGAAGTGAAAGGAAACCAAGCGATGCGCGATTATCTAAGTCCGCTCACTCATGGTACTGACACTTTTACCCACATGTTTGATTTGGGCGGAGGTGGTATGGGCCACCATGACGATTCGGTTAAGTATTGGTTGGATGAAATGTTCCCCGGTATCGTTACCCAGCCTCATTCTTCTTCTTACCATATCTCAATGCCTGATATTGATACTGAGGATAAAACTCAAGAAGAGCGATTTCAAGATTTTAGCGGTATGTTTGACGATTTTATCAGTGAAGAAGGTGAAATACCGCGCTTTGAGCGCGAGTTGAGAGAAGAGTCGCCCGGACCGTGGGGGATAATGGAACCGGAAGCGGGTATGAGTCACGCTCAATCAGTATGGCCTACCGCTAATCTTGATACCAATACTCCCGGTTTTCTCGCTCAACAGTCTGATGATAGAGCGAAACAACGATACGCTCGGGGTAGCCTGAGCGGGAACACTTATCGGTCGCGTTTCCCTAACCAAATGACGCGCGGTGCATTATTCGGGCAGTTCGCTCGCGGGCTTGATGAAGACGACGAATTACCTAACGCTTACCGAATACCTATATCGTCTCTTGCCAATAAAATAGCGAAAGATGATTTTGGCGCTGTCGGTCACGCTCCTCGTGTAGGTGCTGACAAAATGGGAGTACAGAATGACCGACAACGGGCTATTATGCTTACAGAAGCAGGGCTTAGAGGTGACGCGCCATTAGACCGGAAAGTGCCGACTCAAACACCCGCTTCGCCCACTCAAGATTATATGGGTAACCTGAACGTATATTCCCTGAACGACCCGTTTGGGAAACAGGCGAATCTCGCTCAGTTACAGAACTTGTACGATGGGGAGGTTGAGGGCCATGAACCATGGAATCCTGATTACCCTACGTTTGACCCGAGAGCGTTCTATATCCAAGGTGATGAAGGTAGATTGACCGATACTAGCAGAGACGAAGTAGGTCAGTTCTTGAATACTCGTGCGAGCGAGAGATTCGGTAATTTCACTCAAGGTCAACTTTGGGGAGACGAAACGAACCCGAGAGGGCAAGTCAAAGTACACGGTGTAACAGGTAGTAAAGAGCCAGCAGATACTGCTAATTTAGACCCGAGTCTTTTTCATTCTATAAATCTTGATGACGGGCAAAAGGTATTCGCGTCATACGAAAATCCTGCCGACCTTGCTCGGTATTATCTTGAAACGTTACAGGAACGGTATGATGCTTTGGGTAAAAATCCTGATTTGAAAGACAAGCGGCAGGGTATAGAATCTGCTATGGAGAGGCAACAGGAAATAGTAGACGATTTAGATAAAGAGTATTATCCGTTATCGGTTCTAGAAAAGAGCAATGAACATAATCGTAGGATGGTAGAAGACGCCAAGCATCTGAATAATACTCACGGTGCTATCGCTCAACTTCTACCACCACTCAAAGAGTTTGTAGAAAAACGTAACCCCGATGTATTCAAACCGGAGATTGACGAAGACGGTATGGAGAATTGGAACAGGGCCAATGTCGCTTACATGAAGTTGTGTGAAATCGCAGAACGTTACATTCTCAATCATCAGACTCCTGAACAGAACGCCAAGTTCGGACTGAAAGATGGCATTATGAGCGTTGAACCGTTACCTGTCATGGGTCAACCGCGCGCTAATCATGACCAAGATTTACACGACCGAATCGCAGATTACGTGTCAAAGGGTAACAAAAGCATGATGAGTTTATTTCACGAGTTCCTCAACGATAGTTCACCTGTGTTTAGTCCCGGGTCTATACCGGTCCCTACACCAGAGGGTGTAGAGAAACCACCTGACCCTCGCGAGATTGCGCGCGGAGTCCTACATCACGCTGTCGGGCGACTGAAAGCGCAGAAATCTAACCCTAATCTTGCGGCAGAAGAACATGGGGTGAGAGGAGCAAAGGTTGGTGCTAAAAAGTCTCGTAGTGCTGAAAATTGGATGAAATATGTAGCAAAGGAGACCGATAGCATGAATCACCAAGATATAGCAAAAGAGATTCGTGATAATCCTAATAACATATTTGATTCTCTGTTTGATAGACACCCTATCAGGCAACCTGAACTTAAAGAAGGGCAGACTATAGTAAAAGAACCTCGTATAAATGGAGTATCGCGAGTATACAAGCATAACGCTGCTGATGAAACAGCAGCACTGAACAGCGTATGGCGCGATTTCAATAACACCTTGCATAAGACAGGGTTTAGATTCGGTGAAACTCCTAAGAGACTGAAAACAGGACAAGGGGGTATAGGCGGTGGGGCGCAACGCGCTATGAGGCAAACTAGAAAAAAGGGTATTCTAAAAGACAAAAATAAGATTTTTAGGAAACTTTTGACACCTATTGCTGAGAGTCAAAAGCAGATAGTATCGCAACAGCAACTACCTCTACAACGCTCAAACGCCGGTACTCAAACTGTTCAGCCCGCCTATACATCACCTGCCATGACTCGGCATCATGGTCACGCAATACGCGCTCCGTTTGATATTACCTTTGACCACGCTACAGGCCAACCTCAGTTCTTAGATTTGAATGATTTGAGTCACGCTGTCACTCAAGATGCGCTCGCTCCACCACTGTCTCTCATCCGTGATACCGTAGAGCCGAACATTGAACCGATGCATACTATCGGGCCGGCGGCTATACAGTCTATGACCCGGTATATTGACAGCGCTGGCTCTCATGCTAAGTCATGGGCGTTACCGCATCACGCTAAACATACTGCAAAACGTGATAAGTTAAGGGATAGTGACTTATTCCAAATGGGCGAACCGTTACAATGGCTAACCAATCTCAATCTTCTGTACAAGGAAGATGATGATAGAGAGAAGGGTGAAACTCCCGCAATTAAAGCCGCTCACAGAATCTTTGATTTAGGAGATTTGGAGAACCTGCGCGGGTTCAGTGGTAGTTGGGTTGTCAGCGTATGGCCCGAAGGAGAGCGAGTTCTTATAGAGAAAAAGGACGGGAAAAGTAAGACCAAGAACGATGTCGCCGTGAGCGCGGAAGCGCTAGACGACCTCAAGAAGGTGAACGAAAAGGATTTCGTGATAGATTGCGTTTGGGACGGGACCGCTCTTTGGGTAATGGATTTGCTTAAAATCGCTACCGAGGACGTGGTAGAGGAACCGCTGAAACACAGAATGAGAGTACTGCGCGGTACATTTGAGTCTACTGAGCACGTGCATACGCCTCAGCCTGTGAACACTCGTGCTACTGACGATGAAGGATTAGAAGCAGCGATTGGGGAACTTGAGGGTGATAGAATCATGCTACGAGACGCTGAGTCTACCTATATGGAAGGCGAGACACGGCATCCAAAATGGGTATTAATGGATAATGAGAAGCGCGTTAGCGTCATAGTTCTTGGGATTAAGGGTGGTGATTACCGAATTGGCATAGGTCCGATTACTGATGAGGCTGCTGATTCACTCGGTAACCGCTCAGATACTCACAATAAGCGCAAATATATGGAAGTAGGAACGGCCACCGATGGTAGTAAGAGCGACCATAATTGGGAAGTTGGTGATTTTGTAGTAGTTACTGTCGGTAGCGCTACTAAAAACGAGCGTGACGGAGCGGAAGTATATTCACTGAACGGGGCTAAAATCATAGGTCCGGCAGAATCACAGGCGACCGACAGTTCGGAATCAGTAGAATTGCTGACAAAATCAGGTGTACCTGCCATACCGCACCGCGTGGTGGTGGAAGGTGATACAATCACCGTCAGCCTACCATGGAGTGATGACGAAGTATTGTACAAAACTACTGAACAAGGCGAGGCGTGGAGATTGGCGGCAGGACAGTCTTCACAAGATATTGCACATTCGGTCAGAATATCCAATACTCTCAAGCCGTGCTGGTCGCCTGTTGCAGTTTTAATGCTGAAAGAGAAAGTAGCAGCAGATTATGACCCGCGCCCGTACCTGCACGAGAAAAAGAAGAAGGCGGAAGTGGAGCCCGACCCACGACCTGAAGATAAGAAACCGAAGAAAGTTGACGAAAATCAACTACTGAAAGACCCTGTGGTACTCAAAGCGTTACTTATTCTAGAAGAAATGCTTACTAAAGAGAAAATGACGTGGACCGGACCGAAGGGATTAGCGATAGGGTTAGGCACAGAGGATGCCGCTCCGCGCGGGCCGACTGAATTAGAAAAACCTGAAACGCTCCCTGATTTCTCACCCGGTGAGGATGAGCGCTCCAAAGAGAAAACCCCGAAAACCGGCAATAAAAGCGCGATTACTACCGAAGAAGGGGAGAAAGCAACGCTTCGCGTGAACGATGACGAAGCAGTGTTAGAATTACGAGCGGATTAAATACTATTACAAGCGTGAGCAGAGGCAGTGAGCGCAAGTGCAGTCATGGCAACCACGCAATCTCCGCTCCTCCTCAAGGGGATTGGAGACGACCTTATTATCGCAGGGTACGCCAGCGTTGAACTCGTTGACAAACAGGGCGACCTTATCACCAACGGAGCGCTCGGTAAAGCATTCAACGGGTTCATGGACAACCAAAAATGCAGGAATGTCCAACTCGCTCACTCTAATATCCAAGTCGGGGAGGTTATCCCCGAGTACACAGATTCTTCCGGTCGCTTGTGGAAGTCCGAAGTTGATGACAGCGGAATGTTTGTCGTCATCCAACTCCGGTCCGACATTGAAAAAGCGCGCGAAGTCGCAGCCGAGATACGAAAGGGTAATCTTAAGTCCTTCAGTATCGGAGGCCAAGCGTTTGAGCGAGTGAATAAAAGTGACAGGGAGAGAGGAAGTTACCGGGAAATAAGCCGAATGGAGTTACATGAAGTGACAATCTGTGAAAAAGGAATAAACCCGGAAGCCCAATTTAGAATACTAAAACAGGAGACAGAAAATATGACAGAAACAGAAGTTGCAGCACAACTGCACGATGTATTAGAGCGTTTGTCTAAGAAGTTGGATGGTGAGGATATGACAGCGAAAGGTGAACTACCACCCGCGCTCGCAGAAGCCTCAGAATCCAAGTCAAAAGACAAAGAGAGTAAGGATGAGAAGAAAGACGATAAAAAGTCCGATGACGATTCCTCAGACGACGAGATGGAGAAAGGTTTTGATGACGTCATCACAACTGATTACCTAAATTGGATGGAGAATACCCTAAAATCGGCAGGAGTAGATACTTCTGCTGCACGCGCGCACTTTGACGGTGTGGCGAAAGGGTACGGCCCCGGGGAGTCAGGATTTGACCACCGTGGACAAGGTTCAATTGAAGGTGCAGGTGAAGAAGACTCAAAGAAACGTCCAAAAATGGATATGGGCAGTGGTGGAGTGAGCAACAAGTTCGCTATCCGCGCAAGCGCAGACCCAGCACCTACCGGTAACAAATACGTTATCAAGGAAAATACCTCAGCGGCAGAACTTGAGAAGGCTTACGAAGTCTACAAGCAAGCACGCTCAGAACAAGAGTTCAAGGGTGAACTTGGTGAACAATTCAGCGCTCGCTACGAGCAAGAACTAGTTGCTAAGTCTAACGAAGAAGAGCGACAGTCCTTTGACAGTCGTGAACCACTTGAGCAGATTCAGAAAGCGGTTGCCGCTCTTAATGAGCGTATTAGCAACCTATCATCAGACTCCGGTGAAACCATCACAAAGAGCGCGACTCAAAAACTGGCTCGCGTACCATCCAGCGTTGAACTCGCTGAGATGAGTTGGGATGACGTGCACCGATTAGCAAACAAAGCAATACAAGGAGAGTGAAATTAATGGCAAGAGATTACGTACGAACAATACAGGATATGGAGCGCTACTACTACGGTGGTAACGCTCTGACCGGATACACATACAGTAGTGGTGATATACTCAAAGCAGATGCACCGCTATTGAGTACCACAGCAGGTACTTACCAAGCAATCTATGGCCGCAAAGTGTGGTCACAACTTAACCAAGAGTTCAATGCTTTTAGCATTCTACCTAAGAAGCCATGGGAAAAGAGCGGTTGGAGAATCATCACCGCTAAGCCTTCGTTCGCTAAGGGCGGTGGTGTTGCAGAAAATGCTGCACTTCCTGAGACTACAAAACCCGATTTCCTACACGTGGCAGCAAAGCCAAAGAGCATCGCTCATACCTTTGACTTGTCAGAAGTGGCTATGTTCTTGTCCGATAAGGACGATGGAATGGGCGATGTGCGCCAAGTCCTCAAAGAGGAAATGGGTAAGCACCACGCAGACCACATTAACAGAATGTTAACCGGCGATGTTGATACCCCGGCAGGCAACGACTTTGAGTCGCTTGACCGTGTTACCTCAGACCCTGACAACATGACAGCAGCAACTACTCACGTGAGCGCTAACACTGACCACGATATGTACAGCATTACTCGTGACGGTACTGCGGATTTCCACAGTGCAGAAGTTAGCGTTGATGCAACAAGCACCAACCGCGCTCTAAGTCTAGATTTCCTTGATGCGTTGTTCCAACAAGTTTGGACTCGTGGTGGTAATCCGAAAGTCTTGCTAACTGGCTATGATACACTGATGAATGTTCAGCAGTTACTACAAAGTCAACAGCGATTCATGGAAACCAAGAGAGTTACTCCATCATACAACGGTGTGAAAGGTGTACCGGGTATTGAGGCTGGATTTATTGTCAGCACATACAACGGTGTCCCAATCATCCCAAGCAAAGACGTAGTGACAGATGGTAGCAGTCGTATCTATTACCTTGATACTGACTACTTGTGGTTCCAAACAGCGATTCCAACCCAATACTTTGAGAGTGGAATTGAAACCGGTGACCCGTTCGCAATTAACAGACTTGGTCAAGAAGGACTTTACCGAACAATGGGTGAACTATGGTGTTCTTTCTTCGGCTCACAAGGGAGCATTCGTGACCTAAGTTGAGGTTGGAGATATTAGGAGTTGATTAAAAATGTCAGGAACAATAACAGTAACAGCAAGCAGCGGAACAGCAGCCGTCGGATTCCAGTGGGAACTAGGAATGGGCGGTGTAGCAGACGATGGGACAACATGGCTCGGCGGTGGGTCTTCCTACCCCGGTAGCCTGACCCCTTTCAGCGCTCGTCAGACTGACGGGACAAACGATTACATCGGTGGAACAAAAATGCTCACAGTACAGTGGGCAGGTGCCGCAGATGCAGACACACTAACCCTAAGCGGTGAAGTAGGCACAATTCACAGTGTAAGTCAAGGTGGATGGACCGAAGATGCAGGTGGTACAGCAATTGCTGTCAGCAACAGTGTATCAGGTCTTGTGATTACCCTCGTAGAGGCGGCACTAGGTGTAGTATCAGGTGAGTTCACAATTATCTGCTCGTGAGGTGGGATTGAATGCCTACCGTAACCTACCGTGGTCGTTGGCCGACTAAGCGTACGCCTTTTGGAGAATACCTACGCGGTATCCCCCAAGAGGTAACGCAAGATTGGCTGAACGATAACCGACAGCGTGTTGTCAAAGATAGCAATTTTGTTATCACCGATGATACAGAGTCGCCTGTGCCTCCCGTAGAAGGAGAGGTGCCTGACGATGGGTGGACACGACAACAGATTTACGAGTGGCTAACTCTGCACGATATTCGTGCGCGCGCCGGTCTCACAAAGAAGCAATTGTTCGGACTCGTGGGAGAGACTTTAGGTCTTGAAAGCGAAGAACCGACCGAAGAGCCTATGAACGAGAGCGTTGTGCCCCAAGTAGAGTTAGACTCTAGTGAACAACCAATAGAAATAGAGGTGAATGAATAATGGCGATGACAGCAGACGAAAGAACAAGCACAATGGGTAACTTCCATGTAGTAACAGGCACTTATACAGCAGGTGGTGGCACTCTTGACCTTAGTGGTCAGTTTTCCGCTATCTTGTCGTTTATTGCGACCGCTGACGGAGCGGTCCCAAGCGCAGCGAACGCTCCCCGAGTAAGTAACAACACACTTACTGTAGGGGTTACGAGCGCAGCCGGTGGTCAAACTGGAACATGGATAGCCATTGGCAGGCGATAAGCGGGGTGAGACCCCGTGGTTAACGCTTCCCAAGTATTTCAATTCGCTCCAAGCGATTCAGCGAGTACTATACAGACCGCGCTCGACGCGTATATGGCCGGTAAAACGGTTATCAACGTCACGCATAATAACGTCCGCGGCATGCAGGTTTATACGGTATTTACATCATGAGGTGTTAAATGTCGCATTACACGGTACAAGACCTTGAACGCATGGAGCAGCAAGGATGGCGAAAAGCGGAATCAGTAGGCGCGGGCAGCGTCAGTGATTCAGAAGACCCCCTGAAAGGCGTTATCCAAAAACAGCAGACCCGTACACGCAACTTACGTGATATTGTAGATATAGGGAGCGGTACACGGTGCGCTCACTGTGGTATGCTACACTTCTGTTGGCTTGAGCGCTGTGGAGCGTGCAATAAACCGATGGATTATAATTTAGGTACAGTGAGGGATGCTCAATGAACGAAGGGTGGGAAACCTGCACGGCACCGGGTTGTAATTCAGCATGCGCTCCTAACGAGAAGTTTTGTGCTGTGCATCGTGAAGCGTTCAATCGTTCTTATCCGTTGGAGAAAGCGTGGTTATTTCTTAAGCAAGCGTATAGGGGTAATGAAGAAGACAAGAGTAGAGCCGATGAGCAGGCTTCTATGTGGCGTAAACTGCAACAAGAGCAAGGGCGACAAAGACAGCAGAGTCGGATGGAAGGGCCTGTATGCGATTTATGTCGTGTGAATCCTGCTATAGACGAATGGCACGGTGATAATATCTGTGAAGAATGTCATACCGCTATGCTTAATCAGATGCGAGCGGCCCACGGATTACCGCCGGGGGAAAGCCAATGAACCCAATAGATATTGCATGGTATTTCCTTAAAGCGTGGCCGGACCCACCCGAAGAGGGTGAGAAAGAGCGATTTCCTATGAGCCACCTACCTCTTACGCATTCTGCGCGTAAGCGCCATAGGAATCAAGCAGCGCGTACCAGTGGGATAGAAGGCTTGGAAGGCACGATGCCGCCGGAGTTCAGTAGTGATATAGACGAGCAAAATAAGATAGCAGACGACCTTCATGATGCGGAACAAAAACGGCGTGATGCGAAGGCTCGCCTCGGCGGAATGCCGGAGGGTGCAGAATGGGATGAATTGCATGAGGAAACAAAGGACGCGATGGACCCTGTCTATGAAGGTGGAGCGTCCGACCACTACGAGCGTGTGCCTACCGACAAGAGAGAGATGAGGCCGGAATTAGAACCATTTGAACGCGATGAAGCACTCGCGGGCGAAGGCGCTGAAATGCCCGACCCGCACGAATTAGAACCGGAGATGCGAGGCGATTCGGTGAAAGTTCGGCGCCGAAACAGGCGATTCGGTCGCGAGTGGGGCGCTCAACCGTTTTTGGACATGTTTTCGCGAGTGGGAGTGGACCTAAATAGGCCCGAAGTACCGCACGGGTACGAAGAAGAAGAAGAGCCGGAACCCAGCCTTGAGTCAGCATGGAGAGAAATTACCGGTAGCGGAGGCACTGTCGCAGACGAATTAGAAGAACATCTAAGACCGGCCGAAGAAAAAGAGCAGCAGGCCCAAGAGGAAGAATCACAGTTGAATGAAATGGCGAGACAAATGGGTGAAGAAGCGGGAGATTATTTCACAGAAGGCGCAGAAAGGAGTGAACCGAATACCTACGCTAATATGTCTACCGATGAACTCAGAAATGTGTATATCCCGATGGCGCAACAATATGACAGTATGTCAGACGAAGAACGGGAAGCGGACCCTGATTTTATGGAAAAACTTGAGGGGGTACGACAAGCACTGCGAAGCGCGGAATGGAATGAAGGACAAAATAAACCGCCTATTACCCAATCTACAAGAGCGAGACCCACTCGCAGTGGCAGGCGCGGTGGTGTTAGAGTACAACCACGAAGAGGGCCACCACGAAGAGGTGAATGATAAATGCCCGTAGTGTTTCAGCCCGGTGAGCGGCCCCCTCAGCCTATTGACCCTGACGCCACAGTGTATACTTCACCGCAAAAAGTAGCGGATTTTCTCCAAGTTCAGTTTCCTGACCCTGATTTATTGAGCGCCGACGCCCCCGCTGCTCAAACTTACGTGGAAATTAGCCCGATTGATTTCAGGCAAACGGGTTACGAAGCGGGTGACGAGATTGAGATTCTCGGTGACGCGTCTTTAGCAGAATCGGCATTCATTGGTAGCGTGGTTCTAAGCGCTGGTAATGTTAGGTTCAATTTAGTGGATTCGGCAGTAGGCGTAGTAGGAGTAGATGACTACTCGCTTACCGGTACACACAATACAGCGGATAACGCTACTCTGCAAAACCTCCAATCGTTCACCAACGGTAAGCGGCGCGGAGTGACTAAGGCTGCTGTTCAGCACCTAATCCGGCGCGCTCAGGACAAAATTGACAACCTGTGCAACAATGCGTGGCGGCCTATGTTACAAACTGCCGAGTTCAAGAACTTTGATACTTACAAACCGTACAGGCGCAGGTACTATACCGATTATGTGGGGACTACACCGCTTTTGTACAGAAATGTTCAGCAAGTAGTTCGGCTTGAGATTTGGCAAGGGCAAGAATATAGAGAACTTGGAGCGGCGGAATGTAGGCTTCAAATTATAGACAACAGTGTTCTCGGAGCGAACGACTACGTTTACCTGTGTCCCGGTGATGGAGGCGTAGCGTCACTCCAAGTAGGGACAAGCGCTGGACAATGGCGAGCGGATTTTGACAACGAATCAAGCATCTCCAATCTTTCGGATTTGATTAACAAAGATGCGCGCAGGAACAAGTCAGGCGTGGCATTCTCCCCTTCATTTACTCTTGAAACTGATGCGGTGGCCGGTGGTCTGCAAACTGCTAACGTGCATCACGAGTTCCTTTCATCAGCCAATGCAGACTACGGTGGCGGGAAAATGAAATTGACGTCAATGAGGCGCGGTGATGGCGGAGAGAACGCTACAATTGCTACTACTAACGAAAATGGTATCACCGTCAGCGGACTGACTACGCTCGCTACTACCGCTACCGGAGCGGTTGCCGGCGGGTCGCTTACTCTAACTGACGCTTCTTCATTCGCTAATTTCGGTATCATGTATACAGGCACCGGTGCTGCAATCACAGCGGCTCAGTATACAGGCAAGAGTGGTAATACCCTTACAGGCGTGACCGATTTGGTACCCGCAGGGTTCAGCGCTGCGATGGCTAACGATGTGGCTGTCGGTCAGCACAAGTTCCTCATTGATTATGTCGGGACTACTACCGGGGACGAAGCGCGATTGCGCGATTGGTGGTGCGATTACGAGTTAGGTGTCATTTATTTCAACAACTCTTACCCCTATTTCCAATGGAATGCGATAAAGGTGTCTTACGTGTACGGCGAGCGGTACGTGGAGAAAGCGATTGAAGATATTTGTACGAAACTCGTCGCTATGGATTTACTGATTTCGGACGACCGGAGCGTGTTGTTCCCTGAAGGAACGCAGAACATTGATTTGGGTAGCAAATATCAACTTCTTAAGCAACAGGTGGCCGAGACGCTACCGCGCTATGTAGAAATAGTAACACCATGGGAGTGATGAATATGACTACTGATTGGAAAGAAGTTGTTCTACAAGCGCGTGAGGCCGAATTGGGTGTCACAGGCGAAGGAATCATCGTTCTCAATGCTTGCGCTACACAATTTGGCTACACTGCCAACAATCTTGGTGTCATTGACCCCGAAACTGACAAGGTCATTACTGACCCATCCATACTCGCACCTATCTATCAGCGAGGTCGTATGCAAATGCGTGTTACAAGTCAAACAGGCAAAGAATTGTTGGAGAAGGTTTGACATGACTGCTATAGAACGGGCATGGTCGGTGCTGAAAGGCGACCCGAATATGATGGAACCTGCGGCTACACTATCTGCGGAGGGCAACGAAGACACGATGAGAGACGCTATGCAACAACCAAAGGATTATCTTTCCAGTTACGGCCAACCTGCGCAATTCAAGAATGTGATGGGTGGGGGTGACCCTGACCCCCAACAATTCCCTGAAGCGGGCAAGTTTGGGTCAATAGACCGCGACATGGTTGCTCAACGGCGACGAGACGCTATGCTAACAAAACCGGGATATTCACAGTATGACCACCGCATGAACATGAAACCGCGTGAGAAAGTGGAACGTGAAGGTGGGTTCTTCACAGATGATAGCAAGGGCAGCGAATGGACAGCAGCCAACAGGCAACCTGCGCAAAATTATATGGGCGGGCGTTCGTCGAATGAGATTGATATTGGTGATGGTCAAACAGGTTATTTCAATATCGCGCACCCGAGTGGGCATCGCAGCACGGCTGAAGTGGGTCATGACCAAAAAACCATTCATCCTCAAGCAGCGAGCATGGCTGCGCGAGCAGGTGCAGGTGGCCCCACTCGTTGGGTCCAAAGAATGAGTGCCGAAAACGAGTATTTACCGCCAGCCGATAAGGACATGCCTGAATCTCACACTATTTCAGATAAGGATTATGATGAATGGAGTGGGGTCTTGAACAATAAGGGGATTGATGAACGATTTCATGGATTGGCAGAAGAAGCATTACGCAATCTCCATCAAGAAGGCACTGTTTATCGTTCCGCAGAAGAGAAGCAGCAGGCTATAGACAATGCACTTGGGCGCTTTCAGACGTGGAATACGGACTATGACAGAACGCAAAATTGGAAGGATTTGGCCGCGCAGAAGTGGGGTGGATTCAAGCAAGGGGCGCGTGATTTGTGGGACAATGTGTCAGGCACTACGCGCATTCATCGAGACGATTTCCCCCCTCAACAAGAAGTCCAAGAAGAGCGCGCGTTTGACCAGCCTTACGATTGGGACACTAAATTGGCCGGTGAGCCAATGGACATTGCGTGGATGGTGTTGAAAGAAGATATGCAACGCAAGTTTGAAGCACTGCGCACTTTAGCGCAACAACAAGGGGGCGCAAGAAATGAGTAAACCGCTAAACTATGCTTGGGATTTGCTAAAGGCAAAAGATTGTCCTAAGTGTAAAGATGGTAAGTTAGACAAGGCTGGTATGTGCAAAATGGGCTGTGCGTGATTATGGCGACAGAATCCGTTGAACTAATCCGCGGTATCCTTGACGATAACTGGAACAGGGCAAACACAGACCAAGTTAAGCCTGTCATAACCGACATCACTACCTTAGATGCAGGGCGCGGTAAAAGGTTCAACCTAAACCGCAACGATGGCGTGTTCCTGTACGAGACCGCGCACAACGAGGAACAACCCGAAGTGTTCTACGACTTCGTGCACACGCGAATCAATGTCACGGTAGACGTGCGTACCGTGCGCGGTCGTGACAGGATGATGAAGATGGAAGATGAAGTTCGCAGAATCGTGCATTCTAAGCGGAAAGGTGACGGAGCGAACTTCGACAGACTGTTGTATAAAACGCGTACTGATTTGTCAGATAGGAGCAAACAATTGCACAGATTCACGTTTCAAATCGAAATAGTCATATTCAGTGAACTTATCGCATAGAGGGAGAGAGCATGCCATCAACAGTATACAAAGGTGATTTATCAGAGGTAACTTTCGGTCACGAAAGCGGAATTGTGTTAACACACGGTCATTTTACAGGCGGTCTTGGTTGGGGTCATACTACGTCAGGAAGCGTGTCTACTATCACGTTCACAGGAGCGACTGCCGGACTCTTTAGCGCCGGTCAGACTCTTGAGTATCCTGTGGGAATGCTTGTAGGTTGTATGCTGCGCGTGCTGAGTGCTGATGGTAACAATTACGAGCCTGACGATTACACTAAAACAGGTCGCCTGTATACGATTGTAGCGAACGAAGATGCGACTATTCAGGTCACCCCTGCCCTCGCAGGTACAACAGGAAGCGCTGCTGGTGATTCTCTCGTCATTGACGCTCTCGCTTGTCCTGCCCCTGATGCTAGCGGTACTACTTACAACTCAAATGCTGCAACAAGCGATGAAAGCGTGCTCACCGACCAATTTGTCGGTTTGGCGGCTTCTATCACGCTACCGGAGACTAAAGTTGAACTACTCCGTAGCCATGTTGTAGGTGTAGGACGAGACGTAGTGGTACAGGTCCCTCAAAGGTTTTCCAATGAAGGAGGTTCGCTTGAGACTATGATGCACAGCGCGCGGTGGTTATACTACGCGCTTGGTAATGAGGCTACTACTGATATGACAGCATTCACCGGGGCGACGACTCTAACTGCTACCGCTAAGACTATCGCTATGGGTGACAATTATATTGAATCCAATACTACTGTAAACAGTTTCGGAGCACTAGCGGTCGGCGATTATGTTCAAGTAGTTGATACTGACACTGCTCTAATCCCTACCGATAGACAAGACCCAGCGGCGGGTACTACTTGGACAGGCTCAGAGACAGCATTCAGCCTCACCGAGACTAACGAAGTTCGCCGTGTTATTGCTATTGATACGACAGTAGCGGCTGATAGCAGGATATACGTAGATGACCCGTTCAATTTTGACCATGATACAGGCAAGGTCCTGATTCATTTAGAGTTCGCTAATGCTGCGGGTAACGGTTCGCCTGACTTTGTTACAACTGATGCTGCTTTTGGTAACATAACCAATCGCGTGTCACGCATGCTGTTCTCAGGCTGGCATACACCATCGTTCTCACTTGAGGCTTCTATGCGTACTCGTGATGTAGGGTCGTACAGCGGCGAGCAGACCGCGAACGTGCCCGGCGGAGCGAACGACAGTAAGCAACTGACGCGCGTTTGGAAAGGATGCAAGGTCAAGGATTGGTCGCTCACTGCTGACGCTGACGCTGAGGCAAAAATGACTATCAATTTTGATGCACTTCACTGTTACACCGACACAGGCCGGCTGGAAACTGACGGAACTCCGGGAGACCGTTATACCGCTCATCGTATGTTTGAGAATACAGGTAGCGGGCTGAAAGAACGCAAGGAAGCAGGTATCGCTCCTAATACTGAAAAACCGTTCATGTTCTATAACGGGTCAATTACTGCGTTCGGGCAAACTATGGCCCAAGTTACTAACTTCAATCTAACAGGGAATAATAATACTACTACTCACTACACAGTGCGCGGTAACGATTTAGCCGAGAGCAGGGTAGCGAGTGGGCTACATGAAGGCAAATCTAAGGAGCAAGTACCCTTTGGTGGTAGCCGTAATGCTGCCTTAATAGTTGAAGGTAAAGTAGAATACGAGTTATCAATGGGAATTATCGTGTCTGACCCGCTACTATGGCACGAGTTCCGCACTAACCGTGAACACGATTACAACGAACCTATTACACTCACTCTAACTAAAGCAGGAGCAGGCGCTAACCGTGAACAAATAATAGTTATCATTGATGATTATATTATCACCGAAGCGCCGCTACCAATTCCCGAAGACAAAGGGGTAGTCAAGAGTGAACTGAAAATCATGCCGAAGCACGTGAAAGTGGTAGCGCACGATACTCTATTCCATTGCTAAGGTGAACGAAATGGGCCGATTCAGATACAATCTAAGCGACCATAAGACACGCAAGGCTCACGTAGCCGCTGTGCGCGAACAGTTCGCAGAACAAATTGCTGCAAAAAGGGCGTTAGACGAGACGTTTGACCCTGAAGCGGCTAAAATAACAGACGACCCGTTCCCTGAAGAGATAAAATCCGATTCCACCGAAGCCCCTGTTTCTGCTGATGCAGAAATGGCTGCTGAAGAGGAAACGCCGATGCCCGTGAGGAAATGCAGCGTGTGCCGAGAACCCGGTCACACGAAGCGCGATTGCCCCACGCTCGCGGCAAAATCACCCGAGGAGGGTACAGTAAGTGAGTCAAACACAGGAGACGCAGAACAGTAATTATACAGTGGTCAGTGATATAAACAGCCTAATGGCGGCACGTGCGCCTAAAGAGCACGTTATACACGTTGACCCGGAGAACGAAAGTAGTATTATCAAGGTGTGGGTGAAAGACCTCACGTTCTTGAAAATGCAAGAAGCGGTCAAATCGTTCGTCAGCATATCAGCAGACGGCGGCGTAGACCTTGACCTTGCAGGGTACTGGAAATACATGATAACCGAGTGCGTGGAGCGCACGGAACCTCAAATGAGCAAAGGGCAACTTATGGGCCTGAACGCTCATGTAGGGCAGCAACTGACAGCCCTGCTCCCTCAGCCACAGGACTTGGTGGCCGGCCCTTTGTAAAGTGGCCTGAAAAGGCCGAGTCCGTATACCGTTCCATGAAGAACCCGCGAGATAATGTTAGTGCAGAGCATATCATAGATGGTATGGTCTATCTTGTAGCACGCCATTTCAAAATCAGTATGGCTGAAGCGCGCTCTATGAGCGAAGACGATTTTTCTACATCGTTCGCGTGGGCGAGTGCCGCTCAGCGCATGGAAGCGGAAGAAATGGAGAAAACGACCGGAGAGATGAAACAGAAGCAACGTGTCGGTAAGACAGACACGGGGCAACCGTTCCCGGGTAGCACGCTGAGGTGAAGAAAATGGCTGACAATGCAGGCGGAGCGGCAGGCCCGGGTGGTCTAACTCAGCAGCAAGTCACTCGTATCTATGAGATGCAGCAGGGTTTTGAGACGATGGCGGCGTCTGTCGGTATTGTAGAGAGGAATATGGCTAAGATGAAGGGTGCCATACTCGGTCAACCCATCGTTAAGTTCGGCGCGCAAATCAAAGCGATGGGCGGACAAATGCTCAGGACTAACAAGGGTATATCCGAGTGGCGAAATCTTACTAAAGAACAGAAAAAAGAAATGAAAGGTAATATGACTATCATTCAAAAATTGGTAATCCCGATGATGGCCTACACTAAAATTGGTGGGCAGATGAACAAGATAGTACAAGCGAGTAACACAGGACTCGGGCGACTCACAGCGCGCTTCTTCGGACTGTTCAGTATCTTGTTCCTCATGGTGTTCGCGTTCACTGCGATTTCTCTAGCGATTGATGGGGCTAATAGTCCGATAGCGAAAATGGCGGAAGATACACCGGTGTTATCTAACGCGATTAATGGGCTAATTTTAGTTCTGCATGGTGAAGATGGGCAGGGTGGTCTGAAAGGAGCGATGGATATTGTCATAGCGAGCGTGTTCGTGTTCGCGGCAGTATGGATAGTATTCGGTACGACTGTTGCCGCTATCACCGCCGGGGCGTTCCTCGTAATCGGTACTTTCAAGTTAGTGAAAAAGGCTACCGGTGATACCAAAATAGCGTTGCTTGCAGCGGCCGCTACTTTTACTTTAGTGGTGGGAGCGCTCATCGCATTCTTCACAAGCGCAGGTATAATGGCAGTAGCCGCTGTTACTTTACCCATCGCTCTAATTCTTGGAGCGGGTGCCATATTTTGGGCTGTCATCACAGGCAAGGCCCCGAAATGGTTAGCATGGGTGGGAATATTCATGTTGTCGTTAGCGGCTATCATTATTGGTTTCACGATTGCCGCTCCAATACTTATCGTAGCGGCGGCAATCGGTCTCGCCGTATCACTTATTGCTCTTATCATTGTGCATAGAGAAAAAATCTATAACAAAATTAAAGCGTTTGTGGCTTGGGCCAAAACGTTTTGGAAGGAGAATAAATCTAAAATTATTACAGTCGGTAAATGGTTGGTAGCGTTCCCTATAATGCTCGGTCTACTTATCGGTAAGAAAATCAAAGAGTTCCTCGTGAAAAACAAGACTCAAATCCGTACAGGATTTATGGGCATAATCGCTATGGTATTAGACAGAGCGAAATCGTTTGGCACCAAGATTGCTAAAGGTATCGCTTGGGTCACAGGTATACCCGGTAGGATGAAAGACGCTCTGCTAGCCAAAGCAGTAGAACTGTATAATGCTCTCGCAGGTGTTCTGTCGTTCACCATACCCGCTCTAACTATCGCTGGATACGAAGTGTTCGGGGATACACCTGTAAACTTGTTACCGCAAATCCCTGCGCTCGCTGAAGGTGGAATAGTCACAGGCCCCACTCTCGCCTTGATTGGTGAAGCAGGGCCGGAAGCGGTTATCCCGCTAAGTAAGGGTGGCGGTAACGGTATGGGTAGCACTTTCAATATCAGTATCAATGTAGGCGGAGTGACAGACAGAACAGATAAACGCGAACTCGCCATGCAGATTTCTAACGAGATTCAGAAAGAGATGCGGCGATGGGGTCGTGGTACTACAATGAGGTCGGTCTGATATGGGTACTAGCACGAGTGGTGGAATACCGATACGGCTAGTCCAGCGCAACGGGGATTTGATTAATTTACACTGTACTGACTACAATTTCTCAATTAATCGGTCGGTAGCCGCTATACCTGTACCTGCGCTCGGTGAGCGAATCGGTGTGGATATGAATACGGTGTCTGTTGATATTCGGATGAATTGTGTACTTACCGATGACGATTGCTCAGGTACAGCCAAAGCACCATCAGCGGCAGGGGCGGCTATTGATTTCAGTGTAGCGTCCGTGTTTGAGGCTACGGGTGATGAAGATGCTACAGACGGGTTCATGCTTGATGATGGAGGACCGGTCACCATAGCCAATCTGAACGGCAAATCGTTCTCTATCCGTACGACTCATCAAGTCACTCAAAGTATTGTACCCATCACTGTTCTGTTTGATACAAGCGTGTTACCCGCAGCGAGTAGTGCTGCTACGACTATTCTCACAGTTGGCCTGTCCGGTGTGGCAGATTCCGGGGCAGCACTCGCTACCGCTGTTCATACAGCGTTCACCGCTCATCTCGGAGCGTTCGTGCCTGACTTGACAAGTGCAGCAGGTAGTACAGATTTTAGCGACGCGTTTACTGTTGGGGCACTAACTACCGGGAAGAACGAGGGATTCGGGAATTGTCTAATCACTCTTACACAGACTGAGACTGGCCTGAACGGTAACTCCGGTACGCCTTTGTTTTGGACAGATGAAGACGAAGAAAAATTGCTAGTACCGAGTTGGGAAACGTTCAACGGTGGTTCTTCCACCCATTCCTGTAAAAGCGCCGGCGATAAAATGCAAGACCTAATCGCTAATGTCGCCAACTCAAACATCGGTGGAGCGCTCGGTGGGGCATTCAATGTATTCAAAGGAGAAACCGACAAAGGTGGTTTTGATGCTGACGTCAATCTCTCTCTACGCGGAGCGCAAGACGACTATATCGTGGGGCTTCAACTGCCTTACAGTTCTCTATTACACTCAACTACAGGCACAGATTTGCTCCCGCTCGGTTACGCCGCTCGTAATTTCTTAATCGTTACAGGGATAACTTCTCCCGATAACCAAAACGCCACCGGGAACGTGAACCCCGCGTCCACTATTTTTGATTCGCGTGATATGCTGACAGGGATTAGAGGGACCATCGTTCAGTGTAATTTCAGTTATAACGGAGCGGAAACTACGTATTCTGCTGAACTGACATTCCAACCGATAGATTTGATTATGGGATTGTGATTCACATGACTCTGATTGGAAAAACCAGCAATACCCTATTCTTTAATGGAGTCGCTGACGGTATAGTAGTCCCTCAATCAGGGTTTGAGCGAACGGGTCTCAAATTGGATAACGGCGCACGCTCGTCCGGCACGACCACCGGTCAGGTGAACGGGTTTTCCCGAACATACAAACGAGATGTGGCTCAAGTTCTTGAATCGTTCAGTATAGAAGCATGGGTAGCGCCTGACCACGGTGGAGTGGTCGTAGTCAAGGAAGACTTGTTTGAGTTACGAATCGGGGCTATTGGTGAGCCGGGACCGGTCTCGTTCAATGTGCATGTGTCTGATGAAGGAATCAAGAAGACGTTTGGGGCGGTGAGCGCCACGCCCGTAATAGTAGCAGGCACTCAAGTCGGTTGGGACGGAATCGTGTACCCACGGGACAATGCTTCTTTCATGCAATCGGGCAATTGCCTTAACGAAAACACGCGCGAGTTGTTGCACATAGTAGGGTCGTTTGACGGCCGACTCGTTAAGGTGTACGTGAACGGCGAACTCGTAGCGTCAACCAAACTCAATAAACGGCATGACCTTAGAATGAATGAGAACGATTTGTATATCGGGTCGGATTTCAGAGGATATATTGAGTCGGTTCATTGGCGGAGAGGGACGGACGAGCAGGTCCGCCCGTTGCCATTAATCGCTGGAACTGACTCTATCGGGTTATGGCGGTTTGAAGAACCGGTAGAAGTAGACCAAACGGATTTTCATATTCAGGCGAACGTGGCAGAAGGTGCTACTACTATCAATATCGGCGCAACCGCCGCTCAAACTCTATACGAAACCATCACAGGTTTGACAGATTTCAGTAGTACGTTAGACGTAGCGACAGACTACGGTCTTGGGAACTACCAAGTATCAACCCCTACCGGTAAGCAGAACATCGCTCATACTTCTTACAATCTTCTAATCAATCCTACAATATGCGACGTTAAAACAGGACAGGCTAACCTCAGTCCGCCTGAGCGGGTGCGATTGCTGAACGTAGCGACCAACGGTGATTTAACCGTTAACAGCATTCATCTTGATTTTGATACTGCGCCTTCAGGGGCGCGCGGAGTACTGCACGCTCGTACAGCGTTTGATACCACTAACAATCTTGCTAACGATAGTCTCGTAGTGCTCGTCAAAGGAGACTTACTTGTTGATAGCGGTACGGGTGCGCCTTACCGACCACCGGGTATCGCTACCCAAATGATTGACAGGACAGGTCAAATGGTGATAGACGAAAGTGGTAGCCTGAACCACGGTATAGTATTCTCTCGCAAACTCTCAATAGGGCAAACGAAAAATCCGTTTGATGCGGCCGCTTGGCCGTCCGTTCTTAACGACCGATTTAAAGAAGGGCATACCGCTCGGCACAAGTATAGTCAGCGGAATGGTCACCCGTTCCTACGAGTGTTCCCTGATGCTCAAGAAGAAATCGTGACCAAAACAGTTGACGGAGCGGCTGACCATTTCAGCGTGCACTTTGACGCGCAGTCTATCGGAATGAAAGACCAAGTGCCTATCAATTCTCAAGTATCTCTGCACCGCAGAGCATTCATCGGTAAGATTCTCGCTACGAAAACTAACAGTATGGTTACAGAAATAGTTGAAAACGGGCATACTACTGCCGCTACGAGTGCTGAACGTAATAGAGAAATTATAGCGATAGGTGGCTCTAACTTTGACGTTCGCCCGTTCCTGCTCAAAGGGCATGCTGCTGAGAGTATACTCAATACCGATAACGTATACGACCTGCATCTCGCTCCTGAAACCGAATCACGAATCGCTATCCTTGAAGTCCCCACTCTCGCCCCCGCCGCTCCTTACGTTCAAATCCACTATAACGCAGTTGACCTGACAGGGTCTAAAATGGGAGCGGGTGGGCCTGTACTGCTAATAGAGAAAACCGTACCAAGCGGTGGTTCAGTTATCGGTGGTCAATCGGTAGCAGCGCATATTGCAGCAGCAATTGGTAGCGGGATGACTCTTCACGCGCCGGGTGGCATGATTCGGGTTACGGAGAAAGAGGCAGGGGATTCTAACGATTCACTCAAACCTCATCGCCTTGTCGGTGATAACACAGGCGGACAGCAGTACGAGATTGAGTTAGACGAAAGTCTGCTTCCTGCTAACCATACGCCTGTACGCGCCACCGACCCGGGTAATCAGCCGCCGCAAGGGGTTGATGCTTCACATTCACTTAATCCTGCTCACCCATCAGTCTACAACAGAATAGTGATGCGGCCTGCCAATCGTGGTCTACCCGACCCGCCGGTTGACGTCGCTCCAACCTATTTCCGTCAGACTCCAAGGATAGACAATGATAACACAAGCGGAGCGTTTGACGTTGCCGCTAACAACCATTCATCTCACGTTCACGAAGTCTTTGACGTAATTGATAATTATAGAGACAGGGGCGAACATGTGTTCATTGTACAACCGAGTTCACGTTCGCGCGTAATGCAGTTGGCTAAGGCAGAAGGACTGTCGGACGCGAGTGACGATGCTAACCATATCTCGCTTGAGTTCCTACAAGTGAGAGGTAGAGTGTCAAGCGTTGATATAGCGAGTGATGCTTTAGGTCGCCGTCTGATTTTTGATTGTAGAGGGTTGATGGATGACGTCAATGTAAACGCTGATTTTACCGGAGACGGTTCGCCTGACTCTCACCCGATTAAGGAAATCATGCCGGGCGCGCCTGTGGTCACTGTCACGCTCGGCGGACCCGGTCAAGGGGCAGTGAATACCAAACCTACCTTTGACCCTTCACCACTCAGCAGACTCGGGTGGTCTACGCGCCGCGATTGTACAGCGAGTGCTACAACTGTCGGTGCACCCGCCGTACCGTTTTCTACTATCACGGTCGCTCCTCTGAACAATAATAGCACCGCTCTCGCTTCTTGGGGGACTTACTGTTTTCCTGAAGTCGGGCGTGTGTACCTCGCTAGCGGAGCGAGTGCTGCTTATTCTAGTAAAACGGCTACCACTTTTTCGTTTGATGGGACTACTCAGACAGGGACAGGTGTGTTCCTGAACGCTGACGGGAGCGAGTCTGAAGATTACTCTGTGTGGATTGCTACTAATAATGTTGTAACCGGGACACAGTTCTTAGTGGACAATCTGTTCAATGACGGAGCGTTGTGCGCTGACGGGACTACTGCTAACGACCGGTTATTCCAATCACTGCGTAGTGTGAACCATGACTATCAACTCGGCACCCAATACGCTTCCACCCGCGCGTTAGCGGAAATCCCTCTCTTCCCTTACCACTTCTTTGAAGACAGAGACAACGGCGTATTCCCCGGTCCTGACAACTCGCTGAAACTAACGCTTGATGCCACTATGACTGCTCACTCGTGGTCGCCTAATCCTGTCGGTCGTAGGTGCGACGATTTCGCGCCAGCCGACCGAGAAGTAATGGGGGCGTATCATTTCACTTGGATTAACGACAAGCATCGTAAGAGTACCAAAATCAACAGACCGTTTGACCCTTCAAATTACAGAATCTATGTTGAGGATATTCAGGTGTTCCCCGACTCGTCTTACTCCGCTTCATCTACAGGAGAAGTACGCGAGATGGACAACAGTCTAAGAAAACGCCGAGCATATCTCGCTAACGGAGAATGGTGTTGGTATAGAAACGACCCTGTCGCTGACGGGTATCTCCAAATAGACACGCTTGGAGGGGTGGACAGCGCCACTTCCAAGAACTTCCTAAAACATGCTACTGTTGGTACTCATATATCTCCTGCCGGTGAATACTCCAACGATGCTCTAAGCATTATTGGTGATGATGGTTATACTACTTCCACTAAACGCGAGTTCAGGCGGCCCTACTACCATGATAGGGCGAACGTTCAGACTCAAGGTGGGAATGTAGACTACGGATTACGGCAATACGTTTCTGCGATAGAGTTCAAAGCAGGTCCGCGCGAAAACCCTCACTTGCCTCGTATAAAGAGTGGCGGGCAGAAGTTCTCCATCACTTCTAATCCGGGTGGTAATATCTATTATGTCAACGACCCTGACGCTGTTTCTTTCAGCGCTATGCACGAGTTTGGAGCCACGTACGCCTATACGGTGGTCAACGAAAGCAACGGGCAAATCTATGCTATGGAAGTTGACAAGACTGCGGCTACGTTTGGGCAAGCGACAGAAGTGACTATTGTCGCTCATCCTGTGCTTGACTCAGGCGCTCCGACTCCCTTAGTCGCCGAGGACGAAATGGTCATCCGGTCTATAGATTCAGTTTCAACTAGCGTCTTCCCTCAACGAATTGAAGATGGGTTATGTAACGCCACTTGGAATAACCCATACGCTCCGGGCGGATTGCGGGGCGGTGATACTGTTTGGATGAACATGCACTATACGAATCCGCACGCCATTGAAGGTATCTTCGCTAAATCACGAGGGGTGTTCAACGAGTTTGAAGTTTGGGCAGGATTCAATGACGGACGCTCAAATACAGAATACCAAGCGAGGGACAGTATCGCTCTTGAGAACTTCCTTATTGGTGACGATTGCTTGACTACTGCTCGTAACTACGCGCAGCACGTGAACAAGACCATTGAACTGAATTGGACATCACTGGGACGAAGCGACACTGCGCCTGTCATCGCTTACGTTGACCCGTATCTCTCCACTCAGGAACACGCCCGCGTGTTGCTTTATGATGTAGCGCACGACCGCGAAGCAGTATCGTTCCAAGACCTTTGGATGCAGGTTCAGAGCGGACAGAAAGAAATGAGAGTTGAGGATTTAGATGTAGCGAGCGGGTTCAAGAGCCAACGCCGTGACCGTGACAGCCTTTACCCGACTACCGTCACAAGTCAGACTGACATTGGTGGTACTTCGCCGGTCGGCAACGACCTAATGATTACTAATATAGGTAAATCAGAGTTCATGGAGAGCGCGTATTCTCACCGGTCGTGGTACCTCGTGGATACGCCGGCGTCTAACTCGTTTAACGCAGCGTTTGTCAAAGAGAGGCAAGCGCCTAATTTCCTTACTATTAATGATGGGACACAGTGTCTTACTTCCGGCTCAATAGACAGGACTGATAATTCAGTCTGCTGTCCCGGGGCCGCTGACGATAGACACGCTCGTAGTCTGCTCAAAGGTAGTATTGACCATGGGGGTATCGCTACTGAAGCACAAAAGGTCTGGAATAACGATTCTGATGCTTACCCGTTCCAATCCACTTTCTTTGATACACCCGATGGCACGCGCGCTATCCCTGCTTTTCTCGCTCTCAAAGGTAAACGGAGTGGTACTCTTGATTTGAGTAATCACGCTGAAACCCGTTTACAGCACCTACCGCATTGGTCTCAGATGGATTTTGTCAGACGCCTGAAACTGGATTTAGGGGAAGTTGGAGTTAAGGAAGGAGTAACTGATATTGAAGCGGCGGCTCGTGAAGTGGTCCGTCTCATCAACCAAGCGGGGGCACTGAATGGTCGTAGTAGTCAGCGTAGACCTGCCGACCAATATCCGGGCGAAAGCGAGCGATTTGATATTACTAAGCAAGGGACAAACAGGTCGGCTAACAGCCCTGACAGCGAACAGTTGTCTGACCCTACCGCTCCGCACCACCGGGCGGATTTCGCTGTCACCGGTAGCACTCACGACCCCGCGCCGTTTTGGGATGATACTGCGTTCTCCTCTTTTGACCGTGGTAGCCACATGGGGTACATGCGAGCGCATATCGGTAGAGTTGTTGAAGACGTGGACGGAGTGGAAGGATTCACTCTCGTAATTCATAGTACTGTACCGGGCGCTACCGGGCGCAATTTCGCTGTATGGATGGATAATAGCCGAGCGCAGGCTCCTTACAAGCCTCAGTTCTTGGTAGGACACGGGGGCCGATTCAGGAACTTTTGGTGTCAGCCTGATGAACTTCTTGGTGAAAACATGCATCCTGCACCAATGCCGATTAACAAGCAAGGACGACCGTTCGCCCCTATCACTACTCTCCGTGAATACTTGCCACCGGAAGAAACGGGTGACGAGTTTTCTTCTAACAATCATCTTGGGTACGCTGACGAGTTCAACGGGGAACCGGTAAGCGGTGGAACATCGTTGACTGACGCGGGGACCCTTAACGACGAAGTGCCGTCCGGTCGGTCTTCTAATACTAATAATAACGAGTCATTTGAGAGTCAGCAGGAAAACCGTACGCTCATTGAAGGACTACGGGTGGGGACGCGCGCTCGTGCCCGAATCAATTTCGGTGGACTTGTGGCGAGCGGTGTACCCGGTTGGTCACCCGATGCTGGCAGATGGGGTCTCGGTATTGAAGGGCACGACTCGGAACGGTTCTCCAACATCTATGGTTTGACGGGTGGGGCGAGTTCATACAATACCTATGTCGCTTTAGACGAGAAAGATGATACTATCGGCGACCGGCCGATTTACGGTATGCGATTCATTGACCATCTCGGTCGCCGGCATACAATTAGATTCCTTTACCGGCAGTATGGAAAACGCTTCGCTAACGATAACACGAAACTACCGTCATCCATTGAGAATGAGATTATAGTATGGATGGACGACCGTGATGTAGGACAAGGTGGGTTCTCTCTTGGTAATCGTATATCAGGTAGCGGTGACGCGATTGGGCGTATTACGTCAGGATTTACAGGTGCCGCTCAAGCATGGAAGGGTAACTTGTTCAGTGGGCTACACGTGCCTGAAGGAGCGTACGCCGTCACTCTTGATTTCGCCAACTTAACTGATACCGTTCTTCCGCTCGCTAACGGAGCAGCGCTTGGGTATCACACTGACGGGATTTGGCATGACATTCCTGACGGAGTTGATGTACTCGGTCATCTCGGGTTCCCTGACAGCGGTATGATTTGGCTAACCCATAGCGTAGGAACGACCGTTGATACCATCGGTCACGTGTTCCATTATACTCACCGTACTCATAACACGCGCGGTGGACAGCATTCATTTTATGGAGTTACAGGTGAATCTCTAACAACACTATTTACTGCCGCGACTGAGGCTGGCCCGCTTACAATTAATGATGCTACTAGGGCACCTGTCGTCATCTCACCCGTGTTGAATCAAACTACTCTTGTCACCGATGAACTGCTCGCCGCTGTCGTTGAACACGCTATGAGCATTGACCCTAACAGCGATAAGGTCGCCGAGACCACGTTTGATTGTAGGGATTTACATGCCCCTGATGGTCGTACGTTTGGAGAATGGGGTGTCAGCGAATCGGCTATACGTGTTCAGGCGTATAGCGACAAGCATGAAGTGATACCGCTTCGTGACCTATTTGAGGTTGATAGACAGCCTGATTGGGGGTTGTACGCGGGTAGTTTGAATAGTGCTGTCGCTGCTTCAACTTCAGGCGTAGGAGTGTTTGAGAATACGCATCTTGGCGGGTTAACACGCGCTGAGGTTGACGTAAACAAGAGATTGGATACAGGTTATGTACCACGCACTCTTCTCCACATCACTACTAAATATCGTGGGACTAATGCTAATACAGCCACGCCTGTCTTGATTGATAGTCACGACAACGTAGTGGACCTAACCACTTGGAAGAAGAACCTGCGCGGAGAAAAGTTCACACGATACGCTGGCGACCATGTTACGCCTTCCGTAGAAAACGCAGTTTTTGAGGTGGAAGACGGATTTGCAGCAGTAGCCGGTAACGTGTGGTCGTTGTCTTTGCGGCCTCAGCCTGTCGGTGGTAATCCGGGTATGAGTCTGTTTTGGTTGAATCCTGTCGGTCGGCATGGTTCGGATTTAGGAACCGGCACTCCTGATTTCGGGGGACTTGTCACTGATTTGTCTTACGCCCCACTTACGCGCGTTTGGTTCAACGACCGCGTGTCGTTTGAGGGTGAACCGAAAGCAGGGCAGGACACGGTAGCCGGCAACTTCCAGCACATATTCGTTACCGATGACCGGACAGCCATCTTTGACAAACCACCGAGCGGTGCTACCACTACTACTATCCTGATGACAGAAATCATGCCCGGACCGGGTGGTACTTCCCCGGTTACAATAGTCACGCTGGCTAAATGGGGAGAGACTGACAGGAGTATTCTATTTGACGGGGCAAGGCTTACGGGTTCTCCTTTCGGGCAACCGTTTACCTATTTCCGGGGAGCACGAGACTCGCCTGACCATAGCGTGCCGTTGTATTTCGGTGGCGGGTTTAGCGGAGTAGTTTTGGATATTAACGACGGGACACAGAACGATTACTCTTCATTCTACACTCACCCGTATTCAAGCGGACCAACAGGCACAGCAGGTATTCAGCACGCTAACGAAATCATGGGGTCGCATTGTATCTTAGACACGGTAGCCATGCTCGCCATGTTCCCCGGAACAGGTATGCTTGACCAACACAAGGGGGAGGTTAGCCCGCCATTCGCCAACCAAGATACAACTCTCTCGCCTGATATGGACGGTCAAGGTAACAATAGCAAAGACCCGAATACAGGTCTTGACACCGAACCTTATGGTAATGTAGACGTCACGCGCCCGTCCCCTCTCCTACTCCGCTTTGCTCATCCTCACGGTCGTTATACTGACACGCCTCAAGCAGACCCGCCGCAGACGACCTATGTGGTGTTCGGACCCGGCCAAGCGTTCCCTAAACATTGGGCGAGTGAGGCGAGCGAAACAGGTGTAGAACCGTCAGTCAAATGGAGTGTAGCAAGCGCTACTAAAGCGTACCACTACGACCCTACAAGCGCTATGTATTTCTTTATGAGTACGCGAATCTCCGCTTTCCATCCTAACGAAATATCTCACGGCGATTCTACCGCTTGGGCAGGACTGACCCGGGGCGGTACCGACCAATACCTACCACCCGTCCGGGCTTTCACTTCGCAAAATGCAGGAGCGTTCAAAGCGTTCGTAAATTGGGAAACGGCTCACGGGTTCCCTAATGCTAACTACAACCATGCAAGCGTAGGTAACACCCTATACTCAAGCGACCATTTCGGAGGAGCGGCTAACCTTGCTTCGGTAGGTTATGCTCACCCATTCGTAGACTACGGCGGGGTTCTCACTAACGGTGTACCGATTCATTCTGACGAGATTCTCGCTAACATGGTTTGGCATATGGACGGTGGCTACCCGGCAGGTGGTCATTTCTTTGACAACAGTATCCGCCTGAACCCTGTTCATCCCGTGACTACTAATACAGTCGCTCCACGTCAACTCTCACCTATTACCGGTACAAAAATCGGAGATAATGCTTCCATCTATCGCGGGTGCGCTCAACTCATTACAGACTACGACGCTACCCTGTCTCTCAATGCTGATGATAACGTGATTGTCATAGACGCTACTCGCGTACAAAACGCAGAAGAGTTAGGAGCGGTCATAGCGGGCAGTATCAATACTTATCCCGGTTCAGCAGCACTCAAGGCTCTCGGTGGCACCTTCGCTCCGTCATTCGGCAGTTCGTCTCAACAGGACAGGTATTCATGGTTGGAGATGGATTTCGGTCAATACCTGACTCAAGATACACCCACCACTCAAGGATTTGTCCAAGTACCTTACATACCTGACAGCGTGCCTGCTTACGGTTGGATTCGTATAGCAGATGATACACCGACAGCCGGTGTGACGGACCGTGGATTTTACGGCTATTATTATGGCGTCCACATTGACCACGCGTTAGGGAATTACGCATTCCTGTTAGACAACAACAGAAAATCCAATCTCCCATATCTAGAAGACCCAACAGTCGCCGGAGTTGCGTCAGGTTTGACTGTACTACCGCCACCGGGTGGGACATACAAGGTATACTGCTGGACTAAGACAGGCAACCTACGGTGGTCAAACGGGGCGCAAGACGCTCTAAACACTCAGTATGGTAGCCATCTTGCTACAAGGACTGATACGATTTTCGACCATTTGGCTGCTACTCAAGTCCATTTCAACGGAGCAGTAAACGCTGTTGACCGGACGCGGCCTATCGGTAGTATCGGCTGGGGCGGCGAGCGGTATTCCTATCTTAATAGTCTACTAATTACTAACCCGGACGGTAGTCTCGGTGTAGCCGCAGGGAAAAGCGCGTGGCATGCTGCTCTCGGGTTTACGCCTTACGGGGTCTCAAACGCTTGTCATTCAAAATCGGGCGCGCTCGTGACAGTAGAAGGAGGGCCGGATAATTCAGTACAGTATACCCCTGTGCCTACCGATTGCCCGCACGGTGTTCATCCTCGCCACTACGTAGTAGTGTCACACGAAAGCGAGTTACCGCTTGTCGCGAAGTTTGACCGGAACGGTGTGTCCTGTACGGGCGACCTAATCGCGTTCCGTTGGGGCGATGGTGGAGTAGGAACTGCTGAACAGATGGGGACTACACTATGGGATGCTGAAATCCATAACGCTGACCGTTACACTGCACCGGCTCACGGTGGCCCGAACGTGGAAGCGTTATGGGTTAACGGGCAGGCTCCTCCTGATACCACGACTGAAAACTTGCCGTGGAACGACCCTGTTGACGACCCGGGTGATTTGCTACTGATGGAGTCTTGCCTGTTCCCTACGGGCGACCTGTTCTTTGATACTGATATAAACCCGGGAGCGCATTTCTACGCTGATACCGAAATCAGTGGAATGAGTGGCAAGACTCTCAATCGCACCTGCGCTGGAATTACGGGCGTGAATGATGCTGATACTAACCCGTTCACGTTTTGGCAGTCGTTATCCGCCGCGTGGAACTTCACCACACAGCACGTAGTATGGAAAAGAATGGATGGCGGCAACTTATCGTTACCCGCCTCTAACGCTCGCGGGCTTGGAGCAGTTCCGTTTATCACTCGGGTAAAGGGCGGTGTAGCGATTCAGACCGGAGAGAAGGTTCTAGGGAACAACCGGTTTACTTTTGAAACCACAAATGCCGCCATGTACCCGATAATCCAAGCGCAGGAACTCGCTCATCCACAAGTTGCTGAACTGTTCCCGTTTGAGGTTCGCAACGTGTTAGAGATACCAAACGAAGAGTTACAGTTTGAGAGACTGAGTGTGATTGATGACACGGGCCAAACTCACGTGATTGAGGGCGGGTCCCCGTTCGGTACTATAATCCGTGACTTTGAACTTGTGAGCGATAGAGACGTTGAAGGTCTCGCTCCATCAGAAGCCGGGAGCGGTAACGCCCCGAACATGAAAATACGGTTGCCTGACCCTGACACTATCCCCGGCAATATCATCGTTCGCTCAGGGTTTGACAGAGCACAGGCGTACCAAAACGAGAGTATCGGGACCGGTGGAATGCAACGCTCCGGTGACGCTGAAGACCTTGTCAAGCGTTCTTTTGATAATACCAACGAAGGGCCGCGCGTATGGCCGACTTGGGAGAACAACGCTTGGGACCATATTGATTCTGACCCTGACAATTTCCCCGATAATTCACCTGACGGGTGGCGTAACGCTACCAATGACGCTCCGTTGCGTACCGCTTACGAGCAGCATGACAGAAGCCTGTATTTCCATGTGACCCAAGTAGGGTATTCGGCAAGCGAACGTGAGCCGGTGAAATACCATACCCACGACTTTGCAGGTTCTACAGTAGACGTTGACGTGACAAGTAATCCTCTTACGTTCGCTAGTAGCACCACTACGACTCTTACCGTCAACGAAGTTATTGATGAGAGAGTGTGGACACCTGCGGCTGAACAGTCTAGCAGTCGGTGGTTCTTGAGCGTGAACGGAGTCATCGCTTCGTATACAGGCGTATCAGGCTCGCAGTTTACCGGAGTGGTATTCGCTCCCGGATTCAGCGCTACCGCCAACGATTCTGTTAAACCCTCATTCTTCGTACCCGCAGGTAGCAACCGGTTCTTCGCCGCTCGGCGCATGCGCGACCATTCAGAACTGAGCGGCGAGTCTCCTGATATGCCGCTATCAAAATGGAATCAGGTCAAAGGAGCGCAACCTCTTGGCACCAAATCACCTCACGATATTCTGACCGAGAATACTCTCACGCCTGTACCGCTACCACGCATGGGTCACCATTTCGTTACACCGACAATGGCTATGCTACCGGGACATTTCGCTCACCCGTTATACCAGCGCTTGTACACTAACCACTACGCTTGTTCAACGGCAGCGCATCCAACAGTAGAAGCAAGCATAGCGGGATTAACAGGGGCACCCTTAGCGGCGGCGCTTGCAGCCTTACCTGTACGAGACCCGGTGCTTTGGTTCAGCGGGCTGACAGCAAACTATGCTCCATCAGATGTCCACGGAGGGGCCTTTACTCTGCTCACCGAGACTAAGATTCGGTACGACGGTTATGGAATCCTCGCGAGTGACGGGGTCGCCGGTACACAGAACAGCAAAGGGTCGCATCTAGTTTATCTAGAAGCGGCTAAAGACTACACTCTCACTCCTAATTTCCCCGACCCGATGGAGGTTGGGGCGTATCAGATTGTCATTCAGCCCAACGTTTACGCTCAACAACTTGTCGGGTTCCATCAGAACACTAATGCGGTCAGCGACCTGCCACCATTTGACCCTGCAACTTCTACTTTCAACACACTTGTACCGTTCCTCACAGGTCAGCAGGTCGCTACGGTAATCGGCATTGATGACGACAACGGGCAAACTAACGGTGGCATCGGTCTGATTCTCGCCGAAGCGATAGGAGCAGACGTGCGAGGTTGCGAAATCTATCTCAACGAGACCATGCTAGATATTGACCCTGCGCCGGGTCAACAGTTCGCCACGCTACCGCCTCTCGCTACTTTCAACCCGCTTGGTGTCAATGAGAGTAGTAGCCCTGCGTTCACGCGCCGGTCGTTGCCCTATCACCCCGGTATGTTCAGGCGAGCGACACCGGGTTATACCCTCACCGTTCCATGGTGGGCTAACACGCTCAATGACCCATTCGGATTAGTGAACCCTTCACCATGGAAAGGTGTTGAGCATTATCATCCTGACCAATACTATCACTTCTGCCGGTCTACACTCGGAGCCATCGGTAGCCAAATCACTCTCGCAGGTTATCCGACTCATTTCTACGACGCGTATACAGGTGATTACAGCGCGCTGTCGCCTGTATGCACCGTAGTCAGTGTAGATATGGGTAATTCCCGAGTAGTGGTTGACAACAATGACCTGTTCCCGCTAGTCGGTGCCGATTACTATGGAGCGCAACTTGAGTTGGTGACGCGCGAGGGTCGTAAACTGTTCGCAGTATACACCAATAGGGGGTATACGTCAGGTGGAGGTGTCGGTCTTGGTACGGAGAACACTAGCAGGTTTGAAGGAGTAGTGCCGCAAGATGTGCTATTTTGGACAGAAGCGGTGGCCGGGGCGAAGATACGCCTGACTTCCAATTTCCATAACTACGATGCCGGCGAAGTGTATACCGATTCGCGGAAAAGTGTCGCTACACGCAACCTGCCTCAATTGCTTCACGGTACACGTGATACTAACAGTCTGCACATGGCTGACGCGTTTCTTGTAAAGTGGCACCCGAATCTCGGACGCCCGTACACGTTCCATTCTGACAGTAGCAGACCTAACGCGGACTCACCGGCGTTCCTTGAACAACCGCTCAATCACTTACCTGAGTTCTTTGAGATGGTTCATTATCACGAGTTCACCTATGCTGTCAGTAATGGTCCACTCGGTTTGAGAATGAAAACAACAAGCAGTACGCCCGGCACAGGAGCGCCTGTGGCTCCTGAAGCATTGGACCCTACTACGCCGGCGGAAGGTGGAGTGGACGGACGGACCTACCACCTCTCTAACTACTGGCCGGGCGGTTCTCGCTACGGAGCACAGGCGAGTCGGCTAGACCATTGGGGAGACGTGTATAGAGGCTGGGGCGAACAGAATCTGCAAATGGACGACTGTAAGGTTTGGGTGAACGGTGATGCTCACGGTACTACAATCAATCAAACTGATGTCGCTACCGTGTATAGCGGGTCCGATGCCACCTATGCGTATCACAGGCAATACTGCTTCGGCCACCGGTTTGCAGTTCGCCAGCCATACAACCGACCGCGTTGGGCTATCCAAGTAGCGAAAGGGATTGGCGGCTCGTTTGATTTCCCGCACGGTGGATATGAACACGGCCCACTCGTGCAACATGATGACGGTGATTGGACTTACGAAGGTGAGGACGGTCTTGCTGATTTCACACTCGGTCCTACGAATGCCGGTGTCACCGAGCGGCAGACGAACGCTTCTGCGCTACTCGGAGCAGACGTTCGCGGGCACCAAGTTAGGTATTCTGACGGCAGGCGAATGACTCGTCCGTTCGGGTGCCCTGTGCGCAACATCGTCAATCCTACTACCGCTAAGCGACTGCATCCCGGCGATGTGTTTGTTGGTGTCAATAGTATCATGAGTACAGACAAGCGCAACCTCGCTCCTGCTAACATGTTCTACGTGGTAGATTGGTGGGGTAACACTACAGGCGAAGACGTGCGCAAGTTCCCTGTAAGAGGGTTCGGAATCCGTCCGTCTTGGGACCCGGAAGATGCTTATGCCCTGCCGAGCAACGACCCGTCCGCTAACAATTTGTATCGTGACCGCTCTCATTTCGCTCTACCATCGCTTACCGAAGGGGTAGATAATCGGACTAATCGTGGGGCTGGTGTTGAAGATTTAGTAGATTGGTTCAACCCTCCTTCTGCGATGCGAGTCGGAGACAGGGGTGATGGTCGCGGTTGTAGGTGGAGCACAGCGTTTAACGAGAATGTGCTACAAGACGTCAGTATTCCAATACGCCCAATCGGGATGGTGCTCAGTCATCATACCGCTGAACCTCCGTTCACTACCGGGCTATTACGGCCCACTAACGATGCTATCAGTAGCACCGACCTGCCCGTAGGAATTAGTCGCAGGCTCGGAATAAACAACGAGGAAGGCTTGCTGAAACCTGAAGCCATGAGTGGCCTAAATGTAGAAGAAGCCGAGACGGATTTCCTCTCGGGCGGAGCATTCATCCAAGAAGCAATAGCCCGAATCTCACCACGAATCGGTCTTGACGGTATGACGGTCGGTGAAGCAACAGGTGATGCCGACCGCGCTTACGTGGTTCAAGGGACTCACGCTCTAAGCCTGCATACAGACAGGAGTGTTGGTCAGCGGTACACGGTAGCGATAGACTACGACCTGACTTCTCTTGATTTCAGTACCGATACGGACGACGTGATGAAACTGTCACTGACTGACGGAATCAACCCGCTCGGCGGCAATTATATTCTTGACCTTGGTAACTACATGGAACCGGTGAGCGATGCTAATTGGGGCGCGCAAATCCCTCAATCGGGTATGCAGTTGTGGCTTAAGGCCGATGCAATCAAAGGAGTGGCTGATGGTGCTGCGTTAGCGCAGTGGGATGATTCAAGCGGGAACGGGCGTCATGCCGTTCAAGCGACAGGAAGCGCGCAACCAACCTATGCTGCTTCTGATGCCGATTTCAATAACCGGCCTGTTGTCCGTTGTGACGGTAACGACAAAATGGAAATACCGTTTGATGCTGACCTCAACCCTACCGAGTTCACGGTGTTTGTGGTAAGTGCCGTTACCACCGATAACGCTAATTTTCAAGGCACGATTGAGAGTAGGGCGTCTTCGCCTGTCACAAGGTCAGGTTACAATTTCTATGCCAATATGAGTGGAGCAAGCGACAGGTGGGAGTTTTGGTGGGGTCAAGATACTTCATGGGGCACGATAATCGGGCCGAGTATTACTCTCAATCAGGCATATCTCACTACGGCTCAAATCGCTAACGGGGATGGTGTAGGCGGCAACGCAGATGTATCAATGTGGGTTGACGGCTCGCTTGTGTCTGCTGTCAATCAACCGTTTTGGAAAGCCGATAGCGGACCATTTACGGTAGGGAATGTCCCCGCTTCGTTCTTTTTGAACGGAGATATTGCAGAAGTTATTTTCTATGACCGAGAATTAACAGCGGCCGAGCGGTTAGAAATTGAAGGCTATCTCGCTACCAAATACGGAGTTTTGCACGCTACAACTTCGTGGCGCACGAGCAACCCGTATCAGACACCTGACCACGACCCGTTCACGGGCCGGACTAATAATACTGACAAACAATTACGCCTACTCTTGCGACCTGTTAGCGTGCTTGACCACCGTTACGTGTCTGTGTTCAGGCACGCACGGCGAGTCGCTGTCGCTTCGCCGCAAGACGAGAAAAATTATTTCAGTGCTACTGCTGGCGGCCGGTACGGTGTGTTTGTATACGATGCTCCCGGTGCTCGCGTTGAGGATTATCTGCTTACGGCCGCTCCTTCACCGACCAATCCACCGTACGCCCCTGTCTATTTCGTAGACCCTGCGGTGAGCCTTACTGCTCCTGTCAGCGTAGGGCCGTTCATACCCGGGGCACAATCTGCCGGATTCAGTCTCAGCCTGCGACAGACTGTCGCTCGCCTAATCGTCAGCGCTAACACACTCCAACATTACCGCTCGGACGCGCCGCGGCGACAGGCGACCCTGACAGAAGACGATGACGTAGTGGTACGACCGGACTACTCGGTTCAGCCGCGTCATTCGCAAACAACCCATCCCGGCACGAAGTTCAATACCGGCGACCATTCAGGCGAGGTTAGCGACGATTATAGCGAGGTGAATAATTGAATCCAATAGATACCGCTTGGCGCGTGTTGAAAACCCATGATAAAGATACGGGTGAAGAATATGTAGCCCATAGTGAAGAACCATTAGACCAACCTACCGGAGAGCCTTGTATAAACGAATGCGGGCGCGAGAGAGCACCGCGAGAGTGGTCTTGTCTTGAGTGTATCCAAGATTCCAGAGCCAATCAAGGTGAATTGTCGTGGTATTGTATGCACTGTCCCCCCGAAAGCGAACCATACAAAGTGGAACAATTGCCACCTAATGACCCGCATGGGGATATTTCTGAATGGGGTGAATGTCCTGAACACAAAGGGATGGGGGATAACTAATGCCGTATGTCCCGCCTGCGCCCGGTCCTTCGCGTGCTTACTCGCCTCGCGCTCGGCTTGACAACGTACAAGATACCGTCAAGTCAAGCGTGGAAACGCCCGTATTCGTGGACAACGCGGTGCTTCACGCCGAATACCGGCGCGATGATGACGCTGTCAGCGGTCGCAAATTACAGGTTAAACCACCGACTCAATCGGATTTCCAAATGACTCACGACAGGCGTTACCGATTCACGGAAGAACAGTCTGCTGTTCGCCTGACTCACGCTGACAAAGCAGGAGTGGACCGTGAGGGTCAGGTGTATTTCACCGGCGGGAAACTGATTACGGGTGACCAACCGCCGCTACTCGCTTACGCTGAATCTGAACCGGTGAACCGGCTCAAAGCGAAAAGCGTAGAGTCGGCCACCAAAGGGACACGCCTGAACTTGCAGAACATGAAAGGGCGGTCGCTCGCTGATATTCAGTTCGGTGATGAAACCCATATCAGGTTAGGACAGAAAGTAGGCGTAGGGTTCAGAACAACAGATTTGACCCAACGCCTGTTCACCGACAAGTTGCACGGTCTGAACTCAGTCAGTGTCGGCAACTCGTTTTCAGGACCGAGAGCCGGCACCGTGTCGTCTTACAAAGGAGCAGACATAGCACGCCACTCTCTCACTTTCCTTTCGCAGAACTTCCGAGGCGTGAGGATTCCGACAGCGCTCCGGTTCATCGCTCGGCATGACGGCTACGGGTTGTTCTACGACCGGTTCGGTAACTTTCTGTATACGCCTAAAGTGTTCGCGCATACCGACAGGGTGGTCGGACAGTCTCAAGGTATGGGCGAGTCTGAAGCCGACCCGATTACAGACGTGGCTAACAGACTGATGGTGACAGGGGTCAGACAGGCGAACAATGACGACATCGTCATAGTGGTTGATGACGCGGAACTGCAAAAGAAACACGGGCATATCAAACAGGAAGAAGTGACCGACCCGACTGCTACTACTGAGCGTAAAGCGCGCCGGTCTGCCAACCAATTACTACGGTCCAACAGGAAGGCACAAGGGACTTTTCGGTCCAAGAAGCACGTTAAATCGTGGGATTTGAGTGCAGGAGAGGTGGTTGAGTACCAAAACCCGGTAGACAAACAGAACGCGAAAGTGGCGGTCATTGAGGCTTCTCATATTCTGTCTAAGCATACTTCGTCATTCCAATTCGCTTCGTATCAGCAAGGGCTTGAAGGAGTGCTTCAGGCGTTTGGTGAAGGTCAGGAACTGTTAGCAGAAGATGCTCAGCCTGACCGTGGTCTGCAAATCATAACAAAAGACGTGTCGGGTATCGGCCGCGCTCGCCTGAACGTCAGGATGGTTGGTAGCATTCGGCATGTTCTTGGCAAGCGGGCGCGTGTGCACAGCGCTGTCACGGTTGAACCGATTACTCTCAATAATACTGCTCCTGATATTCATGCCGGATTCCTGCTCGGCGTGCGGAAGATTGTCGCTACTACGGGCGGCACGGTTTTCCGAACTGATGCTGCGAGCAGCGTGCGTGGTGCGCTGGGCGGCGCGAACGGTAGCCCGTACACGGCCGCTACAACTCTTGTTGGGGCTACGCTGACAGTGGGCAGCACTGCCGGGTTCCCTCAGACAGGGCTAATAGAAATCAGCATCCATGACGGAGATACAGGCGAAGCGTGTCAGCACGAGGCGACTGTCGCTAGCGCCACGACTTTCACCCTCTCAGGCGCTCCAACCCCACGCACAGGCGTAATTCCGGCAGTAATCGCCGGAAGTATTGTTAGATTGTTACGCTCTCGCGCACACGAGATGGGGTCACCGAAGGGTGTAGCGAAACGGTTTAGGAGATGGTGAGGTGCCGATGGAGAAGGCTTGGCTCGTGCTAAAATTAGAGACCGTTATATCAGCGCCTCCCGAGCACGAAGGGCGCTTGGGGGTGTATGAATCACAGTACCCTGTACCCGAAACGCGCCCCGAGCCGCGCATCTATCTAAACCAAATCGCTTCCGAATCGGGGGCAGATGACGAACAGAGATTGACTGATTGGATAAATTACGCGTCTACTCACGAGAATATCCATCGCGAGATTGACCCCGAATTATACCAATGGTTAATCCCTCGGCTATCGCAAATGGATGAGGGGCAGAGAAAACGAGCAGCGGAATACCCCGCTATCATGAGTGCTTTAGCAGGTCTGCCCGAAGAGGAACAACAGTTGATATTGGGAAGAGCGAGGGGAAGATAGAGTGCCGATACTGAACGGAGTCAAGCGTCGCCTCACCGAACATTTTGCTACGCTCGTCAACGAGTTGCATATTGGTAGCGATGGCACGCAAGCCTCGGCGGACGATGGTGGGGCGCGCTCGCTGGTCAAGATTACTCCGACCGTCACGGTCATTGACGACCAAACGCTACTCGTTGAGGGCGTTTTCGGTACGACTCACGCCTTCACTACTGATGTCCAAGAAGTCTACCTGCAATACCGTGACCCTGCTACGGGCGAGTTTGTACCGGTGTACCGTACTGACATCACCAACATCACGAAGAACGCGCAGAACGAACTGCGGTTTTCGTTCCTATTGGAGGTGGAATGATGGTATGGAAAGCGTTGCCCCACCAAGCCATCAACACTGACCCTTATATTGCACAGCATGATATTGACCGAGGTAATATCACTCACACGCCCCAATATACAATCCATCCAATCGCTGAGCGATTAACGCACGAAGCGTATGAGGCAAAGCATGGGCAAGCGATGCCCGAATGGGACAACTACCACATGGGTAGTATTGCGCGAGTGGCTCCTCGTAGAGATGAAGTGGGTAGAATCATCACTATCCCTGCTTCCAATGGGAACCCCGAAATGCAAGTTGATGAAAATTGGTGGCAAGACAAACTAATGCGTGATGAGGCTGAAGCATATCGTCAATTTTTTGATAATATGACCCCCGAAGATGAGGAAGATATGGCATTATTCATAGGACAACAAGCATCGGGTGACCCCGATTATCAATTACCGAGCACAGATTGGCAAGATAAGAAGACAGGCGAGCCAATGGACCTCGCTATGCGGTTGCTGAAAGCGTCAATGCCCGGCACGGCAGGCTACCCTGAAGACGAGCCATGCTCTATGTGTAGAGGGACAGGTCAAGGGGCAGTATCCGACATCTGCGCGTGGTGTGATGGTACAGGGGAGCGCGCTAATTGGGAAGACTTACGCAACAAAACTCTCCGTGATGCGGCACCCGTGAAACTAACAGACGAGCATGGTTTGACTGACGAAGAGAAATACTATGTCCAACAGAATCTCGCTCTACCAAGGACTAGCGAAGATGCTCAATTCTCGCCTGAGTTTCAGCAACGGAACAAGGGCGAGCCAATGGAAATCGCTATGCGGTTGCTGAAAGCGTCAATGCCCGACACGGCAGGCTACCCTGAAGACGAGCCATGCTCTATGTGTAGAGGAACAGGTCAAGGGGCAGTATCCGACATCTGCGCGTGGTGTGATGGTACAGGGAAGCGCGCTAATTGGGAAGACTTACGCAACAAAACTCTCCGTGATGCGGCACCCGTGAAACCAACAGACGACGCATGGGGTGATTGGCAACTGTGGGAAGACGAGCACGGTCTAACTAACGAAGAGCGTACCGCGCTGGCGCATAACCTACCGACAGATGATGACCCTGATTGGCAAGACACAATTGAGGCAGGCGAGCCTATGGACCTCGCTTGGCGTTTACTCAAAGAATGGGACACTCCTCTGAGTGAGCCGCGCTTTGATTACCACGGGACAGACCATCAGGGTCGGCATATTGGAGCGGCTTCTTATGCGAGTAGCCGTGACCCGTCTGTAAGACGCACTTTTCCGTTTTACACTCGTTCCGGTGGTGGTAGCGCGGGTGTAGATGACCCGAGCGAAGGAGCGCGCGCCGGCGATTTCGCTCCATTTTTCGGATATGATACTAAAGGTGGTAACTTTTCAGGTTATAATCAAGCAGGGCAATACACAACATCACCCTCCGGTTATTTCATCAAACCTGCCGGCGCAGCGGAACAAGGTCATGTATTGATGCAAGCAGACGCGGATACAGGGGAACGGTCACAGGCGTCCGGTAAAGACCGGTATGGCGGCTCAGGACGAATGAAGCAATTAGGCCAATGGCTTGATGCTAATGTGGACGCTGCTCAATTCGGAGAGAATCAATGGACTGACCATCATAACGCAAACGCGTGGTTGCACGGTCAAGGCGCTAGTATGAACGAGCACGCTCTCGCTACCACTGAAGGAGAAAACGGTACAGGCGTACCGTGGAAACGGGCATAATTTAATCAGTTAGGCACGTTTCACCTGTATTGAGGCGGGGCCGTGGCATCAGACATCTTCGTCAAAATCTACCGATGGCCGCCGAATGGTGCGGACAACAGTATGGCCGCCGAGTTACAGCAGAAGTTGGACGATGACGGGATTATGAAGAACGAGGTGGTGCATATTACCTGTGAAGTCATTATGGGTATGATTACCTATACGGTTTTTCACTCTTAGTCCCCTTTTTGGTGCAAGCGCTGGTCTCCCGTGACCCGGTTTGATGCGCCGAAACCCTAATGGCCGGTTGCTTTTGGTGACACATATGGCAGGCGAACCTATGGACCTCGCGTGGCGGTTGCTCAAGGAAGCGCTCTACTCTTCTAAGAGCGGGTACGAAGACGAAAGACATTACCCGAAGCGGGCCTTAGAAAAACCACCTCATGGTATGCCGCATATCACTCAGCATTATTGGAATCGCATCGGTACAGCACAATCCGGTGTCCGTGCACGTAAGTTCCGAGAAGCGTTGCATAATTTCCCTCTTAAACGGTACCAGCGATGGCCGCATGTTGAGCGTGAGGTAGTCAGCAGTGGGAGGGGCAAAGGTATGAGTAGAGGTGAGCGCCCGCTGACCCGTTACGAATTGGATGAGATAGCACCCGGTTTAAGTCTTGAAAATAATTTCCGTACGGCTGTACGCCCGGGACCTGTATCAGGGTCCACTCGCTCTGAAATGAGACCGAAATGGTGGTGGGATAAGACGGGGCCTGACGGGAAGTGGATGGGTAACCGCGAAGGTGATGATGCGTGGAATGAGATAGTGTTACCGGAAGGTGTGCACGATATACCGGGGGAAGACGTATGACTTTCCACCCAACCCCTTCCCAATACCGAAGCATTCAGCGGCACGTAGACACAGCGCGTCAGGCTCAGGCGAACCTCGCTAACGACAAGTTGTGGCCGCGCCTACAACCTAACAACCCGCAAGTGAAATGGTGGTGGGAACTGAACGATATGACACCCGAGCAGCGACTCGCGTGGTTGAACTATTACTACCCGGAGATGATGCAAAATGAGTAATCCACTAAGCGGGCACACTGCTGCTCAAAACACAGGCGGGCAGGACGGTCTGCGCGATGGTGATGTCATCACTTCACCGTCAATCACTAACGCTCTTGAAGCAGTCCACGGTAACGGTCTGCTGCGCTTACACGATAGCGCGTACGGTAGCAGCAGAAACATCGTTGATGGTGTTGAAGGTGCTGTCAGCGGTACAGGCGGGTTTGTTCTAACCGTGCAAGGTGGTTATTGTGTCCTTGACGGAGCGCTGTACGAGTATGCAGGCGGACCGGGAAGTTCTACCACGCTTACTCTCGGTGCTGCCGGTTCAGGTACAGGTACGGCTCTAGCCGCTGCTGCTGAACAATCAGTCTACACAATTCTACTTGCTGCTGCTGACGGAGCGGCGGGCGGGACTGCCGGTCACGCTGAACTAATTTACGCGGGCGGGACTCCTGTTGATGTAACTACAGGCGTGTATCCAACCCTGCCTGAACAATATCTGCATGACTACGATGGGGCGGTCGTTACCGAGAATGAAGAAGTAATCGTGCTCGCTGTAGTGCGCTGTAAACACAACGCGGCCAACGGGCTTCACCAAGTAGAAGTCGTGGAAATAAACGACAAACGGGTATTCCTGCGCTCAAATCCAATGTATCTCGTCCCCCTGTCTACGGGCGGTACCGCCGCCGATAGCGCTACCAAACAATCGCAAATCGCTCGCGGAGGCGGCGATGGTGTGAACAATGCTACTGACCTCCGAGCCTTACACTCCGCCGTTGCCGCCGAGTCCGGGGGGATTGGCGACACGGTGGGGGCCGCTACTGACTTGCACGACGTTGGCGCGCTATGGTTGTCAACCGCTCAATATGGTACAGCGGGGAACACACCGCCTGTGGCGGGCACTGACGGGTTCGGTTATGGTCCTTCACAGGGTAACGACCGTGCTAGCAACCCTACTAAAGACGTCCTCTATTTCGCATCACAGGTGAACGACGCGGCGAGCGTGGAAACAGCACGCCTGTCCGCTCGTGGTGTGGACGCTCGTGCCGCTTCGCAGAACTACGGCGGTGCGATTTGGAACCTCACCCCGGAAGGCGACCAAATCTTCGTGCTCGTACCTGACGCTACCAACATCATTCTCAACCCGAACCCCACTAGCGATTTCCCCGAAGGGCATATCATAGAGATTCGTAATGATGGCGGAGCCGGCTCAATTACTTTTGATTCGCTCGGTATCAACGAGTCAATCGCCGCAGACCAATACGGGCGGTTCGTGTATGAAGGTAGCGCGTGGTTGAAACTCATCAAGCAGGCGGTACTGTGAATGGGCGATTTTTTCAAACGCCTGATGCAGAAATGTCCGTCGTGCTGGACGCTCGTTCTCGCCAAACGGATTGAAGGCCGATACGTCAACGACAGAACGAACCGAATCCTGATTTGGGAATGCCCCGAATGTGCGTGCCTGTGGCAGAAATCGCGCAGACTGCGTGACCTTGACAAAGAGGAAACGCCGTCACTTATCGCATCGGATGACTGATTGGTCGTTGTCGTATTTGGGCAACGTAAACGCTTCGTGCGCGCCGCCGCATTGACTACAAAGTACTATTATGGGCACTCTCTCCATTGATTTGTTATTATCTCTCGTTATATTTTAACTTTGTTAGTGTGCGTTTTAACACCTACTGTGCGTTTTGAACCTACTAAACTTATCTCCCCTACGCGAATACGCGGCTATGCCGAGCAGTTGGATACTACCCCGGTCCATCACACAGGCGTCTGAGGTGAATGAATAATGATGTTTTGGATGGAATTGGTATTAGGGTTTCTTATTGGTTGCCTTATTATGATTGTATGGCTCGCGTATGATATGGCTCGTTGGGGTGAATTAGTGGAAATTGAGATTAGTTCAGAAGAATTAGAGGCCGAT